TTATGCGGTTTGCCCTCTACGTTCCACTGAGAAGTCACTATGGTGATCAAGAGCAATTTGGATACTGGCTGTGTGGCCTCTTCGAGCTTCCTTTAAAACCTTGTGGTCGTCAAGAAAGTGATGTCCAACAATGCCAAGTAAGATAACTAAAAAGATAAAAGCTGATGCAAATTTAAATTTCATAAAGACAATCCCCTCTCTGAATTTGTTTTCGGGCATAAAGCACTTTCTCATAAAAGGCGGTAGCTACTTTATGGTCTTCATTTACATTATAATACATTGCTGCATCAGTCGCTAGGTCTTCCACATCTGAAAGCATAGCTTTTGATTCTAAGTAATCTAAGATTTTAAAAAGTCGGTCTTTGTCATTCCCAACGAATAAACCCATAAGAAAATCAAACATTTTTCCTAATACTTCATCGTTCAATTCCTTTGATAGCATGAGACCTTGTTCACAAACCTGTTTTCCCTCAACCATGTTGAACAATTTAAAGTGCGTTTTTGCCAACATTAGAAGTATGTCTAGTAGTCGACTATAATTGTGAAGAGAATTACTTTGATAAATTGAGACGCCTTCTTTAAAATACTCCAATGCTTTCTCCATATTTCCTGTTGTAAATGAGCATAAACCGAGATTGTACAAAGAAGAACCTATTAACCGTGGCATATCAATTTCTTGTGCTTGTTTTAATGCATTCATGAAATGTGGTATTGCTTTTTCTGGATACTCCATGTCTAAATAGTTCAGGCCAATGACAAATGAACATTGAATTACTCTTATTGAGTAAGTTTCGTGCGCTTTGTAGGTTTCTATTGCTTGAACAATATGGTGCATAGACATGTGGGTTTGCTTCATGTGATAGTACACTTCAGCTACCTTATAGTGAAATTCAGCTCGCTCTATTTCATCGGGGACAACGGCTAACTTCTTTTCAGCTCGGTTGTAAAAACTTATTGCCTTAAGATATTCGTATTGTTCAAATTCATACATCCCATGAAAAAAGTTAAAATAATATTCAAGAATTCCTTTTAGATCACTTTGTTTACTTTCGATCTTTTCTAATAAGTCTGAAACTTTTGGGCGTTCTTCATTCATGGTTTTTGGTTCAAGATAATCAAGCATTAATTGATGTCTAAAACACATGAGCGAATAGTACAACAATAAATCTTGATCTTCTTCCATATGCTCTATTTCTTGTTCAACTTCATCCTTTAGAATTTCTGCATCTGCAACACTGAACAATCTTATGTATTTGTACCATTCATTGATTTTTAAGCCAACTTTTGAAGAAGAGATCAATTGCTCCAAAAAAATCACCCTCCTAGCATTTCGTCTGATTATGTAATATTTTATCATAATGTAATAAGTTGGGAAGGGTGTTTTGTCTTATTTATCAATTTAGATATGAATTGCGAAAAAATACCCTCCTCGTTAGAGAAGGGATGTGATCAGTTTGCTGTTGCTTTTAGAGAAGCAAGCCACTCATCTAATGTTCCAGTGAAACCTTGTTGAACGGCTAATTCATATGCTGATTTTCCATCTTTACCTGCAGCACCAGTAGCTCCTTTAGCACCAGTTGCGCCAGTATCACCTTTGTCTCCCTTAGCGCCTGTAGCTCCAGTATTGCCTTTTTCACCTTTTAGTGAAGCTAACCATTCCTCTACAGTTCCCGAAAAACCATTGTCCACTGCAATATCATAAGCAGACTTTCCAGTGACAATTGAGACATTAACCATTGGATTGAAGAAACTCATTTATGCGCCCCCAAAAAGTTATATGTTATTCCTGACTCAGAAATCTTGAAGCTTGTGATAGGTGAATCATGAGCGTCCATTTGAAAGCCTTGACCAGCTCTTAAATAGATAGGATCACCACCATTGATTGATACGTGGCATTCCTGATCATTCGAAAAGCTGAGCTTATAGAAAGAATATTTAATCGTCCATGTCTCAGGTGGGGAAGGGATTACTTCATGGTTAGACTTTGACTTCTCAAGCATTGGACTCCCGATATATCCAGATCCTATTTGCATGATCAACAATCATTCCTTTCTTAATTAAAAATGAAAAAAAGGGGAGATAAACTCCCCGAGTTATTTTGGTTCTGTGTATTTCATTGCTTGATCACTATCTGAGATACCTGTAGTGGTTGGATCCACTACAACCCCCATTGCAGTTAAAAACGTAAGTAAAGCATTAAATTTCTCAGTGAGACCATCGCTAAATACAGAAATATCGTATCCAAAAGCAGATGCAATTGCTTGTGCAAACAAAAGAGTTGCAGAGAAGATTGCAACCAGGAATGTTTTCTTTTTTAGTCTTACTTTCCAGTTAATTTTAGTCATTAAATCGTCTCCTTATAAATTAGCTAATTTGGTGATATCAACACCAGCGATCTCTGCACCAAGCAGTAAGAGAATAATTAGAACTAAAATCTTCAATGTCTTGCCGAATGTTCCTTCTAATAAGTTTTGAAGCCACTTTGTTTGCGACTGATTAACTTGCTGAAATTCATTTCTTAGTCCAGCTATCTCAGTGGTGAACAAATTTTTTGTTTCAACAAGATTTTTTTCTTGATTCTCAACAACAGTGGTAAGCCTAATAAGTGATTCACTTGTTGTTTTTTGTGTTTCCAACATGATTTTTCTATCTTCTGCTTGTTCTTTAAGACGTTCTTTTATATGAGCGACCTCAGTCTTTAAAACTTCATAATTTTCATTTTCAGCCACAATGCAATCATCCTCCATAAAAAATAGGAGGTAATGTCACATCACCTCCTAAATAATCATTAATACACTTTGAGCTACAATCATCCTCAAAGGTATTTAAATATATTTAGATTTTTGATCCAAACTGCCCTGAGATGTAGCCGCGTTTACCTTTATAGATCACTTCCCAGTAACCCTTAGCATTGTTTGAACCTTTCACTGAGCCAGAAATGTTGACGGTATCACCTAGCTCCACAGTGCCGAGATTCTTCGCTTTGTTTTTATCAGGTCTGTCCATTACGATAGCAGCGCTTTTTACTCCGACAACTTTAATCTTGCCTACAGATTTGATTCCATTGCTATCAGGCTTAGAAGTGGGTTTAGGCTTTGGGGTTGATTTTCCAAGCTCAGCATCACTTTTAATGTATTTCACATTTACATATCCGCTGTATGTAGCACCTTTGGAGTTTGTATATTTGATATAACCCCAACCATTTTGAGTTGATCCTTTTTGGTATTGGACAGTGGAGCCTTTAGGAAGGGCAAGTACAATAGAGGAGTTCGCATTGCGCTGAGTTCTCACATTAAGACTGTCTGCAATAACTGTGTTCTTAACATAAGAGCCATTTGTTTTAACGACTTTTGTTGGCTTTGAAGATGAGGAAGAAGTTTTTCCGCCGAGTGCTTTCAATTCAGCAGCAATAGAAGCTTTAACAGCATTCCAACGTCCTTCATCAAGAACTCGATGTGGGCAATACTTGCCAGACCAGTCTTGATGCTTTTTAACTCGATCTATGCCCCAGCCACGTTCTTTAAGGAGTTGTGCAATAAACTTAATAGCCAATGCTTCAGCTTTTTTATAGCGCTCTCCGCCTGATTTAGAGTAGCAAACTTCTACACCGATTGACTTGCGGTTTCCAGTCCCGTATTCACCATCACCACAATGAAAAGCATTTCGGTTTGTTGGGAGTCCTTGAACTACCTCTTTATCGTCTACAGCGAAGTGATATGATACTGTTTCATTATTATTTCTCATATAACTGATCTCATTATTTGCGCTTGCGTCGTTTGCTGTATTGTGGAAAGTAATATACTCAGCTGTCATAGCATAGGGGCCTTTAATTGAATATTTTTCTGGGGATACTAACATTTGTCTCGCTTGAATAGCCATATTAAACATCTCTCCTAAAATTAAATTTTGAGCACAAAAAAGAGAGAAGGGACAAATTCCAATCTCTCTTTATCTCACGTATGCTCTTGTTATCTCTGTTTTTGAATGCTGTAAATTGAATAAAATTTATATTTTAACTAGAACATAACCACCTCCTTTAATTTTGAGGGATTACTTAATTAAGCAGATGGCAATGCCATAGCCAAGCTTGTCTGAATATGGGGTTACAATCTCCATAGTCTTCCAAGAGTAAAACCTGTCTTCTGTTTTTGTGCCGATGCCATAATTGCCTTCAATCCGATCTCCAACAGAAACGGTGCTGTCCACCTTCACATAAACCTGTCCAAGCAATCCTACTATATTCCATTCAGGCCGTTCTTCACGAGGGACGTAATCTATTTTTTCAATCCACTCAGGGTTTACTTTAGGCAGTTTCTTAACATCACCGGTTTCTGGGTTGACCACATCTTCATATATGTATCCACCGAACTCATTCTTTAAATATCTACCTTGCCAGTGAATATCAGCTCCGCCTAAAATAGTTCCTGCAGTTTCGGAGATTACTCCGTGTACATCTTCACCTTTTCTCGCTGGGCGAATTTTAGCTCCTTCAAGAGTGACAATTGTTCCTGTCGGAATTGCTTTTCCGTCAAGGCTTTCAAAATACTCAGCGTAATCACTAAAGGTGGCTCCGCCATTCATCTTTCCTGCAGATGTTATATCCCCATTCATGGAGTTTAGCATCCATTTAATATTTGCTCTGGATGGAGTAGCGCCGTATCCGCCAACCACCATATAGCGATCATTTTCACCAAGTTTTACACCGCCAGAAGCGTGGATTTCACGTGATACATTTTGCCCCTCGATATGAGAATCATTGGAGTTGTAAACACCGCTACGAGATCCGTCTACAGAGCTTCCGCCTGATGAGCCAAAAACGTTGGTTCTTGTTCCCTTTGCAACGCATCCTCCGGTAGTGGCTCCAACTAAAGTGGCATCTCCAAGAGCTTGAGGTTCACCCGATGAAGCTAATACTGCACTAGTATTTGTTTTAGCATAGCCAGAAGTCGTAGCCCCGCGTAGACCGCCCTTGAAGTTATTCGGGATAAACGTGTAGGCTTTTCCGGCAATTTTACTGGGGGTAGCATATTGTTCGCACATTGCAGCGCTAATATTGGCTTGTGAGTTAGTGCAGTAAATACCTATTGAACCTGCTTTGTTTGTTCCCGTCATATTAACGTTATTGATATTGACTGAGTCAACTCTACTTCCCACAGCAATACCCACTAAAGCAGACTGGTTAATGGCTACATTCGAGATGTTTACATTGTCTGATTTTTGAGCTCCGCCAATTACATAGATATCGTTACTTGCTGTTGTAAACCCTGAAACAGTAATGTTGCTTAGATTAATATTTTTGCTCTTATATTGAGTAGAGATTACTGTAGTATTCTTGTAATCATATGTCGGGTCACCAATTGCATTGAAGTTTGATACGTTGACATTTCTATAAGCGGAAACAACAAGTGCGCGAGGATTTAAACCTTGATAAAGGTCACTGAAAATAGGATGTTGTGCAGTGCAGTTAACAACATTAATGTCAAATGCACTTGTGGAGATTTTTTCGGAGGCTAGGTGGAAGCCAATATGTCTAAAGTCGAAAGCGCGGATATCATTTTCGGAATAGCAGTTTATTAAGTTTACGTTTCTTGCTGCAGGTGCTCTGTTGTGAGCTTTGACTTCAAAACCCCTGCAATTTTTTCGACTATAACAGTTCACAAGCCACACGTTTTTAGAGCCATCATCAATTTCAAAGCCGTTTGAATTTGAAGCTCCTTTACTATGTGCGGATCCATTAGCGTCATAAGCATAACAGTTAGTGAAGAAGATGTAATCAGAATAGTGAGTTGTGAAGCCATCATCACCATAATTAGTTGCAGTACAATTTTCAATCCAAACATATTTGCTTCCGTTTGGCTGATAATGATCTGCTCCATCGGAAGAAGAATTCCAAACAGGGGAGCTTACATCAAAACCGTGTACGCCTGGATTTCGAGCATTGACGTTTCTAACTCGAACAAATTTAGAGTTCACAATGCCCACACAGTTTGCATTTGTGCCGTTTGTAATGGTGTTATCCTTTTTGTCTAAATTCCAATCGAGGTCTAAGTCTTCAATTAAGATATATTCGTTTCCGTTTGTGTAGTCACTATTGGTTAATACACAAGATGTTCCAGCAGCAGTTGGGTGAAGTTTGATAACAGACCCTGATCCAACACCATAAAGTCTGACATAAGAGGGGATGTGCAATCCTTGAACCATGTAAATCCCTGCCGGAACAAAAACCTCTCGTTTCCCACTTGCAAAGGCAGCTTTGAAAGCTTCAGTGTCATCAGTAACACCATCACCCTTAGCTCCAAAATCCTGAACATTGACACTTCGTCTGATAAATTCATTTAAGACTTTATCAACAATTGTTGCACCGGATGCAGGGATTTTTGAAATGTCTCCAATTGTGTTTGTGATATCTGTTAAGCCAGTATTAACTGTGCTTATTACGTTAGTGATGTCTTTAGAAGCAGCATCAAAAGCTTTTTTGATTTCAGGAGCAGTGAACGACACCCCATCAGATTTGAGTAATTCAATCGACATGGGTACATACTGCTCTGTTTTCTTGTCATAATATTTAAATCCCATTCATTTACCTCCATAAAAAGAGACCCGATCGAAGTCTCCTTTAGTCAATTTCATACCAAACTGCACCTGATTCTGGAGCCACGTTTGATATAACAACTCTTTGTTTTTCTGGAATTAAGCCTTCATCCTGATACCATACATAATTAGTATTGAAAGGTTCTACAGCGCTTAATAGGATATTGAAACCTTCGTAAGCTTCCGAAGTTCCAATATCAATCCAATCAAAACCATCCCATCTGTACACGGTTTTGTTTTCTTTTACAGCAACCGTCCATCCGATAAGTGGATTAGGGTAAGTTGTTTGTATATCAGCGAATGTATAAACAGAGGGTTTGTAAATCTTCCTAGTGTTCTCAACTACATACTCATAATCTGATGTTGCTTGTCTGCACCAATTTGTTATTTCAATACATCTCTTGGTGACACGTTCACATTCAGCAATACGTTCGTTGATACGAATAATGGCATCTTCAGCATCATCAATTAAGCCTTGAAGTGTTTCAATGACCATATTTCCTTGCCGTTTAATCCAAATTCTTGAGGCAGGGAAGAAGGATGCGCCTTCTCCTTGATATGCAAAAGTAAGGGATTTGCCTTCATTTGAACCATTGAAAAAGACAACTCCCATAAGGTAATCAACCTTAAAGTAGTTGTCTTCTAATTCACCATCTTCAATTTCTCGCCATTCTTTACTGTCACCACTAACCTCGACTCTGTACTCACGGTTAGGTACTTCTGTAAGTAAGACTCGACCATTGTAAACAGTTAAAGTTTCACTATAGCTTAAATAAGGGTCATCGATTGAACCCTTCCTTTTTTGAGAAAGGGTAGGGTCGTTATAGAGCTGAGGAAAATCCAAACTAAATTCACCGTCCTTTCTTATTGTGTAATTGATTTGAGCAATTCTTCTAAGTGCGCGACTCTCTCTTCTAAACTCTGCAGTCTACCCTTAGTACCACCTAATGTTTGTCCTCTAATAATGGATTCAGCTTTCTTGCCAATTACGTTGTACACAGACTTCTCATCTGAAATTGCGTATACAGAATATCCTTGCCACCAATCTTGAGCTTGAAAAACTCTAACCCATGCTTCAAACCAATTCGCCTGAATTGCTTCATTGTATTCCCCTAGGTCACCGAATGCGTTATGGGGCTGTTCAGGAGAGTTACTGTAAGGTGGGATGCCAAGTTCACCAAAGAAGATCGGCTTATTCCATTTATCGTAAAATGCTTTGATTTCCTTGAATATATTCTGTCCTCGTCCATATAACGGTACGCTATAAATAGCATCAATTAACTGATCTACAGATGGATTACGGTTATCAGTCAATTCAAAATAAGTAGCTATGGCAATGATATCAACAAGTCCGAATAGAGGATTGTTCAGCTTTTTATTATACGCAACAATCGTTTCGGGAGCCCAATTAGCGGTCACCCAATAATTTGTCCGGTAGAGTATCTTGCCAGAAAACAAACTCCTAAGACTTGTAATAACTGATTTCCACTTTTCTGTTGAATCTTCCATATGAACTAAGTTTGAAGCGATGTATAAACCGTCTAATTTAAATTGCTCGCATTTTCTGGCGAAGTCTTGAAGGATGTTGTTCCAAGCTGCGAACCATTGGTCTAGATCAGAAGGGATCCAATCGGTTTCAGCTACGGTTCCATTTGCGATGAAGGGGTAAGGTTCTAAAATAATGTTGTATCCATCATTTTTGAGTTTAGGGATCATATCCCACGCTTCGTTATAAGTGTAGTCCACAACTGTTGGATTTGAGTCTGAAGCATCCACAGCATTAATAAGGATAGGAATAGTGATTGTATTTAAGTTTAAAACAGTTGAGTCATTACTAACATCGGCATAATATTTACGACCAAATGCAGAAACATTTCCGCCTTTCCATTTCAGGGGATTGACCAAAAGGTTATTGAGCTCAATGTTTTGGACACGACTATCATAGTCGGAGAGTTTAGTGTCAACTTGTGCTGCTGTGGTTTCAACAAGCTCAGCTGTTTTCTGGTCACTGGAAACCCATTTTTCGCCGTCGTAAGAGGAAACAACGCCGGTAACCGTATTAGTCCATAAATCGTTTGCCTCAGGCTCTTCAGGTTCAGTTGAGGAGACAGTGTATTTCGAGCCATTAAGCTTACCTTTGACTTCTACAGTAGATGAAGGGAGGTAGGGATTTTCGTTTGGATGAAGAGATTTTACGATGTCAGATCCAATAAACTGAGTTATCTCTATATCTGCATCAACTCGTCGATAGGCTTGAATGCCAATGGTGTAGTACATATTGGAGGGGAGTCCTGTAAATGTAGCAGCTCGTTTGTCATACTTTACATTCTTCAGGTCTTCACTTGCCATTTTTGAGCCAAAAACGTACTCTTCGTTTTTGCTGCTTCCATGCAAATAAATTTCAAAACCATCAATATTGTATTGATCTTCGTCTGATTCAACATAGTCCCATTGGAATGTTACATCAACGGAACCATCATCATTGGTCGCATGAGAAATAGCAGTGCCGTCCTTTGCAATAATAGGGGAGGCTGGTTTAACAGCAATTCTGTCATTGCGTAGGTTGAAATTTTCAGTGACCTTATCGTACTCAATTTTTCTTTTGTTTGTCTCAGTGCTAATTTTATTTGTTCGATAAACTGTTTTCAGCATGTTCTCAAAATCTGATGAAGCGCGTTTACCGTTTGAAACTGTAACGCTCAAGTTAGACTGTTCAAAATCAATCGAAATAGCTGTTATTGTTGCTTTTACATCGGTATAGAAGCTTTTCTGTTGTACTCTTACGATGTCTCCAAGAGAAAACCTGTCCCAGTTATGTTTTTCACTAATACAATTGAAAAAGTTCACTAAGCCTAATGCCAGATTAACAGCTGGTGCATTTCGGTTCTCAAGTTCTTCGTTTGCAGCGTCATATAATTCATTCTCATCAAAGATACTGTCATTAGACCATTCAGCAAAACTAATATATTTTGAAAGTTCTTTCTGAAGATCAGTATTAAAGTTCTTTTCAAAAGACAGTTTATCTTTAAGGGCGGTAATCTGTGTTGAAATTTGTGTAATAGAAGCTTGTATTGCTTTAATTTGTTCTCTTTTTGATTCAACTTCTTTTGATTTAGCATCTCTTTGCTTTATTAGATCAGTAGTATCATCGCCGGCTTTATTTGCAACTGTAATCTTGTCCAATATCTTTTGGAAATCAAGCTGTAATGTATATAGTTCATTTTTCGATGCTGTTTCTTTTTCCTCGGCCTTCTTTTTCTCATCTAAAAGTTTGTAGAAAGAACTGCCCTCTTTATTAACCAGGTCGTTGTAATCTAAAATTGCATGACAAAGTGCATCAGACATGTAGTTGCTTCTTTGAATTACATTTCGCTCCTGATCACGCTGGAAAGGGTAGAGGAAGTATGAAAAATCGTCTATGTATGATTGCCCAGTTGGGTTTACGGAGTTGATACTTAATCCATCTTTACCTGTAGCGTAAATCCTTGTAACGACATCATCCATATCCTCAGTGTCATCCAGAGAAATCATATATTGGGCAGGGGTTATTTTGAGTCCCTTATATTTAGACACATCAGATTCTTTGTAAAAATCAACAGTACAGTCAATTGTATTAAAAACAGGAATCGCTTCGAATTTCTCGCAAATCGAATACATAAAATCAAGCTTGTTTGAAGAAGAAATATCAAACTGTCTGTATTTTAAATTGAAGAGGGGATCAATGAAACCGATAGACCATTCAGTATTTTTTAGGCAGTCGGCAGCGACCTCTTTAAGATTTTTCGAAGTTTCTTCATACTTAATGACACCTTGTTTAGAAAGTACATATTGAAGTGATTTGCATTCAACCTGGATAGTGTCCATATCATTGCTGTATGATTTGGTTTTCTTGACTACTGTAAACCAGATTGTAAGTCCATAAAATTCTGATTTTATTAAGTACCAGGGCCTTAATAGATCAACAACATGATTCCGTTTATTTACACCATCGTAAGTGGCAGTTAAAGGGATTGAGAATGTTAATTCGTGTACATTGCTGCCGTGATTGAGCGTTACTATAGGATTGATTACTTCATCAATATTTGCGATCTTTGTTTTATTTGGTTTAGCTAGGGAAAGACGAATATCTTTAATTTCCGTGTCTTTACGAATTGTAATCAAATGTCTAACCCCTCCTACAAATACTTGTATCTAAATGAAAATCTTAATTTACAATTGCCTGTAACCTTTAATCTGTTTCTTCCGAAGCCCATTCTCAAGTACTGGTCATTAAAGTCATCATAGCGTTCATTCCCATAAAGATTGGATTCAATGATTTCTTTTTCGCCATTAATTTTTAAGAGTTCCTTATCTTTTAAGTTGCTGAATATGAATGGTTCAGAGAAATCACTGAGATTTTCGATTTTTATGTCACCATCGCCAGTTTTCAATATTTCTAAAGAGGGGAAGATGTTTACATCGCCTTTATTATGCAACTCAACAATTTCAGAGCCGGAGGATATACCAAATGCATGAGTGATTGCATTTCGGCTATAAGCGTAAGGGGAGTTGCATTTCATAGTTAACCGCACGTAGCCATTACGGGCGGCATTATGAACCAAATCAGATGTATCTACAGGCATTGCATAATAAACGATATCAAGGTTTTGGCTAAACGCAAAAGGCTTGTAATCCTCTACACTTAACCAACGTTTAATTGCTCGTACATTCTTTTCATCAAAGTGATCACCGAGATAAAAATTCAATGGGAATTGCTTAGGTTCCTGTTTAACACCTTCAGTGTAGGGTTCAGACCGACCCTTTACATAAGTTTCATTAACTGTTCTTGAGCCTAAAAACGGTTCTTCAACCAAGCCTGAATCAGTATTAACATTTGTGACTCCATAGTCACTTGATTTTTCGTCATTAAATAAAAAATAGAGGCTTTCTCTAATCAATTTTTATCACCTCAAAAATAAGAAGAGCCAGCATATTTACTGGCTCATGAGTTGTTGAAATTTATGCCCTTGTTTTTAAGACCATTTGCAAATTTATTGAATACAAAATCAGCTGTTTTCTGAGGATTTCCTGATTCGTTAATGGTGAATTCAACTTTAAAATCATTGTTGTTTATAGTGCCATTTATTGACTTAGCTGCGTCTGGTGGGGAAGAGAGGTTTTGAATGCTCGGTATCAAACTATTAGAAAGACTTGATTGATTAATATTCGGAATTATTGATGGAATAGTGGTGATTCCTTTGTTAATCAAGGCTGCTAATTTCCCACCTTGACCCCATTTAGGCGTCTCTTCACTTGGAGTATTGTTCTCACGTACAGCTTTTACTGTATCCAAGATGTTTGCAGTATCAGTTTTATTAAGGATAAGTTCTTTATCATGAAGGAAAGCGAGTTTACCTGCGCCCAGTCCTGTACCTGTATATCCACCCGATGCAAAAGAGGATACCTTTTTCCCAGTTTTATTACCTTTGGTCACAGTATTCAGGGCATTGGAGGCTTCTTTAAGCTTATCGATAAGGTTATTGGAGATGCTTTTCCCTATGGACTCCATATTGCTGTTAATGAACTTAGAGAATTCATTCAGTTGCTTAGCAATATCAGTAATCTTCCCATCCATTAGCTTTTTCTCAAGTTCCTTAAACCCACGCTCATCATTAACGAGATCATCGTATTTCTTGTTAATTGAATCTTCATCTTTTTGAAGCTGATCTTGTAACGATTCTTTTCGTTTACTGTTTTCACGATCTTTAAGAAACTCGTCTAATGCTTCTTGCTGTTCTTGAAGTTGCTTTTCTAAGTCTTTAACCTGTGATTTTGCTTCATCTGAGTCATCAAGGGATAGTTTGTTTAGCTTATCTTTGGTTTCCTGAATAGCCTGATTCTTTTCTTTAAGCTCTTTTTGATATTTAGCCTCATCATCAGTTTTATCGATCTCATCAATCAAGTCTTGTGTTGCTTTTTGGTGCGCTTTTAATTCAATATCACGCATCTTTTCGTACATCTCTTTATAGATGGAGACAACTTCATCAGCAAGAGATTTGTATACATCTTTGATTGATTTCTTTGTGTTGTAAAGCTCCAGATTGTAATCCTTCTGCTTGTCTTTCCAGTTCTCGATCTCTTCAGTAATTTGTTTCTGAATATCCGGGAACCCTTTAGCAGCTTTCTTTTGAGCTTCCAACTGTTTGATATACTTTTTCGCTTCAGTCTGTTGCTGCTGAATAAGCTTAATCTGTTGGCTATAATATTTAACCTTGTCTTTATCTTCCTCGGTCATGGATATTTTGTTGCTAACATCTTTAAGCTTGGATTCAGTTTTCTTGGTTGATTTCTCTATACCGTTAAGCGTTTCATCAACTTTAGACTGAATGAGCTGTCCTCGAAGTTCTCTTGCTTCTTCTTGAAAATTGATGAGATCAATCTTAGCTTGTTTTAATTCCTCAGCAAGCTGTGCTCTTTGAGCGGCATTCAAAGTTTTGTTTGTTTTGATTTCTTTTTCAATAAAAGAAACCTTCTGACTCTGAATCTTTTGCTGTTCAGTTAAAGCTTTTTTCTGATCATTTGTATACTTACGGAACTCTTTACTGTCGCTCAGATAATGACTAGCGAGGGCTTTGTCTTTAGCGATTCTTACATCAAAATCACCAATACGTTTGTCATATTCATCGAGCTTCGATTGAACGATCTCATATCTGAGTTCTTGGATCTGATCGTTTACTGAATCAATATCACCTTGGAGGGAGAGAAGATCGGATTTAGCTTGCGCTATTGCTTGCTGTCGTTCTGCTTCAGCTTGAGATGCATCTGAAATAGATGTACCGACACCTTTTAAATACTTCTCGGGGTCAATGGTCTTTCCGTTTTCCTCAATTTGAAGATGAAGGTGATTTCCTGTTGAATTACCCGTACTACCAACTTTACCGATGGTCTGGCCAGCTTTAACAGTTTGACCGGCTTTAACAGAAGGGGTATCAAGCATATGCATATACTTAGCAACTTTTCCATCATCCTGCTGAATGACAACCCAGTTACCGGCAGTTTTACTATAACCAGCAATTTGAACTTTTCCACTTTGAACCGATTTAATTGCGGTTCCAGCTTTCGCTGCGAAGTCGATACCTTTATGTGGGGTGGATCGGTAAGCGCCATCTTGCGCATTATATTTAGAACTTATTCTAAAAGCGCTGTTCTTCGTGTAGTAGCTTGCAATGGAGGAATTAGCAGAAGTCATTGACTTGGTGTAGTTTGACATGATCTTCTGAACATAATTCTGTGTTTCTTTGAAGGGAGGGACTCCACCATATTTAATTACATTACCAGGCCCTGCGTTATAAGCAGCAAGTGCTTTCTCAACATTGCCACCAAATTTGCTTAGTTGTTGGGCTAAATATTTCGTGCCGCCCATAATGCTCTGATAAGGATCATAAACATTGTTTACGCCTAAGCTTTTAGCAGTGGCAGGCATCAACTGCATTAATCCGGCAGCGCCTGCTCCAGAACGAGCTCTTGCATTGAATCCTGATTCTTGTTGGATTACAGCTGCAATTAGAGCTGGATCAACACCGTATTTGCTTGCGGCAGAATTAATGTAGCTGGAGTATTTACCGGAGTAAGACCCGTTACCGGAAGAATAAGAACCACCAGAAGATGAACCAGAGGAAAGGGAAGAGGTAACTATACCGTATTGTGCAATGTTCCCTGACTTAATTTGATCCTTGAGGAGTTTGGCTTGCTCCTGCATAAGCTTTTTCTTTTGTTGAAGAGCTTTAATTTCTTTCTGCAGGGCATTTCGATAACTTTGGGAATACTTTGGATAGTCGTTTACTTGCTTATTGTACTTTTCGACTTCAGCATTAACTTTCTCCAGAGCTTCCTTGTATTTATCAGCCACGTACATGGACGTTTTGGTTTCTTCATTTGCTTTCTCTTGCTCGTCTGTCCATTTTTCAAGGGAAGTACCTGATTCTATTAACGCTTGTTTGTTTGTTTCCTGAGTAGACGTAGCTTCTTCGGATGCTGAGATGTAGGATTTAAGAGCAGCTCTAACGCTATCCATTGCAGAGATTTGGCTGTTAGAAAATCCACCCGGTTGCAACATTTTTTCTTCAAGCTTATGTAATTCTTTCTTCGCATCAGCTACATTATTAATTGATTTAACTTCAAGCTGAGACAATTCTGCCTCGGATATATCGAGCTTACGCTCTCTCCGAAGCTTTCTAAGGCTGTCAATTCGTAAAGAATCAGCGTTTAAGGTTTTAATGACATTATTGACTTCAGTTTTCATTAGCTTATTGCTATATTGAACCATGTCATTATAGGCATCAAGCTTAACTTTTCGCTGACGAATTACTTCATCACGGTTAACCTTAATAACACCATTTTCATAACTTATTGCTTTGGCTAATTCTTTATCTTTTTGGATTAGAGCATTAGCTTCATTGGCAGAAATGCTCTTTCCTTCAGCCATTTTTTCTAAAAGTTCATTTAAAGGGGCAACTTGTTCTTTGGTGTTATTAAAAATATCCCCGTTAAGAATGCCTTGAACAGAGTCAAACTGCATTGATTCTGACATGCCTTTGATTACATCTTTAATCTGACTGATATCATTTGCATCAAGTGCTTCTTTGAGCTTTTGACCAAAATCTTCAGCTTCATTACCTGCTTCAGCAAGAGTTTCCCCTAAATCACCAACTTCCGATTTAACAGAAGAAATGGCCTTATCTCCATCTTTAATGTTCTTTTGTGCCTTATCAAAACTCAACTTAAAGATATCAATAGAAGAACCGGATTTTGAATAGGTCTCCAAAAGGGTTTGAATATCTTTTTTTGCGCTATCAAATGCTTTTTCATCGTTTGAATTCAACGCTGTTTGCATTTTCTCTTGGAGTTTACCCAGTGCAGAAGAGAATTTATCAAGATCATCAGGATTCAAATCATCTTTTAGAGTGAGTTTGCCAACAATGTCATTGATACTCGTCTTTAAAGTGTTGCTGATATCTATAGAACTGTATGCTTGGGCGATTGAGAGCACACTATCTCTAACCTTTGCATTTCCACTTGCGATATCGGACTGCGCTTTAAGCATTCCTTGTTTCGCTTTATCAGCTGCAATTTTATAATCGTCATCATCAGCAAGGAAGTCCCATTTTGGTCTACCTTTATCATTATAATCAGCAATTTGTTTGTACTGCTTCAGTTCATCCTTAGACTTTTTGATTTCTTTAGCAGCGTCTTCGAATGTTTTCTTAGCACTATCTTTAGTTTCCGTCTTTTTAAGTTCAAGATATTCTTTGGTATTTGCAATAGCCTCTTCTAAAGCTTTATTACTTTTTAAAATAGCATTTCCTTGAGAATCATAACCTTGAATTAAAGCGGGGAAGGTCTGAGCCAATTGCTGAGTAACTTGAAGGTATTCTTGTTCTTCGTCTGATGAAAGGGTTCTTGATTCCTTAGCTTTTTGAAGCTCTTTGTACTGTTTGATCAGTTTATCTGTGGAATCTTTGTTGGTTGTAATTGCTTCAACATTAGTCTGTTGACTCTGTTCAAAATCATCTTTAGCTTTTTTTGCATCTGCGAATGATGAAACTATGCTTTCTAAAGCCCAGCCCAACGCAACAAGTGCGCCTCCAACCACTGTAGAAACCAAAAGCCCTCTAAGAGCAGTTTTCAAAACTCTTGATGCAACAGCAGCACGGGTCATACCTGCTTCTAATCCGATGCTAGCTAAAGTTTCTTGTCTCATTGCTTTTGAACCTAATATAAGAGTAGTAGCTAAAGTTCGAGTGTTTTTACTGAGTAACAATGTAGCAGTGCTAATCGTTACAAAAAGAGGGGGGAGAAAACCAACAGTGTTAATTATTCCAGTAGATGCTTTTAACAAAGAACCCAGAGCTTGAGTGAACTCAATCAATCCGTCACTAATAAAGGCATCCGATGAAGCTATAGCCAACTCAGTAAAATTGTTTTGAAGTTTATTTAATCTTGCTTGTAAGCTATCTGCGTATTTCTGTTGTTCGCTCCAAGCGCTACCTGCAGAATTAGAAGCCGTCGTTGCGGCATTTTGGGCAATAGAGAAGTTGTTCATCATTGCATTAAACCTTGAGAGTTGGTAAATGCCTGCTACACCGATTGAGGTATTTTGCTTTTGTGCGTCAGAAAGTGTATCCCATTTTTGTGCAACTTCGCTTATCAACTCACTTGCTGACTTAGCTTCTCCGCCAGCGGTCTTTACCGAAACCCCAATCTGTTCTAGTGCTTTGATTGAGCTATTATTATTCCCGATACGTGCAAAAATGGTCTTTAATGAGTTACCAACAATGTTTCCCGATTCACGGGTAGTACTTGCAATTGCTGTAGTATAGCCAATTAAATCGTTTAATTCAACGCCAAAAGTAGAGGCAGTACTACCTGCTTTTCGAATTGAATTGGCCAGATCAAGAGTGGTTACAGCGTAGTTGTTATCCACTTCATTTAGCTTGTCTGCAATTGAAATGGAATCATTTGCGGCAATATTGAAATTTAACATTGCGGCAGTCAAAGTGTTAACTGTGTCGTCAGGAGTCAAGTCAGAGACGTTTTGTAGTACCTGAGCGGTTTTTGTTAGAGTGGACAGTTCACTTTCATCAAAACCCATACGCCCAAAATCGCCAGTCATTTGCAGAATGTCAGTGATCTTATTTGAAAGAGTGTCACCTAAGTTGATTGACTCTTGAAGAAGCTCATTGTACTTGTAATCAGGCTCATTCATCACACGTCTGATGTTTGTCATTAGAGTATCAATTTCAACAGCCTGGGAGACCATTTCCTTGAGTCCGGATATAGCACCATAGAACAAAGAACCGGAGATTAAATATGTGGACATACTTTTGAAAGCTTGAGTTAGCTCTGCACCAAAAGAAGAGGCTTGACTAGCTGCTGCTTGCGCATTCGAAGCCAATTCCCTGAATTGCATGTTCAAGCTTTGCATTTGAGATCTGATATTGCTTCCGCCGGCACTTACGTTAAGACTATTAACTGCATTCAGGTATTCTTGAATAGCTTGTCTATTTCCGGCACCCATCGTATCGCCGTAGCGAGTATTAAGGTTTTGTACGTTTACCTGCGCTTGGCGTTGATACAGCTCAATAGTTTTTCTGAGTTCATTATTTTTTGCCACAGCAGCAGACTTATCATCGAGCATTTTAATTCTGTTTTGTAATGCTTCAATTTGTTGCGCTGTTTGAGCGGTATTTAATTTCCGCCCAAGGGAAGAGAGGGTGGTGTCAGTTACAATTCCTTGCTGTCTAAGTTTTTCTAAATCCAGTTTTAATTGTTCAATTGCTTTTCGTTGTTGATCATAGTTCGTTGTTGCTTTTGATGTAGTAGCGTTTGTTTTTGGGTCAGTTGTATAAGTAATATCATCGAAGCCATTACGATTCTTTTGAGTAACCTTCGTTGTTTGTCCTTGAGAATTCTTCTGTTCTGTTCTTTTCTGTACCTGACCTAGTTTTTCAGTCGCTTGAGCAAGCCTGTTAACTTCTTGTGTTTGTTCGCGTAATGATTGATTGCGATTGTCAATGGTCTTTGTCTCACGTTGAATGATTTCGCCATTTTTCTTATACTGCTGCGTTAGCTTTTCAACAGTACCATCAGCATTTCTGGTAATCGTTGTAGTTTCTTTAACTGTTTGATTGAAGGATTTGAGATGTTTTTGATAAGTTTCAACTGCAGAGGAGAAGTCGTTGAGTGTCTTTAAAGCAGAGGCATCAATATTTGTCTTTAAATTAAGGGAATTAAGCTTTTTCTCTAAAGATTTAATTTGCTGGTTCAACTGTTCAACAGTCTTAGAGGAGGTATCAGCTTTGGGTGTGAGAATGATCTTTAAATCTTGACTCAAATATAGGTCACATCCTTTCAAGTAGGCTAAATTAACACAAATAAAAAAGCCACTCAAATTATTGAGCGACTGTACTTGTTTTCTTGATAATTACATCCATGACACCTTGCCAATATTCGGCGTTTTTTAAAGCCTGTTGAATTATATTTCCATCTTTTTTGTAGCCTTGAGGTTCATATCCATCATCCTCGCGAGAAGGGAGGAAGTGAATATAGTGAATAGGATTTTTGAGGTTTTCGACCGTAATTTTAAGCGTAATCGACTTCACCATTTCTGTTTGAGTAGAGGAGGCCGACAAACCCCCAATTGCTGCACCGATTCCGCCGCCTAATAATCCTCCAGCAATAATCCCAGATTTGGCAACCTTCGATATCACCTGGTCATCCAGTGAGATTTCTGACTGAATAATTTGGGCAAAAGGGATAACATACTCGTTTATTTCTTCGCCATTAAGCTGGTATACTTTGAGAGTTTCTTTATCTTCATTGTAAGCAATCTTTGTTTTATAAGTGCTAAAGAAATTATCAGGATTATATTCGCTATCGTAGGCTTTTAGCATTTCAGCATTTTTTCTAATCTTTTCAGCAAGAGCTGCGTTTTTTATTCTGTAAGGTTCGAGCGCTAAATAGGCCAATCCTCCAATTATTAAGCAAACCCCCAGAGGTCTCCAACCATCCATCAAACAGAAGAAAAGGCTGAATAAAAAATAGCCACCATAAGCCATAATCTTATAACCCATCCAACCACCACCAGTATTATTTTCCTACATTATATCATGATTTCCAAAAGTGTAGAACCAACAAAGGGGGCAGAAATGAAGCATTAATTCTTCTCTATTTCGGACTTTACTTGTTCCAACAGGCTTCTGTATTGAATTGCGCGTGATCGACAAGTTCTACTACTATCCATACCATAGGTAATGCCATAAAATATCCCTACAGAAAACATAATTCCAATAGTAACCGATGCCATGGTGGGTTTACCTTCGTTAGCATAAGCGAAGTAGTATACAAGATAAGTTACGAATAAGGTGCTTACCGATGTTAAGCCTGGTACAATCTTTGAATTATCGAAATACTCTTCGATATCCTTCATTCTTGCTATAGCTAAAATTAAAGTGTCGAGATCTAAGCCTCTTATTCGTTGAAGTTCAGCTTTTTTATCTTTAGTTGACCAATATCCAAGACGGTCACTAATGTAAGAGGCTATTTCGTTGTTTTTCCATTTAAATAAGACTTCTTCCAAGGATTTTGCTTGTTTTATATAAAAGGTGTCCTTTTTCCAGAAAGGCCACACCTTATAAATCTTTACTTCAATTTGTGATGACGGTAAAGACTCTTTTTCATTCTTTTTGTCAGCCTTAGCTTGTTCAAGAAGGGTTTTAAAGTACGTAGCTGTTGTCATCACTCGTATATCTAATATAACAGCACTTAGCAGTGTGAATACACAAACTATCAAATAAATGAAATAAACTTCGCTTCCAATTGGTAGTGTATTCATAAATATAAATTTAAGTGACCCAAGTGATAAACTTAATATACATAAAATAAACATTGCATATTTGGAATAGAAAAACCCTGATTCAATTCGTGCCATCTTAGCTATTCCAGAAGTAATATCTTTATCACTCAGCTGTTTTAGATATTCAAACTTCTGCCACTGTTGCTCGGAATTGAGACTCTCGTTTGAAGGAAACTCTTTACGGATAAATCTAATTAATTTTCTTAATTTTGGTGTTGTAATCAGCGACTCTATAATTTCGATAAATTCCACCAATATTCACCTCGATAATATTATCGGTTAAATATGGATTTACTTAAGCGATTCTGTGCCAAGGTTTGAAAATGCTATCCATTGAGTGCATGAATTTTACACGTAAGCAAAACCCCTCATTTGAAGGATCTTGATTCTGCATAAAAGAGGGATTTCATAAAGAGTGAACCTAAAGCAAATCAATTGATATGTCACCCAACAAGCTTTTCTTAATCTTCCCGTATTCAAGTTTACCGGTGCTTGCGTTTACACTGATCTTGGATTCATCAATCTGTTTAGATCCGAATTGGTTCTTATCAGCTTTAGTACCAAGCTGCCTAGTTAATTCAGCAACAGCTTCGTTCAATTCATTAATTTGCTGTTGCATATTCGCAATTGAACTTTGGTGAGGATTGAAGAGACTCATAAGGTTTACGAGAAGATTTGATTCTTTTCTTCTTTAAAATCACGGAGGTCGTAGTGCTTAATTGTTGTAGACACATCATTATGCTGTGCAACATATTTACTCACGAGCTCAATCTTAATTTTCTTAACTTCAAGAAGGTAAGTAATACAGGAGGCCTTAAAGAGGTGAGGGTTAATGCGGCGGCCGAGGATATCAGAAAGAACATCAGAACAAAAGTAGTCAGCCCAACCCTCTGACATTTGTCTTGGTTGTCCACCGTATTGTGTAGTAAATAGATACTCATGGTCATATCCCCGTTGTTCATGCCAAAGCTTCAAATATTCCAGAGCTTCTGTGTTAATCATGTAGTCGAGAGGTTTTCCTTCACCTTTTCCTTTTCCAAGAACTTTGTGAGCCATGACATAAGATTGACCTTCAGGTATCTCATAATCTAGGATTTCAGTTTTAAACTGAATAATTTCAGCTCTTCTGGCACCTACATTAAAGGCAGTAGCTAACCAAGCCATCCCCAAATAGTTTTTATCTTCTTCAAGCACTTTCATCATTGTTCTGTATTCATCATAAGTAACCTTTACTTTTTCATACGTGGTTGTTTTAGGGATGGCAGGGAGGCCTCTTGTGAAGTTCCTGAATGATTTAAAATTATCGTCATCTTCAGCAACAACATTTTCAATGTAGTTATTTAAAGAAGATACTCCAGCCTTTTTTAAAGCTATTCCACTTGAAGACATCCCTCTATTTTTCAGAAAGCTTTGATATCTGATGAAATCCCTTTTGGATATTTTGTAAAGCTTCTTCCCATTCAAGGAATTATGCACCCACCAGAAGAACTGACGAAGAGAGGAGTTGTATTGCTTCCTGGTTTTATCTCGGAATGAGTGGGCGTCGAGGAACTCTTGAGTTAAGCTTCTATGCTCGTCATCAACCTGACCCCACATTTCATCCGTGACTTCGGGCAACTTTTCAGCTCTAGAGCGCATCATGTTTTGTTTTATTTCTCTGGCCATTAATACACCACCGTTATTCTGTTTTAATACCACTCGCATTTAAATCTTTTTTCATAGCAGCAGCTAAGCGTCCATCTTTTAACGATTCAGCGGTATTCTGCATAAATGGGCGAGGTTTTCCATAACCATAACCGTATTTATCTGGATACGTATATCCTTGACCAGTCTCAACAACCGTGGCAACATCCTTACCGTTTTCTTCACGAGTATTGTCTAATGAAATTCCGTTAGATTCGTTTTGAATGACGAAGGAGTCCTTCAAAAGAGACGTACGTTCATATGCAAGAGGGTCGTATGTGTCATATACATCAGATTGCACATGCTCTTGACCCGTTTTAATCATCGTATTTTTTGTGCTGGATTGCTTTTGAACGGCTTGCTTTGCGGCAAATTCAATTAGTGCTGCTATTTCTTTTATGTTCTTGGCCATTATTCAGCCTCTTGTTCATTTTCAATCTCTTCGACCCTATTAAGAATGAGATCATTTATTTCTTCTGGAGATATACTTGAAAGTTTATCTAAATTCTCTTGCATCATCTTTGTTGCTTCTCCAAATTTCTTCATACTTTCTTCAGGGAAGCTACTAATAATCAATGGGAAAAATTCAGAGTCCACAAGCTTAACAAACCACTTAACTTTGTTTTTGATATCACTTGGAATACCCAAGTCTGTAAATTCTTTAATTAGTGAAAAGAATCCCCATTGAACAGGATTTATGCTTTTAAAGTCAATGTTTTTTTCTTGAGCATTTTGTGGATCAGTAATTAATTCAGTAAGCATTTTGGTTAAGCGGGTAGGGGAGAAGTAAGGGTAAATAAAAACATGAACGTCATCAGTAAGTTGTACTCGTTCTTTCTTGTCATATTTACTTACACTTTCTTCGATCAACCCAAGATTTAATTTTTTTGATGCCATCTCATTTCCTCCTTATATATCCTCTAAACACATTAAAAAAAGACACCTCAAAAGGGGAGAGGTGTCTAAATAAAACTTGTATTTTATTTATAATCTTCTTTTAGAACTTTTTCTGTATAAGCTGGATTATTTGTAAATAGTCCATCAACTTTCAATTTCAGCATTTTGGAAGTAAATGTTCTTTCTTTATCAGTATCAAAAAACACATGTACTTTCATATTGTTTTTGTGGACTATCTTAACAAAATCTTTATCAACCAATTTGGCATTAGGACCAACAACGTTAGAATACTTCTTAATTTCATTTAGCTTTGAATTGCTCATATTCTTAACGTCTTTATCTTTTAAAAGTTGAACAAGAGGAACATCGCTGTTAAGCTTATGTAATTTCTTTAGACTTTTGTCACTGAATGATTCTAGAACAACTTTGTTATTAGCGATTAGATTATTTTTAGAGAGTGTGTCAATTAACTTTTTCTCCATTACCAATTTGCCTTTGCTGTTTGTTCTAGTCTCGATATAATAATTTGTTGTTTGTCCAAACTTTTTAATGATTTCTTCAATCGTTAATATCTTTTGTCCTTTTCCAGTACGTAGCTTTTTAATCTGATCTAGTGTAAGATCCTCAACTTCTCCTTTACCGTTTGTGGTTCGATCAACAGTCTTGTCATGGTTTGCAACTAGATGACCGTCTTTGGTTTGTCGTAAATCAATTTCAATGTAGTCTGCTTTGTCTTTTATTGCTCGTTCATAGGAGAGTAGGGTATGTTCTGGCTCAATTTCCGATGCGCCTCTGTGTGCTATCATTAGCGGCTCGTATTTTTTACTGCTTCCTTTCCCATAGCCTAAAGCAGATGAATCAACTTCGTTAAATGAACATCCTCCTAGTATGACTAAAGCAATGGTTAATGTTATAAAATTTAGTATTTTCATAACCTAAAATTATCATATTTAGGTAGTTGGTTCAATATATTTCTTTCCAACAATTTCTTCGTACTGTTCTGGTGTAATTTTGCCTTTGACTACAGCTTGTGCTACACGATATTCATCCCACACACCATTACCGTCGTTGTAATAATCTTTTATAAGTTCATACCAATTCATTTAAAGTACACCGTCCATCATTAGTTGATATGTTAAGTCACTTAATTGTTTTTTAACCTTTTCTACTTCAGATGGCTCGGGATCAAGTGGTTTTAAACTGTCAATGTATTCTTCTGATGCAGACTCCACCCACTTTTTTGTTTTAGGGGTGAACTTTGGAATATAAAGACCATCAGAAGGAGCAATAGGTGTGCAATTATTGGGAAGCGGACTACCGTCTTCAAGTACAACAGGGGATTCGTAAATATAATTTTCGTCATATTTGTATACTTGCATCATAATATTCTCCCTACACGGCTTTAAAACTAAAGCCTAAACTAATGTAATCGTTGGGTTTGGAGGTATTTGAGCTATTTTCTATAACAACTTTTCCGTCAGTGTCAATAAGCGCTCTGTGAGTTTGCGGTACACCTGACATTCCTGATTGAGAAGCCACACCGACCCACTGAAATGCTCTTCCAGGTCTGTAGCCTTCAGGTAAGGTGAATGCTGCCACTCCAAAACCAATCGTTCCTTTTGCTATAGCGCCCTCTACAAAAACAGTTCCTGTTGCATCCTTTGTGTATCGAGTTTTAAACACTGTTTGATCTGTAGAGTTAGCATCAGTGTAATTAACCCATCCGTTTTGTAAAGTAGGAGTGTACCATGTCGTAGAGGAAAGCTTGGTATCGGTATAGGTTTTAGCTGAGTTGAGTGCAGCAGTAGCTCTTGTTTGTGCTCCGTCGGTCGTTTCATGTGTTTGCCATGAAGTCCAAGTTGAATCACTCTTTCTAAATCGGAAATAACTATGAGTTCCGTAATATGCTTCTAAAGCAAATTGGGCTATTGTATCACCATAATTCATGACAACCAAATATACATTGGACAAGTTAGCAGGGGAGTGTAGCCCCTGGTTGGAGATTAAATAGAACCCGGTTGTAATCAAATCGTTGTATTCCGTTTTTTCAGAACTGTCTTTGTAGATTACTTTTCCATCATCGGCAGTGAGTTTGAAAAGTTGAGCAGCGTTCCATTTATCCCGATCAGATTTGTTGACATGGACATTAGTGTCATTTAGATGATTATCAAAGTCATTTTTAGTAGCTTGTTTTACATTGTCTACATTCCCAAGCCCAACCTGTTCAGCAGTAACCTTGTGTGGGTTTGATTGATCGTTAGTATGTTCAGCTAAAAAAGACTTTGACCTTTCATCTGAGCCGTTCCAATAACTGCGCTCATCCTTTGTGATATGTCGATCGAGGTCTGCATCGTGAGCGTCAAAATCAACCTTCGTTGCTTGCTGTACATTATCAACCTTAGACAAGCCAACTTGACTTTTAGTAACTGAATGGGGATTTTCCTTATCGTCAAGATGACTATCAAAATCTACTTTTGTGGCTTGCTCTTCATTTATTACATTTGATAATCCGACTTGTTCTTTAGTCACATGATGCGGATTCTCATTGTTTTGAATATGCATTTTTAAATCGAAATTCTGCTTCTCCATGAACTCATCAACTTTGTCATTCAAGCGTTTCTCATGATTTGACATATGAGCTTCAGTTCTGAAAAATTGATCTTTAAGATTATTAATTTGCTCGTTATTTTGTTTAAGCTGACCTACAAATTTACTACTACTCATTAACTCACCGCAATCCCTTTAATCGTTACATCTCCATTTACGGAAACAACCTCAACCATGAATTTGAAAAGCCCTGCAATATCAAAATCCCAGTTTTCATTTGTATTCAATGTGCCCGTACCTAATTGAAAATCAGTTTTGTTTGTTCCAGCAATTTCTGTCTTTTCACCATTTTCATCTACGGCAAAGAATTTTATTTCTCTTGAAGTTGAGGAACCAGAGATCTTAACAGTAATATCCCGATAATGTGATACTACAAATTCTTCACCTTCGGACGGGGCAGTTGTTGCTTCGTGGAATGTAAAGGTTGCTTTATCTGGAATGGTTTTTAAAATATTTTCATCGGTTTCTGTCAACAACTCCACCTCCTAAGTCTGTTTAAAAACTGACTTTTATTTAAAAAGGAGAGGGGAAGTATCCCCTCAATTTATTTAGCTTCAAATACTCTTACGTCTCTGTCAGTACCGTCATTGATCACATAGACATAAAGCGTTTTGCCAGCAGCAACAGGCACCGAAAAAGGTTTGTCACCGGCTGTCAATGGGATACCTGTATCAGCAGTTACAGTTGAGTTCCCAATGTAAATCGTGCCTTCTGCAGGAGGGTAAATAGTAAGTGCTGTCCTGTCAGTGATACCTGCGGTAACTTTTTGAGCTGTTGAAGTAACAGTGAATTTATCCGTTTTAAAAGAGGAGAAGCCTGGATCTCTTTCATTCAAGGTCACGGAAGGAGGTTGTACTTGAATCCCTTTGATAGCATCCAAGCCAGCTTGAGGGAAGTCAACTTGTAGGGGTTTTTCTTGTGATTTTAGATGAATGTCAGTGATCGGTTTACCATTTCCATCGTCTCTAGCTGAAGTGTAAATGTCTCCGTCTTTATTTAAAAGTGCCAAGATATCAAGCTCCTAACGTTATTTTGTTTCTTGCGTTGTTCCAATGTCTACACTGCTTTTAGATGTCACATCTTCTTGTTCCGTTTTAACTCCTTTTGTCCCATCAGGATTACGCTTAACACGTGCAAAAGTACCGATCTTGCCATTGTCATCAGCTAATGCTCGGTATCCAATTTCAGGTGTGTAGGCTTGTCCAGCTTCTAAAGACATGTCTGCTTCACCAGAGAAATTAACTTTGGGTAACTGGATATAGAGGTCACTGTAAATTTTTGATGTCTTTGGATCGTACTCAAGTGTGTGGATTTCGAAGTAATAGTTCTCAGAGAATTTTTCACCACTAATTTCAACTGTTTCTGCATCAACTTCAATTTGATAGTGAGCTGTTACAGCGTTCCCTTTAGTAGCAAACGTTTCGGGAACCGTAATTGTTTTGTCTGAAACAGCAAATTCTTGTTGATCTCCGTCTTCATTTGTAAGTGAGACTTTTGATAAAGGTGTATACGCGATTTTGACTGTGCCAGAATCACTTACAGTAAGACTTTCATCTTCCCATACAGAAATCGTCTCGTTTTCAATTTTTACACCTTGCTGCATTGCCATAAAATCAAGATCAAAGAAAGCATTTTTTACATTACCTGAAACCTCTTTGCTTGAGTTGATGACATAGAGGTCTCTATTTCCCCATCCACCTTTTAAAAAGTCTTGTTGGACTTGTTGGGCGAACTGAGTCATTTGTGTTACAGAAGATGCAACAACCTTATGGTCACTAAGTCTTTTGGTTAGCACCTTACCAACTTCATGGATAACTGTTTGTTTTGCCAAGTGTTTTCCTCCTAATATAAAATGAAAAAGAGACTGAAAATCAGTCTCCGAATAATTGCTCTAAATTTTTGGCATCTGCTGTACTGAGGTGGTGCTTTTCTTCTTTATACATATCTACATGACTATTCCAGTCACCGATTTTCACATCAGTTGCTACAGTAGCGAATAACGCAGAAGTGTTATAATTCATTATTTCGCCCATTCTGTAATATGACAGGTACAATTGATAAATTGTCATATCGGCTACCTCTTGATATGTATATCCATTAAAAGCAGTCACACAGCTGACGATGTCCTTTAAATCATTTTGAGAATTTTGGAGCTTTAATTGATTATTTAAATCATTAAACTCTTGCAATTCATCATTTTCAACAATTTTCTCTTCAGTCAAACAATGCATCTCTAATATCAATTTTCTAACATTATTAAATGCTTTCTGATCAATAAGCTTTAGTGACTCTTTGTCCACAAATACTTTGCTAAACACTTTAAAATAAGCTTGGTTAAATTCAGGTAAGTAATCATGAACAATTTTGAAGAGGCTGTTCTTCTTCAATTCGATAATTAAATCATTTAATGAACCGTCATTGTTGATTTTTAAAAAGTTTCTAATGATTTCCTTCTTGCTCATTTTCATCATATTTAGCTCACTTATGTACTCTGGATAATCTCTTAAGCGAATAAAGCTGATAGCACCGACATCAGTGTTAATAGGTCTTCCTAAAAAGAAAAAATCCTTTAACACATTCATTTACTTGCTCCAAAAGTGAATATCAATTTGTATCCCAAGTACCCTTCAGGTGCATTTGATATGAGTAGTCTTGTGTATTTAACATTTTTACCGATACCCGCAAAATTTTGATTGAAGAGCATGTCACAAATACGATCAGTAATTTTCAGGTTCCTGAATTCGGTCTCCTCATAAGTGTTAATGTGTGTATAAACATCAATCATCAAGTCTTGATCTAGCAGCATCACACTTTGGGTCGAGGGTTTAGGGATTCCATTGCCAAGATAAACACAAAGTCTGCATATTGGTTGATCGGTTAAATCATCAGTTTTGGGAGCACGTTTAATTATTGAGCTTAATATTGATGGGGAATCATCAACTGGATCATAATAATTTTCCAACGTCTGAACGTCAGGGAGAGAAGAGGAGAGAGGGTCATCCTTATAATATAAAAGACGATTCAATTCTGAATCATTCATAATAGTTCTGAATACAGTTGTCATATGTTCGACCATCATACTCATTCGCTATCACCTCCAACTTTCTTTTTGGCTATAAGTCTAATTGTTCCAGTGTCTCCATAAACCTTAGAATAGTCTATATCATCAACACGGAATTCCTCGCCATAAAAAGAAAGAAAAAGACCCTTCTTTAATTTTTCATGTTTTAAAAAGGGGATGGTAACGTGTGCCTGTCCCTCAGGAATATTTATGGCCAATTCTGATCCAATTGTTGAGGTTGTTCGTTCTAAAACACACGGGATGTCAACCTTCTCACCAGGTACTTTAATCTTTATCGGTCTCCCTGTAACTTCATCAATCTTCCCAGAATCAATTAGTTCATCAGAAGATGTTAGACTAATTGATGAATTACAAAGCCGCATAGTAGCACTGTCATTCATTTTGTTATCGGTAGGACGTGAATTAACTAGCCAGTAACTACCGTCATACAAAATCAAATCTCCACGATTTAATAAGCCTAAAACTGTAAGGACTTTTTTTGTTTCGCTGTCCTGAGTGGTTTGAATTATCACCTGTTCAGGCTTACCATTCAATTCAATGTTGTAAGTTTCAGGTGAATTTGCTAAGATTTCTTTGAAAACTTCATACTTGTTTGAATTAAACTCTTCGTTTTCCCAGCCACTCAAATAATTTGAAGAAGAGGTTAGATACCAATCTATAGACATCTAATCACCTCAATCAAAGTTATTCATTTTTAATTTGCTCAATTTTTTTTCGATATCATCGATTAGGTCTTCGTACGCCCTGTTAACTTGAGCTTTTGTATTTGCTAACCCCGTCAATTGAATATCTCGCCCCACAACATTATTTAATTTTAGGGCTCTGTCCCGGTATCTTCCAAGATAACCTTTATACATGAGCATTCCTAAAATCTGAATTTGAGGAGATGTGAGGGGATCTTTAAATGTATTGGACTCTTCATCAAAGCCAAGTTCCGTTAGTTCAGTTTCATATTCACCCACGGCGTTAGTGAAAAATTGCTGCTCAAGTCCATCGGGGAGAACTTCATTTGATTGAAACATTGAGTGGAAAACGTTAATTACTTTCTCATAAGGAGTCAAGATTTAACCCCCTTATGATTGAGTATCAAATTTAAATCCAGTGTACTCTTCAATGAACTTAATCTTGGCGTAATCATTAATCTTTTCTTTTTTAGCTACCTCAAACAGCTGAGCTTTCTCAGACTCAAGTAAGATTTCCTTTTGAACATTTTCTTCGAAAGCTTTTTGTGTTTTATACCCCAAGATTTGTTTAATCCGTTCTACAGTAACAATTTCTTGCTTGTCGTCTTTATCTTCGGTCTCGAAACCTAAGTGTACACGGGTTTCTTTGTCATCGATATAGATTTTGGCATGTGTGCCTTGACCGTCAGTTCCGGTGAACAGTGAGGTACTGTCATAAACTTGGGATTGCACTTCTCCAGCTGTAATCTGTCTAATCCCATTGGCCGGCAATCTGAAGTCACCATGAGTGTCAATCTTTCGGAAATATAAATCCCATGGACATAAATTTTTAATTGTGATCTTTTTATCTAAATTAAAAGACATGTAATCCCTCCAAAAATAAAAGGAGGGACACGGCCCTCCTAGATTTTAAATTGTTTAAATTTGTGGCAATTCATATTTGGTGTCTCTGATGAGACCAATTTGATGCTCTTGTCCTTTGGCTACACCAGCTCCAATTTCCATATCAAAACGAGTGATCTCAGTTCCAGTGATGATGTCGTTACCATTCATTGAAGTAAGTCCGCCTTTTTGGAATACTTGAAGAGGAGACTTTTTGCCTTGAGGAATGAAGAAGAGAAGACCTTCAGGAAGATATGTTTTGAAGTTGTCGCCGGCTTTGTTTAATTCAGTAAGATTATAAGAGTTAGGCAATTCTACAACAGAAGAACCTTTATAAGTGTTAAGCAATCCGGTTCTTCGGATTTCATCCATTACAGATTGAGGGAGCTTAGTGCTTGAAGCATCTCCGGCTACAGCCTGGAATCCTGCAAAGTCATTTAACTGAGAAACAACAGAAAAGTCACCAACAATAGAAGGTTGTCCAAATCGGCGAATCTTTGTGATTATATCGTCTACAGATGATTTGGTGATATTTTCAGTTTCAGCAAAGTATTTAACGCCTGTTGCATTTTTAATTGCATTGAACATTTCATTTACTACATAGTACATTGCTTTGTTCATCATATCTGTTTGAACTTGTTCCATGCCTTCAGCTACTTTATCGAGGTTTCCACTTTGAATCTCACGATAGTTAACAGCATAGCCAGAAGAAATGGTTTGAGTTCCAATTGGATATTCGCTCCAAGTTGTAGTAGCGAACGGTACGTCACCACGGGATGCTTGGAATTGGCTTCGGATGGATTCATGTGCATATGTTGTCATCATTGGTTGCTGATCATAGCCAATATTTCTAAACGTGCCCATAAAATCAAATAGCTTAATTGCTGAAATAAGTTTAGGCTCAATAGCATAACGCACAATTGTGTTGATCTCGGCTTTAGCTACAGGGTTGCCCATTAGAGCTTTGGAAGCTAGTTCCTTCACATGGGTCATAGCGGCATCGGCTTTTGCTCCAAATTTGGAAAGATCTTGACCCGTTGCAGCTGCAGAAAAGATTTCTACAATAGGGGACTTAGCATTCAATTTAGCATTTGCATAATGGTTTGAGTCTTTTTGAACATTGTTTAATTCAACTGTAAACATTAATAATTACCTCCAGAATATTAATTAAGCCTGTACTGTTAGGTACAAACCTTTTCCGCCAAATGTATTTTTCTCTAAGACTTTTAGAGATACTTTAAACTCTGCAACGTCATCTCCAGCTTTAACCCATTTGCCTGATTTGTCGGCAGCAGGAACCAATACGTCGTCTTTAACAAGCGCATCATAATCAACAACCACATCAGAGCTGAGTTCAATTGGAAGTCCTTTTAAATCTGCTACATTGAAAGCAAGGACATATTCACCTTTTAAAACTTTGAAGTCGGCTTTATCACGGATTTCAGGTTTATCAATAATGTTTCCAACCACATACACATCACCTTTTGCAGTTGAAGATGCGCCTGGAGGGAATGCATTACCAGATGAATCGTTAGGAATTACGACTAGACCAGGGACTAAATCGACACTAGCCTTGCAGCGTGGATTATTTCGTACTTGTTTGTAAGCACCAATTGTTCCGAATTTGAACATTGAGTATTCCTCCTAAATTTTATAAAAGTGTTATTTTATCTTAATAAAGATCATCAATTGTCACTGAACCTTGTTGCCCAGAATCACGAACGTCTGAATAAATATCGAAATTTTTGCTATTAGTCTCAGAGGCTTGTTTCTTTGAGCGTTCAGCGATGAAGGATCGAGCGATTGCTGAGTTGATTTCAGAAATAATTTCGTTTTTAAGCTCGATAGAAGGGGACTTAGAGAACATTTCAATTTTCTCTTTTGCGACATCCTTTTCTTCAGGAGAATATTCCTTTAAAGCTTGGTTAAGCTCTCCTTGCATCTTTTCGGCTACCGCCTTGTTTTTGAATTCCTTTAGGGAATTAAGCTCTTCATCTGCCTTGGCTTTTTCATCCTTGGCTTTTTGCGCTTCTTTTTCTTTTGCTTCAGCCTTAGCTTTTTCATCCTTTGCAGCTTTAACAGCAGCATTCAGTTCTTCAGTTTTTTGCTTTAAGTCCTCAGTAAGTTTCTCAACTTTTTGATTTAACTCTCCAATTTCTTTATTCTTATTATCAAGTTTGTTGTTTAACTCAAGGACTACTTCTTCTTGAGATTTTGACATTAAATTATCCTCCTTTTTGTTACTGTTTAATTCAAGTAAAATGGCAGCGTCATCTGCAGGGTCAATACCTAAAATTGCATCACCTGTAAAGTCAAATTTCATAGGTATACGTCCTTGTTCTTTCCAGCCACCTTCATATTCAATTGCATCTGAACCTTCTACAGCTGCTATCTCAACCGAGGTTTCAGGGAAATCACCATCAAACATTTTTGATTTTAACCATTGAACAAATTTAGGGTAGCGCTGGTTGTATAGGAAGCCTTCAGCTATTAACACTCTTTTTGGCTCACCATTAACATCTATAGTATCAATGTAAGCATTGGTGGTCGTACCAACCACAGCGCTGTTTTCAAAGAGCGGGGTACCGTCCTTGACTTCTGTTAACCCGTGTCCGAATGGCTCACTGTTTTCATCATCCAAGAACTCTGCGCAAATTGGCATTAACTTGATTGATTCAAGGTTAGCGTTTATGTATTTCTCCAGCCAGGTAATGCCATTCTTGTTAAATTGAGTATTGTTTTCATGAATTTCAAGAACGACCCACTTTATGTATGTCTGACCACTGGTTTTCTTCTGATTGTTAATTTCTAAAATCGTGCTTTTCAAATACTTATCACCTCCTCTCAAGAGCCAGAAGGCGTTCCGTTACTGTTATTTGTCTTCGATTTAATCGTGTTTTCATTTTTCGGATCATCGATCTCAGGTGCGCCGGCTGACTTATCGCTATTCTTACTCATTGTGAAAGAGGTCGCATGAACAGGGAACTTTTCATCAAAACCTTCGTCTTTTTCATATTCCATTAGGGATAAGTAAGCATCAGGATTCCATCCAGTCGCGGCTATCCAAGCAATAAGGCTACCTCGACCACTTGTATAAAGATCTTTCATGTTTTGGACTTTTTCTTTCCTGTTAACGTGAGTAAGAGGGAGGTAATAAACCTCAATATAAGAGCGAGGATCTTTGATGATATTGGCGTTTATCACCTTGTTAAACTCAATTTGAATTTGTTCTAACCAGGAGAATATTTGGGAAGAAACCATCTCGATATTGGTTTGTTGAGAAGAGTAGTTACCATCTTGCCCGTTGAGAGCAGAACCGGCAAATCCTAAATTTGTAGTAATTCGCTTAATGAGCTCGTCTTCACCTTTAACCTTCAAGAAATCCACATTGGTTTCTAACTTGTCTAATTTTGTTCCCGAAGCCAAGGAGAAGAACTTAACACCTTTAACGCTTCCTTTAGCAACTAATGCTTTTTTTATATTCTCATGCTGCTGTTCCTGTTGCTTCTGAGATAATGCAGATTTACCTTTTTGATCACCTTCAGGGAAAGTCTGATAAATTAAAGTGCTGTTGAGCTCATCTAAAATGTTCCGTTTAGTGTCAACAAAGTATTCATCATAAACCATATCAATAAATGCAGATAAACCGATTGGGCGTCCCCATTGATCTTCAATGTCGCTGCTTCCTTTAACAGCAATGGTCTTATTGTTATCAAGAACTAGCCATTTTCGATTTTGATCTTTCTTATAAGCCCTATAGCCTTGTCTAATTTCTTCTGGCCATCGTCTAAGCTTGAGCGATCTTCCGTTACTTGTGAACTTGTCAAAATAGGAAACATCAAAAGCTAACTGATAAGAGGAGTTTTTCCTGCCTATAATTTTGCAATAATCGAGAGGAAGGGGGAGAACGGAACAATTAAAGTCGTCAATAGCATTTGATTCAGTTATTGATCCGATCTCATTGTCACTTAGAGTAGTGGGGAAGGAATCATTCACCACAGAATCAAAATAATAAAAACCAGTGCCATATTTGCTGAGTTTTCCTAATGCATCCCTGACAGCACTTTTGTCGCCGATTTTTCTTAAAGCCAGGTTGAATCTTTGTTTGTTCGATTTGAAACTATCCACTTTACTTGATCCCAAAATAACTCTGTCTAAAGTAGGAAGGGCAACCATGTAGTCAATAACGTTTCTATACACGCCATTTGCGTTATAAAGCAATTTAGAGGCATCTCTAATCTGTTTATTATAGGCGTTGTGGTCTTTCAGCCATGATTTAACTTTGTCGTAAGAAATGCCGTTAAATAAATCATTAAAAAACAATGAATCAAGCGGCGCTAAATTCGTATTAAATTCATATGATGACTGTGGTTCAGGTGTAGTCATTATTCACCTCCTCAATCTCTAATTAAAAAAGAATCCAAATGAATACTCATCATCGGATTCTTCCTTTTCTAAAAATAAAGCTATGTAATACAGAGCATAAGCAATTGCACTGTACCTATCCTTATCAATTCTTTTTACAACTTGCTCAACAGTGAAAGAATTCTGTGTCTTTTTAATTCGGAGGTTTGCAACTTCATCAATGAACAATTGGGTTTGAATACATGCTGCCTCAATCATTACATCATCAGATATGCTTTTTTGGTTCTTGATGTCGTCATAGGACTTAAGCAACTTTAATTTTCCGGACTCTACATAATCCAGGAATTGAGTAATAATGTCTTGGTTAATACCTTGGGATTTTAGGTTATAAACGATTTCCGGCGAATTTGGAACATCTGGCTTTTGATCAGTGTTTATTGTAGCCCAGCACCCAAGTTCTTCATTTGTCTCCGGATCCGTAACGTCCTCTAATAACCGGTCGATTAAACCGCCACCGACTCCGTTTCCATCGACAATAACAGCTTTAACTCTTGAGAGGGAAGTATCTTGATTTCCTCCATAGTTTTTGAAAACTCTTTTTACCATGATTGATTGTTCTTTAAAACTCAATCCGTTTGGCGGCTCTATAATATTGACTACTTGAACTTGCCTAATGAGGTTGTTGCTGTTTCTGATAATCTTCAAAACGACGATAGCTGTTTTATTGTTTGATTCAGCTGCAGAGCGGGCTACGTCAACACCGATTACATATTCATATAGCAAGAAGTTCTTATTTTTATCTCTCGGGCAAGAAAGTTCAGGATGGGTAATTGTCCGAGCTTTGATCAATTTACTGATATTAATTAAAGCACCGTCACTTGCACCAATCCAATCACAAAGATAGTTTTGACGGAATCGAGTTACGTTCCCTTGTCGTGCTTTATTAATAACAGACATTTTTTGACGACCAAAGTGAATAGGAATACGCCAATCAGATCCGAATACAAAGGATCCTTTAAGGTCACCGGTTTCCTTAACCATCGTAAGGATTTTTTCATATTCATCTGAGTTTTTATATCCTGATGTAGAGAACCGGTTAATCTGACCATTTAATTCAGCGGGATCAATTTCGCCAGTCATGGTTGTGCGAGGGATGTTAAAAATCGGCTCGATAGCATCATCGTATAAATCTTTATCAATCAAGGCAGATTCTTCTAAGGAGCCACGTCTTCTACGTAAACCCTTAGAGGATTGGGCGTTTGCCAGGTTATCAATGATCGCCCCATTTTGAAATTCAACCCGACCACTGTCTTTTGAGAAGTTTTCACTCTTGATTTCATCTTTAATGGAAGGGTAAAACCTTAAAATTTCCTCATGCTTTTCTTTCCATATTTTTACCGCCGATTCCTTTGTGGAAGCGGTAATGGCTAATGTTACATTAGGGAAACAAATAGCTGTATGGTAAGCAACCATGATCTGGGTAAGCGTATTATGACTAACAAATCCATTACTTATAAATGAGTTGGTTAAAGGCATGTATAAATCATAAACGTAGTTCTCTGAGTCTTCTGTTTCAATTACTTTAGTATAATAGTAATTAGAATCATAAAGCTCTACTAAATGGTTGAATTCAACGCTATCTTTATTATCAAAACGCTCATTTTCATTTAATAATAGTGATAATTTTTCGTAAGTAAGTTCATTAGATCCTTTTAGAACATGATAAAATTTATCTCTAGTTTTACCTTTAGGATAAATCGCTATAATATTATCTTGCTGATAAGGGATGACATCTTTATTTGGATTACGATTTTTGTTACATATTGAAATAAGCTTTTCTTGCTTTCTTGAACAACTAAATCCAATTTCCCGTAAAAAAAGATCAATATTCTTTGTAGAAATATTGACCTTATAATGATAAGTATTAAATTTTTTATTTAGATACTTTTTTCTAAAAGAAATAATATCGAAGTTTAAAAGTAACAATTGAACTTGTTTACTCATTTTTTCTGATGCAGTGCAAAATTGTACGCTTTTATTTGTCACACATCCATCGGTATCAAAAAGACCTTGTATTGTTTTTGCAACAATATTTTTAGGTGCTTTTAGTATAATTTTAGGTATTTCCTTGCCAAAAGCATCTTTTTCTTCCAGTCCTAATTGTCTGAAAAATTCTCGAATGAGCTTACCGAATACGATAAAATTGATTCTATCTTTTTGCTTAACTGCAACACCTAATACGTTGTTAAAATAATCTATGTAATTATTTAATATATCTTCGTCTTCATTTGTAAAAAGTATTGAATTGTTTCTTGTCAAACAACCATCACCAAGAAGATAGCCAATAATTAATGCTAATTGTTCATCAATGCATTCAGGAATATTAAATTTGTTTCTTTCTACTTGCCATCTTCCTTGATTACTAAATCCATTTAAGAAATCATCAAAGTTTACATTTAGCTTTGTTTCATTCCCAAATACATTATTGTTTCTTGAAATAGGTAATAAATCCCCAACTTTAATTTCACTAGAATTTTTGTATCTTAGTTTTCCATCTTCACACATTACCAATACTGGGTGATTTAAACTTGCTTCCAAGTCATAGCCACCTTGAGTTTTGATTTTCTTTGTTTTCTTGAAACCACTTGATATACCGCCCATAGAAGTTTCCATTAGGCCATATCTGTTTTTCATTGAAATTTTATGTATTGTTTCAACTTCAGATTCTTTTTTTTCGTAATTGAATAGTTCGCCAATTTCTACTAATCCATTTTCAGTGAATAGAATTGTGTCTCCTGCAACACATTTTGATCCGCCACGTGGAATGCAGAAGTAATTCTGAGGGAAGCGACTGAGGGTTCTCATCATAACTCTTTGGTATAAATCCAACTCAATTCCGCCGACTTCAGGTTTCAACATATCGTAAAAAATGTCTGGATAAAAACGAATAAATGAGGTGAACTCAGCCCACTTGGAGATATTCTTTCCAATGAGGTTTGAATTGTCATCTGGATTCAGAGGAGTTTCAAAAGCTGCGTCGTAAATATCTGTTCTGTTTTTTGTGTGCTTCTTGTTTTTTGAGGTAAAGTTTTTATAACTAGCCATTACTCTTCATCACCTGTGTCATAAAGAGGTTCTTTGTACACATTCTCTAAATCTCTGAACACATTGTTACGAGCACTCTTCAGTTTATCAATTTCTTCAGGCGACAATCCTTTTGATTTGAAGTCCTCTTCGAGCATTTCATCATAAAAGTGGTAAATGTCTTTGTAATCGACTTTTTCCTTATCTTCAAGCCTTCTGTAATAATTTATAATCGCCCAAATGATGAGATCAGCGTCATCATATGGTTGAGCTGCTAAACGAGGGAGAAGGGGGATAATGCCCAATTCTGTTTCAACGGCTTCAAATAATTGAGAAAGTACATCGACACCACCACTGATATCGCTCTTACTTAACTGAGATACATTAATTTTTGCATCTGTAGCTGCTTTTGAAGCTAATGAACCCCATTCTTTAGCTTCTTTTACATCACCTTTAGCAGTTGCTAATTCCTCTTTTACACGAAAACGAATATATGAAAGCAAGCCTTCGGTATGAAGTGTGGTTTTTTCTCCGTAATTTCGAATAAGTTTATTGTATTTTCTTTCAAACTGACGGTACTCATCAGGGGTGTAACCAATTCCCCATTTATCAATCAGGTCATCTGAGATTTCAGGTGGGCTAGCACCAGAATTGTTTGTAGGCGTAGATTCCTCTATAAGTGGATTCTCTGGTTGTCTTTCAAAAACACTGTCTTTATAACCAGTACCGTTAAATTGCTTCAATGAATTAGCCATTGTCATATAAGCGCTAAATGTATCTGTTTTTCTCTTTTCAGCTTGTTCCCAATACAACGGATCAAATTTAACATCAATCTGTTGTAAGACTGTATATATTGATTCAATATTGTTGTAATCAATGTTTTTCTTCAAGCAAGTCTTGCAAATAGGGACTTTTCCAGTCTTCTCATACAGACTGCTTCGTGAATTATAGAACCCTGACTCTTTGTCCTTTTCTTTCTGACAAGCAGCACAGATCAATTTTTCCTTTTCTTTAGCTTTTCTTGGCATTGGTTCACCTCCGAATAATTGGTTCAAAAACACGTTTTATAAAACGCCCAGCAATAGAGCGAAAGAGGGATCGCAATCATCACTAGGCGTTCTAAAAAGGTGCTTTTAATTCTTCGTAAAATAATTACAAATTTTCTTTGATTTTTCCTTTTGTTATGATGTTAAATATAAATACAGATAAGGAGGAGTCATAATGAAAATAGAATTATTCTGTTCAGTTTGCGATAATAACAGCCCTGTAGAAGTAGAGGTTAATGAGACTAATATGTATGAACTAACTTGTAGCAAAGGGCATAAAAGCAAATGTTTTGTTCAGGTGCAGAAATTTGAATTACTCTTTGAATTAGGAACCTATGCTTTGCTCGATGGATATACAAGGGAAGCCGTATCGAGTTTTGCCGTGGCGATAGAGAGATTACACGAATACTGTATTAATATCTTAATGATAAAAAATGGAGCTTCAAAAGAACTCAGAGAACAAACATTTAAAATGGTATCTGTAAATTCAGAAAGACAATTAGGCGCTTTTTATTATCTTTATGTAAATGAGTTTCAAGAGCCCCCTGAACAAATTTCAAGGACTAGGGTTACATTTAGAAATGCCGTTACCCATAAAGGGAAAATACCTACATATGATGAGACAATTGAATATGCTGAGTATGTCTTTGGATATATGATTCGATTGTTGCAAAAACTTAGATCGATGGAGAACATCAGTACCCATGAACTCCAACATTACAATGATTATCAGTTACCCCCTTATGACTGTAAGGATACATCTCCGAGTAATATTCCTAGCGGAAAGGTGGTAATATCAATGATCGGCACCTCAAGTGGAAACAAAGATTACAGTGACAAAGACTTCAAATTGCAATTAGAACAACTAAAACAAAGAGAAAGATGGTTATATAACTGATCTCCCCTTTTAGCGACACCTCGGTGTCGTTTAATTTTTATAATGGTTATAAGTAGTCCTCATTTCATTCACTACATTCTTTGCAACAGTAATCATTACAGTCCCGATGGAGGGATCCGCATTCAATACAACACTCGCACCATGACATACCGCAGAGGTCACATATCCAAATTAAGATTTCGTCATCTATCCACATATTTTTTTCTCCTTGTAAATGACCATGATGCTTATATGGATTAATTTAATATGTAATCGTATTGAATAGTCCGGCCTTTGCCAGACTCATAAATTGATAGGTTTGCTCCAGCTTTTGCACCTGTCATTAAGCTGTCACTGTATTCATCGGAACCCATAACGGAAGGGAGTTGTATAACTTGGATATTATGAGTGGTTGCTTCACCTACAGTGAGCATATTCCCGTGGTGGAAGTGGGAGATGTACATGTAATCGTAGAATTTTCGTTTCATCTGTGAGATGTCACGAATAGCGTTCTTTTTGTTTTTAATCTGGTGTCCGTGACAAGCAACAATTTCAAATTCAAGTAATTTAAAATCTACGATTCCTTCGTCGTATAAAGGAACTTCAATACGCTCATTGTCTTTGAGTACGTCATGGATATAAGTAGCGATAATACGCTCTACATCTTCTTTAGGCATTTCCGAGCGATTTGTATTATGTAATCTTAGTTCAGTATGATTTGCAGAAGGGATATGTATGTACTTAATTTTGACGTGCTTAGAAAGCTCTAAAAGCCATTCAGCTTTGTACCTAGAGTATTTAATCACTTGATCAATAAAACCGTACTGAAGGGCAGTTAATTGCGATACGCGCAATGCCATACCTTCAACACTATCAGCACCATTTAACACGACCAGCTCATCTAAATTTTCTTTGTGAATGTACTCAATAGTTTCAGAAAGAATTTGATTCATACGTTGTAGATATATTTGTTCGTTGTATTCATTGTTGTTGCTTTTAAATTGCTTCCCGAAATGTTCATCTCCAAATCCTAGCACTGCAGCTCTTTTTGTTTCGCTTCTTTTCAATGGATAGAAGGAAGGCGGAGGAAGAGTGCCTACTTTCTCAATTGCTTCAGTTACATTTTCATATAGAAGCTCTGTTCGTCCTTTGACACGTGTGCTTTTATGTATTTCATGCTTTACAGCTTGAAGCTTCTTTCTCTCTTCCATGATTTCAACCTTTTTCATTTCCAGTTCTAGGAGAGAAGAGTTTGATTCAGCTGACATTTCTTTTTGGTATTCAACCCCCTCAATGAAGTTGTTGAACCATTTTCTATAAGCTGATTCGCCTTTAGATTCGCCGGTTTCTTTGTTTATTAATTCTTTGATTTCTTCCCAATTAAGATTATAGATGTCTTTATTAGAGCAAATTCTAATTTTCCATTCTTTAAGATTTTCATCTGAGTGACGCTTTGTTTGAATAGGATCGATCATTTAGTCACCGCCTTACTCTACGTCTTTAACAGGAAGTTCATTTTCTTCTTTTATGGTAATTGAAACATTTTTGCCGTTAAACTCTGAAAGAATTTCTTTGAAATCATATGTATATTCAGCTTCTTTAGTTTGTTCAGTAACTTCCATTACGTCCATATCAAAATAGCCTTTTACATTAATTTGATGTACTTTTTTGCTTGCCATTTAAATTCCTCCAATATGTGTTTTATTTACGTACAATAATCTCCTTCGGAAGCCCGATGATCCGAAGCATCGGTAACGTCCGAAAAGGGGATATAAAGGAGATGAAAAGATAAGTCGGATAGGCGTTGGGGAAACGCCCGAAGGAGATTATTGATAACTTGCGTATCGAAAGGCTCGGAAGCACATTCCGGCTGATCGGTCTTGAAACGCAAGCACAAAAAGACCTTCTAACGATTTAGATGGCCTTGTTCTGATTACATTCTAACCCCGTTTCATCTACGTTAGTAGCTCACGTAGGGAACGCAAGCCTTCGGATCGACAGGGATTACGCTGATTACGGGTTCAGCGATTGAAACCTTTGTAGTCGACAAACTATAAGTAAGTCGAAAATAACAAAAGACGTCATAACGACGTCTTCAGGAACTCCTTGTACATCATGGTACATGAGCATAAAAGGCTGGTTATCGCTGTGCGAAATCCAACTGTCTCCTTCTACACATGGCAGATGAGCTATGACAACAAATAATACACGCTTTCCGGTATGTGTTTACAGTTCCTATTGCTTTTACATCTTATATATCAAGTTTTTATGTTACTTGCCAACTGCTCATCCCTTAGAGTCTGAGAGTCAAGAAGAAAATAATTTTAGAAGGAAAGACCCTAATAAGCCTTCTCAATGGCATTTTTTAATGCTCTTGTCGGGTTACACGCCGTATTGAGAAACAAAGCGTCTCAAACGATCGCCATTTATTTTGCACAGTTTTCTTTGACCCGTGTAAGGAGGTATGTGCATGGGAAAGGTAAGTCTCCATTCAGAACATTGAAGGAGAAGTAGCGGAGAAGTAGCGAATATGTTACTAAGTGAAATTGAAAAGGCAAGACCGAAAACAATCCTTTCCTGCAAAATGGGAGCGGTGATCAAGCGCCCAAAAACCATTACGAGGGTATATAATTACAAAAAACCTCGCTAACCGGAAAAAATTTTGATGACCGCATAATAAGCATCAAAGCTTACAAGGGCATTATTTAAAGGGAAGGGAGACGCATCTACCTTACCTAAGTGCAAGCCGAAGCTATACACCGCAATTAATATTCAGGTTATATGCCACCCATAATAAGGCCCTGATGGGATTCAGTCGCAATTTATATTAATGCGTTTAGCCCGATAATAGCCATTTACTAGTCTCCTTAAGATACAGGCATCAGAGTTAACCTCGTAACCCTCATAAATGGCCATTATCCGACTAACCACAATGACCAGTTGTAGCTGTAAAGTCGAATTTAATGCTTTTGTTCGTTTGAAAGTGAGAATAGACATGTTTAGAAAAAGCTTAATCCACGAAGGGGCAATACCCCGCTAATATTCACTTATCCGAAATCCTGGCATTCCAAGTCCTCAAACAAATGAATATTAGCCGAGAACTGATATCCCACATATCAGTAATCAGCTTATTATTGACGACACCCCCATGCCATCAATAAAAGAACTCTAATTTATCAACCTGGAGATGAATGCGGGAGAGGATTTGCACCTCTCATGAACGGATTTCAACAACCGTTAGCCAAATCGACTATTATGTAGCCCCGTAGTCTACTTCACAGTACCGTCCTTATGTTCGTCTAAGCGTCTACCTGTTCCGCCACCACATTCATAGGTTAAAGAGGGGAGAGATACCAGTCCTTCACTTATATTATTAAGCTTTTACTGCGTCTTTTAGAGCTTTTGCAGCCTTGAAGGCAGGTGCCTTTGTAGCTGGAATATCAATTTCCTCACCCGATTGTGGATTTCGCCCTTTACGTGCTGCACGTTCACGAACTTCAAACGTTCCAACTCCTGGAATCTTGATTGATTCACCTTTTGCAAGTGTTTCAACGATCACATTAAATACTGCTTCTACTTTAGGCGCAGCTTCTTTCTTAGTAACTCCTAATTTCTCTGCAACTTCTCCAACAAATTCTGTTTTGTTCATGTTTTAATTCCTCCTAGTGATATTGTTTATTTTTGTGTTAAAATATAATTACGGTATCGTTTGTGCTTCTTTTGAAAAAATGGGAGACGTACTCACCCTTATATGTGGAAATTAGCTTTCTTTCTCCCTTATGGCGATTATCTCAAAAGGGGCTTTCAGACCAGTCATATCAAGGGTTCAAGGCGATTTTTTTGTTAAACTTTTTCCGGTAAAATCGCTGTACCCCTTGGGGGAGTAAGGCTCAAGGCACTTTCTATTTTATCGCTTTTTTGCTTTATACTTTTTATCAGCTATTCTTCTTTGCTCCCTTTTGGCATTTTGAGCACACTTTTCGCAATACTTTTTCTTATTGGACTCACTTCGCAAAATCTTGGAGCATCGAGCACATAATCTAAGTGTGGCTTGGTTTTTAATTAAGTTATTTAAAATAACATTTCCAAAGCACTCCCACAATGTTGATTTGAATTTACTTTTCTTTTTATATAAATGCTTAACCAAAACATCAGTAACATATTGCTCGTCGCTATGAATCTTCAATAATCTGTCTTTAATGACCTTATAAACATAAAGTTTTTGTCCAGGCTTAATGTCTTCAACATTCATGAGCCATTTTTTGTTCTGGTCTAATCGTTTGTATTCACTAATAATTGCATCGTCCAATTTAATATCCTTGTTCTTAAGAAGGAAACGATAATCGAACTTTCCTGCAACAGCTGCGAAATTAATTCGGTCAGAAGGGATAATGGAGTCTAACTTATTTACTGTGCTTTCATTAATTAACTCAACGCTATGTTCTTCTTTATCCTTTGCATTGATGAAGAAGTGGGGGACTTTATTTTTTATGTAATCTTTAATTTTTTCATCAACATGATCGGGACGGGTAGGCATGAATAAGGTTTTTGCAAAATCAATAGTGAAGTTATTTTCCATGCATAACCATTTGATCACATCCAGATTTATATTGTCGCTGTTCCATATCTTAGTGATGTTGTTGCTGTATTCCCCGATATTGATCCCATAAGCAAGAGTTAGTGCTTCATATATGTTCCTGCTATTAATCTCTTGTTTTTGTGCTACTGACATTTCATAATACAAAGGAACGATGTTCTCCATATTACGCTTGGCAATATTGACGATTAACTCATCAGAAATAATTAAGGCCTTATCCCCGTCATTGTCAAACTGCAGCAACTTAGATATCGGATCATGAATGCTTGTGTAAACACCTGGGGTAATAAACCACTTTTCATATTCCTCATCTTTTTTGTTCCACCTAACACCATGCTCTCTGAATAGGTGAGGGGAGCGGAGGATGTCAATATACCCTTCATCATATAAAGAACAATGGACATCATTTCCTGAAAGTAGTCCTTTTGGATTCTGGATATTCAGAAATAACTTTTCGCAGAAAGCATACAGATCAGGACATAAATATGTATAACGAGCACCATCCACAAGCAATTTTCCTGATTTGGCATCTTTAATCATGCTTTTCTTTTTATTTTTAATAATTTCTTTCGTGTGATCATCATTAAGAAGTTCTGGATATAGAAGTAAAGCGTCCTGAAGAGCTGTCCGATGTTTCTTTTTCTCCGTAGCTCCAAGAACTCTTAACATGGTCTCTTTATCAGTTCCCAATGTGGTTATCTCTTTTACAGTCTTTGAGCTCATTTGAATTAATTCTTCATCGGAGATATCTGTAAGTGTCTGGAGCATTTGATAAGTAAGCTTTCCTTCAACAGAAGGATCTTCTGCGTTGAGTTTTGCCCCTAAGCATCCATATTTTTTATAATTGCCTTGATATTCTTCCCACGATGAATAATACTTCCACATTTTAAACTGACTTTTAGTGAAGATAATTTGAACATCATCTTTCACCATGTCCCATTCCTTGCCGTATATATCAGTTACTTTAAAAGCTTTGTTTTCCTCAGCAAATTTACGAAAATCAAAAGGGACTAATAAACCCTTTACCCATGGGAGTCTGACCATGAAGCTTTTACGACTTAGAATGGGGAGTATCATTCCGCAGCCATCTGTATGTTCAATGGGAATGTTCATTGTTTTTCGTGTGATCTCGTAGGTGTCTCGATCAATGTAGTCAACGAGACTCGACACATCAGTTTCTAAGTCGTTAACAACAATCGCTTTATCAATATCAATCTCCCAAGGGCTACTGGCACTGTTAGATAAGGCCATATAGCTATTCCATTTGTTAATGCTGCTCCCACCAAGGGAATTAATCTTTTCAATGCTCAAGCCACAGGTCAAAGCATCCTGATACTTATCGTAAGTGCTTTTTTTTATGAAACATGACTTCTTTGTGCGAATTTGACCCGCACTGCTTGTGAAATAAACGTATTTCTCATTGTTATGTAAAAATCCTTTGTCAATAATGTCTTTCAATACCTCAAAATGATAAGTCTGGACAACCATGATTTCTTCAGAAAGGGTGTTTTCTTTAATCCCGAGGGTTCGAGTTAACACTGAATCAAATAATGAAATCACTTTGTTGTCTCTTAAACTGTCAGTTCGAAGTGTTCTTATGTCATTATGTTCATCGAATGCGGAATAGAGGCATTCTTTAAGGTATGTAATTCTTTGCGAAATGTATTTCTTATGTCTATTATGTACACTATCTAATGTCTTAAGATAATCTCTGTATCTATAAGACTTCAAAATCCTATTATGTAATGAATTTTCTTTGTCATTATAAAATGCTGATGTGTCCACACTGTATATGTGAACTTGCTTAGACAATCCATCCTTTTTTCTTTTCAACCAATCCCCTCCGTATATTTTATTTTTACTCTAAAAGTGCTTAATATTCGCTATTAAGATATTGATTTACTAAACTTCGATATGTAAAGCTTTGTTTATTAATCTTTCCGTACCATTTGTAATCCTGATAAAGGTATTCTTCTTCGGGTGTTGCTGTCCCATCGACTACTTTTCCCTCAATAAACCCCATTAAATGACTAAATAAATACTGCTTTTTCATCTTACACCTCCATACTATTTTATTTTTATTCTTAAAATGATTAAAATAAAGACCACTTCATGTGGTTGTGTTTTTATTATATATTTTATTTTTACTCTTGTAAACATAAAAATCCAAAGTTAATTGGATTTAATTTCGATTAATTCAAAAAGATCGTCAACTTTACAATTTAGAATATGTGCCATCAATAAAAGATTGTATGTACTAGGGAGGACGGTTGCAAATCCCTCGCTGTCATTTTTACACCATCTAGATATACTTGCTCTTTCAGCTTTTATTTGCTCTGCTAACCAGCCTTTTTCGATACCTTTGCTGCTTAGAAATGAATCCAACTTACTTTTAACCCTATATTCCATTTAAATCATCCTTTTGCTGTTTGAATAAATTTTATAAAATGACTGGTTTACATACAAGCAGAGTGTGATTATTTGCATTAAGATACAAAAATATTTGCATTTAAATGCAAATAAACAATATAATAATCGTATATCAACCAAGATATTTCAAAATCATCAGATATTAAGGAGGGGTTACATGGATACTTATTTTGATTCAGTCATTGACAACTTAACTCGAAATGATTTGTATATTCTAGGCTTATTAAGCGATGAAGGGGCTGATTTAAAGTTTAAATCAATTAGGAAAAAAACCATTCAAGCTAAAACTCAACTAACTGATGCTACTTTTAGAAAGAGCATTGATCGTCTGGAAGCCTTGCAGTTTATTAATATAGTGAAAAACAGTAAAGAGCATACAATTTTTATTACTCAATATGGTCAAGAAGCTTTGAGTTATCAATTAGAAGGGGAGAGGGTTTGATGTTTGGATTTATTGGAGTTGGTCAGGCCGGTGGAAGTGTAGCAGATGAAGCGATGAAGAGAGGATTTCATTCTGTCGCAATAAATTATTCACGTTCAGACCTTAATTCATTGGTCAATATTCAAGATAAGCTTCATCTGGTAGGGACAGAAGGAGTAGGTAAAGACAGAAGCGCAGCAGCGAAACATATGAAAAATAACTGGGAGTCCTCAATTGAGTTTATAAAGAATACAATGGAAAAACCTTCAGTACAAGTTATTTTTGTTGTTTTCTCTGCAGCTGGTGGAACCGGTTCAGGGGTAGCTCCTATATTATTAGAATTGTTAAACGAATGTCTTACTCATAAAACAATAGTTGCTGTACCAATCCTTCCTGACAACAATGAAGTATTGGTTAACCAGATGAATTCACTGGAGTTGCTTGATGACTTATCTATGCCAGAGACATGTGTTTTACCTTTGGATAATCAAATGGTTTTGAGTAAATACGAAGGAAAGATTTCTGAGAGTAGACTATACAAGGAAACAAACAAGAGGTTCCTTGATTTAATTGAAGTTTTGCTCAATTACACAGACAGAGGATCAAAAATCAGCACTTTAGACAGGAAGGATTTAAATCAGCTTTTTGATACACCAGGAATCATTACTATTGCTCAAACAGACCTCACTGAATTTACAAATGAGGGTAAGTATTTTGATAAGCTGCATGAAGATATACAGAAATCATGGAACAATTCGATATTCACTCCAGTTGAGTTTACAAATGTGATGAGAGCTGGAGTTATTCTGGATGTTCATGAATTCTTAACAGAGCATATTTCGTATAATGAGCTGTTTAATGTCTTTGATAACAAGATGCCCCTAGACTTATTTAAAGGACATTATGATAAAGGTAATAGGGCGATAACGATCCTTAGCGGATTAAACTGGATCAATGAGCGGATGAAGCGGTTAGATGATTTAATTGAAAATGGGAACACTGAGATTAAAGAAACAACTGTTTATAAAGCTAAGAATCGACGTAGAGAGGATTTATTTAAACCGAAGAAACTGGAGAACAGAGAATCGAAAAAGACCTCGTATATGGAGGCACTGAAGAGATTAAAGCGCTAATTTTAAAGGAGGCTGCCTACTAAGGTGGCTTTTTTATTTTGGTTTTTAATGACCCCCTTGGTGATCGTGAGCTAAAAAAGTGCTTATCGTAAATGAAGATCGGAAAGGGGTAATTAGTTGAAATAGCAATGTTTTAGGGCTGTCAAAGGGGACAGTAGGTGTTTTGTGATCGTAAAACGTAGGAAGGAGAGAGGGAAAGGTGTCGTTCAGTTAAAAATCTGATGAAAAAGGGGAGAATAAGGGGTGGAAAAACATTGATATTATAGGCTTTTACGATAGCGATTACGATGCGAAAATAGGCTGAAAAATGGGAAAGTGAAAAAATAAGTTGGGTGTGGAAATGGAAGTGCTAGGGGTACATTTGTTCCTGTTTTTTGGCCTTTAGATGTTAATATACCCCCTATATATTGGTATTAAATTCCCTATATAAGATACGTTATGTAGGGTTTTTATGATTTGGCTGATAAATTTGCACAACTAACACAATTCCAAATGAAAAACAATATTTATTTTTGAAAAAATAATTAAGTGGTCAATTTAAAACTGAATACCCATTCATTAAAAATAATCGTGTGTATAACGAAGGGAAATGAATCGAAGTGTTATCTATCCTATACAATTTTTCATCTAATCCACACACCTATTTTATATTCACTCTAATCATATTCCTTCATCTCATTACATCCACCATTACATATCCTCATCTTGCCTAATCATCTCTATCCGTTTCCTTCACCACACATCATATATCCATAACACACTAACCATGCATCATCAGAAGCGTTCTAATACACCTATAATCAATTTTAATTTAATCATAGTATCATTGGTATCCAATCCACATACACGACTTATACAGCCTATAAACACCCATAAATAATGTCCGAAATAATTTAAAAAAATCCGTTTTAAGAGTAAAAATAAAATGACTTTGTAGGAAAAATGTGCTATAATAGAGTTATAGGAAAGGAGGTGAAAAGAGTGCTTGAGAAAGTGGGTATAACAATTGCTTTCCTTATTCCTATCACGGTTTTAATCATCAACTGTTTAACGATAGCTGAGAAGATTCAAAACCTGATGAAGAATAAGAAAAGCAAAAAGAAAAAGCGTACACGCAAGCGCCTCCGTAGCAAGAGACAACGCAAACGTATACGCAGATAACACGCTAAAGGGGATTAATTCCCCTTTAGTCACTACCCATATTATAACATGGACAAGCACTTTGTAAACATGAAACGATTCTCATTGTGGTTTACGAACATTACATTTGTTGTTTTATTCTTGTTGTTTCTGTTCATCAAAGATTATTTCAGCAGCGGAATACAGTCGCTTATTATGATTGTTTTTATTGTAACATGTAGTATTATTATTTTGTTATGGATCATTTACTTTGCTTTACGCAAGAAGATAAACAAATGTAACTAACAAAAATGTGTAAAAGAAAGGAAGACCATCAAATGAACATGAAAAATGTAGATCAAAATACAGAAGTCACTTTTACACTGTCAATTGGTTATGCAGGAGCAACTAGAGAAGAGACATTTACACTCGAACACTTGGGATGGAATGGGGAAACGGGATCTGACTTAGTAAGGTTCCTCGATGACGCTCATGATGCTTGGCAGATAAACTATGTGGATGCTGGATGGTACATTGAGGAATAATAAATTTTACCTTCAGTAATCTCGCATTTACAATGGTGTTAAACATATTTTAATGACAAGGACAATTCATGAAGACGTTTAGTAATCAAATGAAGAAAGAATCAATAATTGAATTTCATATATGAGAAGGAGCGGTAAAACATTTATCCGTTCCTTTATTTTTAATATTAAAGGGGGAAGTCTGTATTTATTATGAATAAAATTAAAATAATTGATTCCATAATGGGGTCGGGTAAGACAAGTTACATGATTCTAAAGATGAATGAAGCACCCAAAGAGGATAAGTTTATTTTTATTACACCTTATCTTGATGAAGTAAAGAGGATAAAGGAAGCGTGTCCAGAAAAGAAGTTTATTGAACCTAAGATACACAGCGTTAACGGAGAAACATTTTATAAGCTGGATTCATTGCATAAACACCTTTCAGATAATAAGAATATAGCAACTACACATGCACTCTTTAAGATGGCAAATGAGACAACAAAAGAACTCATCTATTCAGGTAATTATACTTTGATACTGGATGAAGCAATAGAGGTTGTAAAGCAGTTAAATATATCTGCAGATGACCTGGATATGTTATTTAAAAATAACTGGATAATAAATAAAGACGACCGAATAATTTGGAACATGGAACAAGAAAAGAATATGCAAAGGGAATATGATGGAGAGTTTAAACACTTGAAACAGCTTGCATTAAATAACAATTTAATATTACATAATGATTCAGTCATACTCTGGAACTTTCCTGCTGACATATTCAAATTGTTTAAAGAAGTATACAACTTAACATATCTGTTCGATGGGCAGTTACAGAAGCATTATTATGATTTAAACAATATTCCTTATGAGAAATATATGATTAAAAAAGATAAGGGAAAATATAAGTGTGTGCCCTATGATTCAGCAGCAGATAAGCACATTAAGGATAAAATTAAAATGAATATAAATGTATATGATGGTGATCTTAACAAAATCGGTGAAGACAAATACTCTTTATCAAAAGGATGGTACAGAAATAAAAGGGTTTTACATAAAAGACTGCAGAATAATATCCTGAATTACTTTCAGAACATATGTAAGTCTAAATCAAACTTTAATATGTGGACAACGTTTATTGATTATAAACCAAGGCTTTCGGGCAAGGGATATACTAAGGGGTTCATACCATGTAATATCCGGTCTACAAATGAACATAGTCATAAAAATACACTGGTTTATGCTATTAACCGTTATTGTAATCCATTATTAGTTGAATATTTTAGCTCTAAGGGTGTTAAAGTTGATGAGACTTATTTTGCCCTTTCAGAAATGATTCAATGGATATGGAGAAGCAGCATTAGAAATAATGATTCGATTTCAATTTACATTCCATCAAGAAGAATGAGGTCAATGTTTATTAATTGGTTAAATAATGATTTATAACCCTTATTGCAAATAAAGCAATAAATCATAAAAAAAAGTCAACTGTCCCAAGGGTTTGAGGGGTGTGTCCCTTAAAGGGGAAGAGGGGTAATAATTAAATAAAAAAATAATAAAATCGTCCGTAAAGAAAGTGCCTTTACGGCCGTCTCGTTTCAGCAAGCTGAACCTCGATAATATGTTTTTCTTTTTTTAGAATAAAAATAAAATAAGTATTGAGTATTTAAAGTGATCATGTTAAAATTAAATCAAGTCAAAGGATTACATACTTTCAGAGTAAAAATAAAATTGTAATAAAGAATGGAGAGGTTGAAAATGACAGCTGTTTTAAGAATTAACGAAGAGTTAAACGGGATTGAACTTTATTTTGATAGTAAACCAAAACAAGAGGTTTTAACTCATCTTAAATCAAACGGTTTTCGATACTCTGGATTCAAAAAATGTTGGTGGAGCAAACGGACAGAAAAATCAATGCAGGTCGCTAATGGTGTCACTAAACAAGAAATCTCATCTTCTAATACAATCACAAAAACCAAAAAGAAAGCTAAAGGTGTAAAAATGAATCTGTGGGATGCAACACAATGGAGTGAAGTAGAAGTAAATAAGGAACAAGAAGTAAAAGAAATGGCAAAGGAAATAAGAAAGCATTTAAGACAACGTTTCCCACAATGCAAATTCTCTGTTACTACTGGGGGAAGCTATTTACATAGCACTATTAACATCACAATCAAATCAAGTCCTTATGAAAAAGGCTCAGCTTATTTGACTGCGATTTATGATTATTGCAACAGTCTTTTAAACAATTATCGCCATTGCTACAGCCCAGCAGATCCATACACTGATTACGCAGGTAGCTACAATTTCTATGGTCGTGTTTCATTAGATTGGGAATACACAGTGACAGAACAAACAGAAGAAATTAAAGAAGATATGACACTGTTTGATTCAAAGATGGAAGAATTCGACAGAGCCGAGAAAGCGAGAAAAGAAAAAGAACTTCAGGAATATTTTAAAGAACAAGAAATCAAAAATGCTGAATATAAGAGACAGCAACAAGAAGAAAAGAAACAAATTGAAAATATCTATAGCAGAATTGTAGTAAAACAATTGAACGAAGAACAACAGTATTTTGTTATTGATTCACAGTTCGCAAACTTAAATAAGAATAGCACACTTGATCAATATAAAGATGAGGTTACCAAAGGAGATTTTACTCTCGAAAATGTAAAAATTACAAAAGAAGTGCATTTCAATACTGAAGAAGCTTTAAACAACTTTTCTAACATGCTTTTAAATGATTTTGATTTTCTTGCGGAAACCGGTGGAAGCTTTACGGAGGACAACAGAATCAACTCAATGATTGATTATTACATTATGGACGATCTAGAAAAGAACACAGTCAAATGGAATTTATATGGCGTAGGAGTGTACTACGGCGGGAAATTGCAGTTTGTTATAGACGCTCAAGGCTATTCTTATGCGAGATATGTTGGCTTAGTGGATAATGCCAAAATTGAAAAGTCGATTTCTCATAAACAAGCGGTAAAAGATGAAGAATTGCAGGAGTTAAAACATCAAGCGGGAAAAATAGAAGATCTTTCTAGCTCAGTCATTGAAGAATTAAATATATTTGCAACCTGGAATAATGAAGACTGGGACAAATATAAAGCTTTACTCAAAGAAAAATTGAAATTGAATAATTTAAAATTGAGTAAAAATGTTATCCAACAAGCAGATACAGAAAAATTAAAAACTGCTTTATACAGAATTCTCCATGAAGTTGACAGTATACAAGAACAATTTAAAAATGCTGATTTTGAAAAAGGTGAAAAATATACTCTGTTTTACATATCTGATCTTGGATCTTTAATTACTGAAAGAATAACGTATGACAGTTGCCAGTCAACTAAATATGCTCAATATGATAATGCAGTGAAGTTGACATACCGGCCTGAAAATAAAAGAAATTTATATTACCGACACTTCTATTCAGAATTATTGATGTTCAAAGGATGGCACTCGCTGCCCGAAACAGTGTTGAATAATGTAGAGGTTAAACCAGATGGAACTAAAATAATTCACAGTAAGTACTACTCGTGTGACAAAAGACAATTTGACGAGGTTTTAAATTACTTAAATCATAAAAGCTTCAAACCTTTAATCAATACTTATAAGTCTAATCTATGAAATAAGAGGGGATGGGAAAGCATCTCATTCCCTAAAAAGGGGAGAACAAAAAATGTTTAAAGATAATCCGGATTTTTATCCAACACCACCACGGTTAATCCGAAAAATGACATCTAAAGTAGAATGGAAGTACATAAACTCTGTTCTGGAGCCGTCAGCAGGCAAAGGGAACGTAGTAGAAGCCATTTACACTCAATTTAAAAACACCAACAACTATAGAAGGAATTCGAAATATGACATTGATACAATTGAACAAGATGAAAACTTACGGCACATACTTAGAGGCAAAGATTACAGAGTGATAGCAGATGACTTTTTAACGTTTAACACTTACAAGAAGTATGATTTGATTTTTATGAATCCACCTTTTAGTAGCGGTGTTAAACATTTATTAAAGGCGATTGAATTAATTGAAAAGCAACAAAGATCTGGCCAAATTGTTTGCTTACTAAATGCCGAAACATTAAAAAATCCGTATTCAAATGACAGGAAATTTCTTATACGTAAGCTAGAGGAAATAAATGCAGAAGTTGAATACATTCAAAACGCTTTTTCGAACTCTGAGCGAAGCACAGAAGTTGAAACGGCGTTAATATACATAAGCATTGAAAAACAAGAATATAACAGCGTTCTAATAGAAGAATTGAAAAAAGATGAGTCCCATAAAATTAGTGCCGATTATAAAGCAACACAGTTAGTGAATGCAGACTTTATAAAAGGAATTGTAGAACAGTTCAATTATGAAATCAAAGCGGGTTTAAAATTAATCAATGAATATAACAGTTTAAAACCATTAATGCTGCATAGTTTCAATGATGACAGTACTCCAATATTGATGCTGCTAATTGATAAGAATACCGAAGAAAATGACATAGAGAATGCATATATAAAACAAATTAGGGCGAAGTATTGGAATACGTTATTTAACAATGATCAATTTATGGGGCTCTTCACAAGCAACCTGAAACAAAAGTACTTGCAGCACGTTGAGGAATTAAAAGATTATGACTTTTCTTTGTTCAATATCTATACATTAAGAATTCAGATGAGCAAAGAGATGACGCAGGGCGTAGAAGATACAATACTTAATCTTTTTGAAGAATTTAGCCACAAGCATTACTATGATGAATCATCAAAAAATGTGCACTTATATAATGGGTGGAAAACAAATAAATCATATAAAATTAATAAAAAAATAATTATTCCATTGAACGTGTATAGCTGGCTAGATGGTCGGTATAATCCAACAGATTATAAGGTCTTAGAAAAGTTGAAAGATATCGAAAAAGTTTTCAATTATCTTGACAATGGATTGACAGAAGATATAAATATTGTTGAAACTTTAAAATTAGCTGAGCATTATGGGGAGACGAAAAAAATAGAGTTAAAGTACTTCTATGTAACTTTTTATAAAAAAGGGACATGTCACATCGAGTTTAAAGATACGGAAATTCTGAAGAAATTTAATATCTTTGGCAGTCAAAAGAAAAATTGGCTTCCTCCTTCATATGGCAAAGTGAAATATCAGGATATGACAGCAGAAGAAAAAGACGTAATCAATGATTTTGAGGGTGTGCAATCTTACAGCGAAACGGTAAATAACGCTTCTTATTATATCCTGGATACATCGAAGTTTCTCATGCTAACATCATAATACGCACTTTTAGAATAAAAATAAAATAATTATTGATTATTTAAAATAGTCATGATATACTTAAATCAAGTTAAAACAACAGCGTAACATACATATTTTAAGAATAAAAATAAAATATTTAATATTAAAAGGAGAGATTAAAATGTTTGAAATTCCTTGTAAAAAGTGTGGCGGTAGAGGGGTAATCCCTTACTACAGACATATAAACGGTGGCGAATGCTTTGACTGTAGTGGGTCAGGAATCGAGGAAGTATCGAAAGAAGAATATGACGCATATTTAGAGAACGAGAAGTTCAAAAAAAGGGTGAAGGAAAAGGGAACTTTTGTTGTCTTCAATAAAACAACAGATGAATTTGAATATTTCAACTCGTTGAAAGAAGTGATTGGAAAATATGGAAACTTGTATAGTTTTGCAAGAAAATACGCAGGTTATACAGCATATTTCTGTAATAGTCACGAGGATTTGGTAATTAAAAAGTACTACGGTGACAATAGTTTTATACAAGATTTTAGAAAACAAGTGATAATTGATAAGAAAGACAAGCTGAAAAAATGGATCGAAATGTTAAATGAATGGTTAAAAAAGGCGTTTGAAAACAAAAAATTTGCCGATGAAATTCCCGAATTGAAAAGCATGATTAAAGAAGCTGAACAAGAGTTAAAAGCGATAAGTTAAAGTCGTTTGGGCAAATAAATCAACTTAGCTATACAGTGCCCTTTGCCGTCAAAGCAGGGGGCTGCTTTTTAACACAATATACTTTATGAAATGCATATTTTAAACAGAATGGGGATATTTAAAATGAAAACAACACTTAAAAAATTGTCTCAAAAAGAACTTCATAATCTAATTGGAAGTACTGTTATATTAACAGAAAATCACACAACGATTTCTGGGGACAGAGTTTTAAAGAAAAAAGGATCTCAAGGGATACTGGTTGATTATCAAATGTTTTGGGGCGAGGCCACCATCCAATTTGGCAAAAGAAATTACAAAGTTGGCATGGACATTGTTCAGCTTTTAGAGCAATCAGGGGAAATCGAACAAAAGAGCAGCGATGTATCCAAAAAAGCAGAAACAGAAAAAGCTACTGAAAAGGAGTGTATTTTCAAAGAGACAAGAACAGTAGACCAAATTCTTGATGAACATAATGATTATATGACTTTGTATAGAATCTTTAATGATGATGCTTACTTAGAAAAATCAAGACAAACGCTACAGCAACTGAAATAGTTATAAGTGAATCAAAATAAAACAGCAGTTTAATAGGGAAGGGGAATTATATGCGTGAATTAGAGTTATTGCTCTTAGTGATGTGGGCAGAAAATGGTGTTAACGAAGTTTATAAGTATAAAAATAGAATCAAGGCATTTCGTGAACCGTTGGTTAATATCGAGTTGATTAATGACTTGAGTTGCGGAGGTATGTTTGCGGACATTGACGACGTTGCAAATCACAAGAACGCTTCGTCAGTAGATTATAAAGTAAGTATCGCAACCTTAGTTGAAAATAGGAGATAATAAGATTGGGACTTTACTGGTAGGCAGGATTGTTTGGCACTGGAAGGTCAACAGCAGTTTTTTGAATATGTAAAAGAAATTAAGCCATTAATTAGTTAGGCAACTGAGTAGTTAAAGAGAGGGGAAATATAAATCCATGAAGGTAAAACAATTGATTGATTCATTGCAAACCATGTTGGAGAAAGGTGAAATAAAGGAGGATACAACTGTGCTGCTCAATACGTATGACGACTGCATGTACGAAGTAGCATGTGTTGAGCCACTGGGAGAGTTTATACAAATTGAAGCCGAGATTAAATAGAACAACTTATTAAAAAGATCATAAACAATGAAAGGAGTGCTCAAATGGACATTGAAGTCAAGAAAACAAAAGGTGCATTAGATAGTGTCGTACTTGAAATTATAGATAAATCAAAGGAAGAAAGTGATTCGGAGGTAATTGCAGTTCACCAATCTTTTTTTCTGGAACCTCTTCCTCTTGGGTACATTGATTAATAAAAAAATGAATGTTAAAAGAAAGGTGATTAACATGAAGAAATGGATTAAATTTGACTACGATGATGGAGCGGAAGTTTTTTATAATATAAATAACCCTGACCCCAACGGAGAGATCACTATTGATTTTAAGGTGAAACACTCAGAAGAAGATGTAAAAGAGTTTCAATTATACGATGATGAATTAGAGCAAGTGTACAATCAATTACAAGAAATGAAAAAGGAGTTGTAATGGGATATAGCAAAGATTTTGCAATCAATCTTGCAAATGAGAGAGCAAACAAACTTGGGTTTAAGCATTATGTCATTCATAATCCTAAAGATTATAGAGAAATTTTTAATAATACAGGTTTTGTTGTGGCACAGACGGTAAAAGAAAATGAAAAGTCATCTATTGTTTACGAAACAGAATGAAAAGGGGAGATAAAATTGATGAGCTGCTAATCAAGTGTGAAATGCGGGTATAAATGGAATGGCGATGACTTTGATGAAAACTGTCCATCATGTGAAAGCGAAAATATCAAAGTTATTGGATGAAACGTTAGTATTCCAAAGCCTATTTTAAATAAAAACACCATTTCATGCTAAACAGGATTCGGGCTGCCTACATAAGAACAGCCCTTGCAGTTAGCTCGCAATCCTTGTTTTGACTGGTTTGTTTTTCTTGATATTACGTAATTTAAGAGCGGGTTTTTCCACTATTCTGTACGAAAGAAATGCGATTGCAGCAGTGACAACAATTAGAACTATAATCAGCGGGTAATCTGATAGTGACTTATAAATTCCGGTGTACAAGAAGATGTTGATAATCACCATATGCCATATGAAAATTCCCATGCTGATATCGTCTAACCTGTTTAGCTGCCACAATATCTTCGGCCCATTGTATCCGAACCAGACGATCGCATAGCTCAAAGGGATAAACCATAAAAAACTCCATAGTGTACTGTTTATTGAACTGAGATGTAAAAGGTCAATTTTAAAGAATAAAAATAAAGTAACAGAAGAAAAAAAATAAAACGATATGCTGCGGCGACTTATTCCATGCCTTTGCCCAGAAGATTCCCAACGTGAAATAAAACATTTGCGGCAGGAAAGAATGTAAGTATAGGTTACCGATAAGATTCCCAGGCAAGAACTTTAAAGTTACGAAAGAAACCAAAACACTTAAAGCGGAAACAGCAAAAGAACAAAGAATCATTTTCTTAAATCCGAAACGTTTAAATAACCAATAAATAGCTGGTAACACTAAGTAAAAGCTAATTTGAACAGGAATTGTCCAAAGTGAATCGTTAAGGCGACCTGTGCCAATATGATGGAATATGTCAGGGAAGTATTGAGGGTATAGCACAAGATTGCTCAGAAGCCATATCCAGTAATCTTTTGTAGTGAATACTGTTAATGAAAGAGCTCCTAGAACAATTAACAGTACCGTGGAGGTAATAGCATAGGTGTATATTGCGGGTGCGATCCTGATAATTCGGCTCCAATAAAAATCGGTTATATTGTTTCCTTTAAGCTTGGATCTCTCATAAGAAGTGAAAAGGAAAAATGCGCTTAGAAAAAAGAAGATTGATATACCGGTGTGAAACATTGCTTTACTCTCTGGAGTATAACCAAAGACAGAAATGTTTAGATCTCTTGTAGCATGACCAACTAACACACATAGAGCAGCAAACAGCCTGATAACAAAGAAACAGTTAGAATGCTTTACGTTCATTTTAAAGAACCTCTTTCCTATACCGTATGGCGAATAAGCAGTAAGGCTGCCTATAAGCAGTGATGATTATATCATAAAAATGGAAGAAATGTTCTTTAAAATGAATATTTTTGTTCTTTATATAATTTTTTGTGTGGTTTATGATGATATTGATATATATAGACACACATAGATACTCATAGATACATGTATATCTTGCTGTATCACGGTGAACACAGATAAAGAAGGAGTTTCATTTCCTAGGCTAAGTACCGATATAAATCATGGAAAAGAAGCAGGAAGGAAAATACAGAAAATTATGAGGTAGGTTTGGAGATGTGAATATTTTAATTTTACCCAGGAGGAGATCTTATTAAATTTATGGCTGAAAAATAAGAATAAATATAAAATAAATTATTGACTATTTTAAGTAGTCGTTGTATACTTAATTTACAAGATGAAAATAAAATTATCGAATGGGAGAGGTCAACATGACAAAATATAAACTTTTCTATGGCGTGGGCGGTTCAATAAACGATATCACAAGAGATGAAGAAGCTTTTGATTTTGATAGTTATGACGAGGCTATTAATATTGCTAGGCAGCAAGCCTTTGAAGCGTTTGAAGATTACGAAGTGATTTGTAGAGTATTAAGTGTTGAAGAAAGAATGCAACAAGAAGGTTTAACAGAAGAAGAGGCCATTGCTGAGTACGAAGAAGATGTCGAATCTTTTATTGAATATGGCGCAGAAGAAGTAAAATAAAAAGTCTCTGTGATGACATCCTATTATAGACCACCCCCTTTTTTAAATGTAGTATAATTTGGAAGAAGGGGGTGGGGAAATGAAAAAGTTAGGTTTGAGCATTGCTGCTGTGTCTTTAACTTGGTGTTTGAGTAGCGGAAGTACTTTGGCCAAGATTACAAAAGATGAACATAAGGTCAGCTTTAAAATGACTGAGAATGAAACGGGCTTTTTTATGGCTGATGACACCAATCTCGAGTATTGGCCAACTAAGTTGGGATACAGGTTCACCATTTACAATGCTGAAGGTTGTACATTAAATTTTAAACTCCAAAGAATTACACTGGCAGGTTATGATTTTACTCTAAGTGAAAAGAATTTCACGGGAAATCATTTGAACTTGAGCGCAGAGGATAAGGTGAATGGTGATGCAAACAGGAATCATTACTTAAGTATCACAAAAGGAACCGGCTGCGGTGACGTCTGGATTAAAGGCTTTTATGGATTCGAACATGATGAGCCGGATGATGATTGGTAAGTTTAATACATAGTCAAGGTATATCCTTGACCTTTTTTATGGATATAATGATAATTTAAAGTGATCATACATAATGAATGTGGGGTAGTTAAATTGATTAAATCAAATTTAAAGCCGATATTAGACGAAAGGAATATCAGTATTCGAAAGCTGTCCAATGATATTGACCATGGTTTTAACACAGTTAGAAAGCTTTATCATGATGAAATGGAGCGGTATCCAAGAGACCTCTTAGATAAAGTCTGTTCCTATTTAGATATTGAGCTACATGAGCTGTTGATTTATAAAAAAGATGAAAAAGATATTGATCACTTAAAGTGGTCATGATATACTAAAGTTACAAAAAAAGTAAGGAAATAAAATTTCCAGATGTAATTTAAAGCGCACATTACAATAAAAGGAGAGAGAATATATGAAAGATTATTCAGTGAAATTTTACGATCAGGACTATATGCTATTATCTGAAATAATTAAAGCCGAAAGTTTAGAAGACCTAAAAATGAGCGCGGATAGCAAAGCGAAAACCTTGATGGAAGAGAATGGAGTTAATGAGATCACTTGGACAGCAAGTGACGTTGTACTTGAAGGAAAGGTTATAGAGTAGGAACACAAACTTAATTAGAGGAGGAAAGGCAATGATAAAACAAGAAGAAATCATCTTAATGGAAGCACTTCTAAGAGATGTAAGAGGTAACTGGTCAGATGAAATTATATCCAGGTTGACAGAGGCAAACCGGATTGCCAAGAGTCACAATTTTGAAGCAATAGAGAAAAAAACTCGTGGAATTATAGACGCAGAAATGACAGGAAACAATAAGAATTTTGACGGGAGATGTTTTAGATCAGACTACAAATCAGGCGGTTATGAAGGCTTGAGCGAATTTTATGGTGGAGATGGCAATTTTAAATTGAAAGCCAGATCAAAAGAATTTTTGCAAAAAGTGGACGAGCTGATGACAAATGACTGGCTTATCTTTCCGGATTTTGACGAATACAATCAATGCAATGTTTAAATAAAATCGTACTTTCATAGGGAAAAGAGGAAAAGAAATGTTGCCAACTTCTTTAAAAGCAAAAGTTCAGCGAATTTTATTAAAAGGTAGCTTTAAAAAATCTGAGAGCTCTAAAAGCGGAGTAAAAGGACTAAGCAATATTTCTGCGGGTTTTACTTTTGCCAAGACGTTTGACGACGATTACTGCCTCTATTATACAGCTGGTAATATGGCCTTCCGGGGAATGCCCAACGAAGAAAAGGATAATCAAACAGAAAAAATGTATCAGTTCTTATTGGATCAGGGCCTTCAAAAAAACATTGAACTGATAGAGTTTAGAAATCAAAAAGCAATTTTGTTGAAAGTGGAGTAATTTCGCAGCACTTTGAGAAACAGCATAAAATCATTCTTTTATAAAAATAGAAAGGGTTAAATTTATGAACTATAAAGGCAATATAAATACTGATTTCTTATTGGCATTAAATGAATGTATTAACTTTCTTCCAGATGATCACAACAACTTAAATTGGACTATTGTGTTTTATGATCTACAGAACTTCATTAAGGATCATAAAGATAATAAAGTGTATCCAATAGAACACTTTAATAAAATACTAGATATAAATTCACCTGCTTCAGGATCTACAGTGAGTCAAATTAAACAAATCCATCTGTTCCTGTTTAAATATGAATTTAATCAAGGTGAATTAATTAAGTTAATCGGAAACATTTATCATGAAATAAGACATGCATGGCAATACTCCAATAATATTTATGAAATTGAAAACGAAATCTCTCCTCACGAGGATTTTGAAGCTTATATTAAACAGCCTTGGGAATTAGATGCATATAAGTTTCAGTTGAAATATATGAGAGAACATTATAACAAGATCTTAGAAATTTTTAATCTGAAAGACTATGTTGTCCCTGTTTACAATTTTCACGAAAATATAATGAAATTAATTGACGAGGAAATAATCTAACTGAAAAAGAGCATTAAACTAAATGCTCTTCTTCATACCACATCTACGACACTCACGTAAAAACACACCACTTTTCACTGAACTCTTGAATAAAGTGTAATCGCAGTTGTCACAGCGACCATATTTAACATCGGGATGCTCCTTATAATCATACACAACTGTTACATCGTAGCCGTTAGTCTCTAAATCTTTCTCTTCCATTAAATTTCACCTACACAAAGTATTTAACACTACTATAATACCAGACGATGTATATAAGGAGGGTTTTAATTTGATTGGAATAGCATATTTCTTAATACTCTGGCTGGGTGTTGGCTTTCTAACGGGATTTAAGGCCTTATTTGTTGATCAGGTTTATGATGAAGAGTTTAAGCAGGAATTGATTGATTCATTTTCACCAGGTATGGAGCAGAATATGATTGAACTGTTCTTTAAGAATAAAATAAATATCATGGTGTTTTACATATTAATTGGATTGCTGCCACTGACCATAAAAATTGCTGGTCTGCTGAAGAGGCGTTAGCTATGCCGGTTATCGATACCTTTTTTGTTATTCAATTTGAAAATGATGATTACTTCAAGTCATTTAAATTAGATGGAAGTGGTTATAAGACATCTAAGGGGCTTCATGGAGCTTCTAAATTCACTACAATGTCAGAAGCTTTAGCGATCGCAAATGAGCTGCATACGGAGTTTAAAGCCACTTCTGCCATAAGACAAATTGAAGTTATTACTAGGTGAGGAGTGTTCAGGTGTACTGGATTGAATGGATTGAGGATGGGGAGAAGAAAAGTATTGTTGCGGATGGCTGGGTTGAATGGGCCACAATCCTTGAAGACCTTTATCAACAGAGATTTGAGTATGTTGATTGGAAACAGCTTTAAATAAATAGTGAGATCATGAAATAATCATCTTATAGACGTATTGAAAAGTTTATGGATTTACTTAATTGGGCCTAGATTGGTGAATAGTAAAACAGGTCATATAAAATATATAGTAAGGTAAAGTATGTGCTCGAGATCAAGAATTTTGCTGAGGAAATTACCCCCTATTTAAAGAGATCGCTTATGGCCCTGTAATTTTTTATACAAGAACTTTTAGGATGGAGAGCTTAATGACAAATTTTATTGATGAATTAAAACTAACAGAATCAAATATTGAAGAATTTAAATGGGATCTCTCAGCCCCTTTTTTTAAATTGAAGTCAAAATTAGAAGAACAGGATGTGGATAGAAAAAGCATAGCTGATATAGAAAAGGACATATTGGTATTAGACCTAGAAACAGACCGGGAAACCAAAGGATTTTTTACGCATAGGTATGTCATTACAGAAGAACAAGGGGGACATAATGTATACCCTAATATTGAAGAACAATTTACAGAAGAAATTAAAACATATTTGATAAGACGAACAATGGAAGTAAGAAACCCCATATTAAAAGCTAGATATAATGATGTCCTATGGTCAATTTATAAAAGTTTTCCTAACACAAAAGATGCAATAGAAGGATATTTAGAGTGTTCACGGATTTTTTATGATAAAGAATGGATCTGGCAAATTTCGAAGACAATCGATAGAGCATTGCAAATTGCAATCGGTATAAAGGACAGCGAAAAAGTATTATTGGTTATCGAGGTATATAAAGATATTTTAACAAGGGCACATGAAGAAAATAAGTTAATAATATGTATTGACTTAGCTAATTCATTGATGAATTATCATAAGGCATTAAAAAATTATGGTTTTAATTTCGTCGAATGTGTAATTCCTTTTTTATTGGTTAGTGAGGATCATTCCGCAGATAAAAGTGAATTTGAATTGAAAAGAAAAGCACTAAGTGTAATTGTTTCAATTTATAATGCTGAAAAGAATAGAGAATTGGAAGAAGAGCATTTAATTGAAATAGCAAAATCATATGAGAGTGAGGGTGATTGGAATTCAGTATATGAGGAAAACTATATTATCGCAAGTGAAAATTATGAAGAGAGTATGAATATACTCTTACATTTAGGAAACCAAAAAACTAAGGTAGATGCATTAAAAGTTAAGATACAGGAAAGCAATAAAAAGGGTATCTCGAATTTTCTGAAATTTGAACAGGAAATTAAAATCCCTACAGCAGTTCTTGAACCGTACTTTAAAATTTATAATGAGATTTCTGATTCAGAAACATTCTTAGCTAACTTGAGTATTGATTCAAATTTATTGCCTGATTGGCAAAAAAGCATAGAGTTTGCACGATCTATGGAAAATGAAAACCCCCTCTTGCATTTAATGCCAAAAAAAATTTTCAGTGGAAATATTGCGATTAAAGAAGTAAAGAGTGATCAAGAAAAGCTCAACTATGAAGCAATTAGGAGTTTTACCTTAAGATATCAAACAAGTGCTAATATTTTCATAATAAAACTTTTCGAAATTTTCAAGTGTAAATTTCAATACCCGGATAAAGAAATTATTGACTTTCTTTATCAGAGTGAATTAATTGAAAAAAGAATACCTATTATTGGTCTCGGAATTAAAAGATATTTTGAAGAAGACTATATTGGCGCGTGCCATTTGCTTATATTTCAAATAGAAGGCATTCTAAGAGAAATGTTAGGGTTATTAAAGTTGCCTACGTTTTCATATAGAAACAACGAAATGAAAGAACGGATGCTTAGCGATTGCTTAGATACTTTGAAAAATAAAGGAATAGAAAAGAATTTCATAAAATTCCTCCAAATTTTTCTTTGTGAAAATATCGGTGATAATTTGCGAAATGAATTTGCTCATGGCATTGCAGATATTGCTAAAATGAACCAAGTCAATGCTTCTTTATTATTATTGACATACCTAAAGCTTTCACAATATAGGTTGACAGAAGTTAAACCCATGGAGTGAGATATGTGGAAGATTTCTTTAATTTTAAATTAAAAATAAATGCTAAACCAAGTATGTTTCACGGCAAGACAATTAGAAAGAATCTAACCGATACTCTTTGGCGTGAAAAAATAAGAGTTGCAATACTTGAGAGAAAAAATTATAGCTGTATGATTTGTAATTACATGCCCCCTAAGTGATTTAAGCAGACTTCATGTACATGAAGTAGAAGAATATGATTCTGAAAACATAGATCTAAACTTGATATGCGTAAACTGCCATTCTTTTCATCACTTCAAACGATCTCAATTGGTTCTAACTAAAGATCAATTAGCTAATCTAGCCAAACATTTTTGTAATGTGAACAATTGTACGATGGAGGATTATGAACAGTATAAGCAATTCCTAAAAGAAAAACGTTTAAAAGAGATGAAGGAAGTAATCAATCGAGAATTGCAACTTAAAAAGCCGTTAGGGAAAAGCGCAACACTGAAATAAAGTTTGCTATCTTAGGTGATATACCTTATAAAGATTTAGTTATTGAGCGCTTAAAGAAAAAAAGCGTATATTACGAGTACGACAATTTACAAAATAAAGACAAGGGTTTATCCTAAAAACCTTGTCTTTATAAAATACGAATTTTAATCAGATAAGGATCCTTCAAAAAATAATTAGAATAAAAATAAAATAAATACTTGTAATTCTGACAACTCTAATGTATATTATAAACAAGGGAACATTAGTTGGGAAGGGGTGGAGTAACCAATGAATCTTAAGCAGAAGATTAAGAATGAATGTGAAAAAGACAACCAGCTCGCAGCGAAACTCTCAAAAATAGCAGGGTACGAAAAGGTTAATGGTTTTTACAAATTCATCAACACCCCAGAGAAAGAAATGGACAACTTAGGCGGTTTAATTAAGATTGTTAAAAACTTGTTTCCTGATAATGAAGAGCAGCTTCTAAGTGATTACTTCTTAACATTGGATCCCAACAAAAAATGTGCTAGACAATCTGTTGAATACTCTGATATAAATCAATGGGATTCATTAACTGACAAGATTATTTTAAATTTAAGTAACTCAAAAAACACAACAAGTCAAGAATGGGGCAACATCTACAACATACATAGAAAGCTATATAAAAACCAAATCTCAATACCAGAAGCAATAAGAGAGTGTGGAAGATGTAAAGCTCCAGAAATGTCATTTTTCTCAGATGCAATGCTAATGTACAAATACTTGAATATTGGTGAGTTTGGATTGATGAAAAGCACTTTAACACTTTTAGATTTTAGAAGCTTGCCAGAAGGATTTATAAAGGATTCGTACAAAAGTAGAGTGTCAATGTTACAAGCGAATATAAGCTTAAATGAAAATAATTTAATCGAAGCAAGAAAACATTCAAATATTGCAATAATGCAGTCCAATGTGAACCGAATATGTTTCTTTGCGCATCTGACAATAGGGAACACCCTAATTTTTGAAAACTATGAAGAAGCTATGCTAGCGTATGTTGAGGCAAAGAAGTATGTTCTTAATGATATTCATAAAGAAATGCTAAATGGTGCTCTTTGCTTCTTGGCTAACGTATGGAACAAGGAAAATTTATGGGTTAACTATGAATCGAATGATATCAAATATCAGCAGCTTAGGGCTTTTTATTACATAAAAAATAATAATCTCGACAAGGCAAACGAATTATTGGAAAGCTTATCAAATAGGGATCAAGATGAAAATGAATTAGGATTTTATTTTTATTATAAAGGTTTGATATCAAAACAAAAATCTGATTTTTATAAATCAATAACATATTTCAAAAAATCAGATGATAAATATTTTATCCAATTGACAATAATGGAGCTCGAAAAATTAGGCTGTGATCCGGAGCTGCTAAATTTAATTTAGAATTTAACACTTGAAAGGAGGTGAATTTAATGAAGAAATTTATTTTCGGCACAGCCATTTTAGCAGCTTTAGCAATTTCATTCATTGCAGGTCAACATTCAGTTAATACGGCATCAGCTTCTGATGAGATCTCTGTAGCAAGTGCAATTCGGGGAGCTTAATACTACAACAGGATACTACATAATCAATGGTTAGACGTTTGATCCAGTGGATCAGGCGTCTTTTCTAATTTTAAGAGAATGTTCCAGAAATTCATAATATAAAAAACAAGAACATGGGGGAATTAAAATGAAAAAGCATTTCGGACAAGCACTTTCTTATGAGGATATGGCCAAAGGTTACGAAGAAATGGCAGCTATTAATCTTGTAATTTCCCAGGAAGACAATCATCTTGAAAATGAAGCAGAAATGGTTAGATCAAAATATAAAGCAAAGGTATCCTAATGAAGATTAAAGACAAATCAGCAGACATTTTAACACATACATAGGGGATGTGTTATTTGTCGTGAATAAAAATAAAATAAATCATTGCATATTATTATGGTAACATATATAATGAAGTTACAAGATGAACGTTGTTGGGAGATGAAACAATGGAAACTACCAGTGCCACTCAAAAAGAAGAGTTGAAGATTACATCATTAAGACAATATCAATACATAAAACAACTAAAGAACTTCACACGAGTCAATCTCCACCTAGAGGATCCAGATGTGTTTACACCTAATAATGTAACTACAATGAGAAAAAATCATAAAGAATATAACCTCATTAAAGAACAAAAGAATTCTATAAAATGCATTTAAGGAGTAAAATTAAAATGAATAATAAATATTACACAGAAGAAAACAAGGCTAAAGTTTGGAAAAAGCATATGATCGTTTTAAAATTTCTAGAGCAGCCTGAGATAGCAGTTGCTTATAATGAGTTCTTACGAAGAGAAGCAACAAGTGATGAATGGGTTGGGTTCGAAGAGGAGCTTTATGAGGAATTGACGGGGATGCCAATTATAAACGTCTGTAAGGACGAGAGGGTAAATGTCCTAAACTGAATTTTATTATAGGATAAAAATAAATTAGGTGTGATAAAATGAATACAGACATCTTAATTAACGCTCTTAAAGAATACGACATGTTAAAGCAAATGGAAATCTGTAACGCCAATATAATGCTGCTGAGTAATATTCAAGGTGAAAATGAATGGATTGTTGCGTGGAAAGAATTTGATCAATACTTAATGAAAAAAATGATATGAGGTGTCATTATGGAAGCTCAAAAGAAAGCGTCAACACTAAGGGATTATTCAATATTCAACAACATAAATAGGTGGTTTGATGAATTAGATTTAAGAAACAGGGATCAAAAAACTGGAGAAATTGAAAAGTCTAATACTAGAGCCACGTATGAAAGGCATATAAGAGAGTTTTTCAACCACTATGCTGCCAAGGATATTGAATATTTAACTGAGAGTGACCTGGCGATCAAGAAGAGTGACCTGTATGATTATCGAAGCCATTTGGCTAAAAATAAAAGTAACTCCAATTCAACAATTAACAACAAGATTGCCGCACTGAAAAGTATGATTAAGTATCTTGAATCTGAACATGAGTGTGATGCATCTGTATTTAATTTTAGGCCTCTTCCAACAGAAAAGAACCCAGCAGGCTCTTTTGAAGGAATATCTGAAGCTGATGAATTTGCTGAGGCAGCGTATGTTACTGAGCGGCAGAACAGATTAATGAAAAAGATGTTTATTTTGTTTAGTGCACGCACTGGAGGGCGTAAATCAGAGGTGCTTAGAGTTGGGTGGGATGATATTACTTATTCAGAAAAGCATCAATGCTATCTCGTCAACTTTAAAAAAACCAAGCAAAAAAAGGCTAGACCAGTTGGAATTTCCACAGCTTTTTATGAAGAGTTGTTGCTGTTAAAGCAAGAGTATGGGGAGCATGAACTGTTATTTCATAAGTTAACAGTTGATTCAATACAGGATATGTGGAATCGCGTATGTAGAGTTATGGGCATTCCAAAAGAAAGAAAGATAACTCCGCATAGTTTACGCAATACTGCAACAAACTTTTCTTACAGCGTTAATGGTGATATTAAAAAAGTTGCAGCGTTCTCTGGTCACAGCAATATCAATGTTTTGAATGATCATTATTTAAACAATGAAAGGGATTATTCTCAAGATCCAGGGGTTTTGGTTGATCAAAAAGAAGACATGTCCTTTTTAGATGATGTTACCTTAGAGCAATATAAAGAATTCTTTTTAAAATCAGACATGTATATACAGAGTAAACTTAAAATGTTTTTGAACAAGTGATACAAATAATCATATAAAAGCTTTACTTGCTTATGAAAATAATGATAAATTTAATATGATTATGTGAGGTGATAATGTGTCTGAAGTTTTGTTGACAACGGATAAACTTTATAAGTTAAAAACTGAAATAGAGGGAAGGATTATTGATATTAAAGATGATTCCAATATGGTGAAGGAATTAAAAGCTACGATGGCGGAAAAATACAAGGCCCTCCCTGGTTATATCCAAGAAATTTTAAATAATAATGATAATAACGTACAGCGTTTAAACGAAAAAGAAGTGTACATTGTTTCAAAAGAGATGTATTCAATTCTCGGGGCGCCAGCTTTAGATCCGTCAAATTATTTTCCAACCAGATTGGCAAAAGAGCTTGAAGGTGGGAGAGTATTCGCCGGTGAAGAAGTAGTTAAGCTCCCATACAAGTTTAAAAATGTGATTAAAATCAAAGAGGATAACTATGTCACTTCCATTACTGCCAAAGAACTTAGTGAGTTATATAATAGCTCCATCCTGCAGTACAATTACAACACTCAGCGTGAAGGAAAGTATATTAAAGGCAGTCTTATTCCTGTCCCTAAAACAAACCCTAAATCAGTTGATGAGATCAAAGAATTGTTTATCAAAGGTGATTTAATTGTATCAATGTTAACTTTTAACGCTCGTCTTGGAACATCTGATGGTGATGAAGAAGTTGAATATGATCCAAGCACTCAAACCCTCACTGTAACACGCGGAACCTTATTAGATGCTCTAGATGGATACCATCGAATTTCAGGTATTGTTAAGGCCATTGCTGAAGTCCCTGAATTGGATCAACCATTCATTTTAAATGTACTCAATTACGATGAAGAAAAGGCTAAGGTTCACTTTGCTCAAATGAACACAATAAACCCAGTTGAAAAATCCAGAATTGAAGAATTAGGGCAAAAACGGTATTCTTCAACAGTTGTCGAGCAGCTGAAATTTAAAAGTGAACTTAAAAATAAAATAAGCCCACAAAGTGAAATTGGTATCGATAGCAATTTTCTTGTGACATATTATACTTTATCCGAAGCTATAGACGATGCATTTGAGTTGAAATCTCGAAAAGATGCGTTGAAAATTGCGAAATACCTGGTCGACTTTTTTGATAACCTTTTTTATGCCTTCCCAGATGAATTTCTTGAAGATGATTTATCGTCCATTAGAAAGCAATCATACATTAATCATAACGTAATGTTTTACGGTTATGTTTATTTGGCCAAGAAGATGAAGGAAAACAATGTAGAACTAAACAAGCTTGAAAGTATCCTTAATACAATTGACTTTAGTAAGAGCGGAAGAGTGTTTGAAGAATTAGGAAGACGAAATAATGAAAATCAACTGAAGACTGCTATGAAGAAGAAACTAAAGAGAATATTTTATGATGAAATTGCTGTTGTTTAAAGCTTAAAGGAGAATTTAATATGAGTGAAATGTATAATGCTGAATTGAAGGAAAAGTTTTTAGAGAAATACGAAAGTGAAGCAACAAGAAACCATTATTGGCTAAGGCTAAGGGATTTCTCAGCTACAGAAAAAATACTTCAAAAAGACATATTTAATTTTTCTTTGGAAGAGCTGCGTACGTTATTTTTAGATTTAGATAGCAAATCTATAGATTCACTAAGAGGAGCAAGAGCTGTAATTGGACAATACACAACATGGGCAATGGAAAATGGCTTGGCAAACAGTAATATTAACAAAGTGTATCAGATACAGGATGGTGACCTAAAGCAGTTTATAGATAAAAACAAAAAAACACTATTCACCAATAAAGAAGTAGAAGAGTATGTTGATTTTATGGTTAATTATCAGGATAAGGCCATGATACAGGCTATTTATGAAGGTATAGATGGTTATCAGCATTCTGAGTTACTGAATTTAACAGGTGATGATTTACTCGATGATAACAAGGTGAAGCTGGTAGATGATAAACATGGTATAAGAATAATTACTGTAAGTGATAAATGTTATGAGTTGCTTAAGCGTGCTAATGACCAAAGAACATATCATCTTAGCAATGGTTCTCCAGATAGTGGCCTTAAAAACAAATTTGCCACATTAGTTAAAAGCGAAAATATTTTTAGGCTAAAATATAAGAGTTCTAATCAGAGTATGAAAGCTGACAAATTTTTAGTTCACCGTTCTTTTAGTCAGTTTCAAAAATTTTTAGAAGAACCTTTCTTTACACCTAAAAATCTTATCAACTCAGGAAAGCTCAACATGGCGTATGAGATATATAAAGAGAAGGGTGAATTAAAAGTACCTGATTATAAAAAAATAACTCGACAATATGGATTCCTGAATGAAGACGCGGAGTTTAATTCACAATCACTGAGGAAAGTAGTGAATATGGAGAACTTAGAAAAATATTGTATCAAGTCTGAAGTAATTGAGGCTAATTCTTAATCCCTGTTACAGGGATTAACTTTACATAACTTTTAGAGTAAAAATAAAAACAATGTGAATTAACTCGTGATATTTTTAGAAAAATATCAGGATTTTGTTCATATTTTTCAGAATTCGACAAAGTTAGACAGAGACAAATTTGTACATATGCAGTAAAATAGTTCTATACCCTGAAAAGGGTACAAGGAGGTTCGCTAGGCCAAACTCCCTAGCGTTTAAGTCAATGTTTGATTTTCCATTCATAGAGATCTTCAATCGAACAGTTAAGTGCAATAGCAATGATTTTAGCCGTTTTTATATTCATGGAAGGTCTAAAGCCGTTTGCATAGTCACTTAATCTTTGCGTACTAATGCCTGTTCGCTTTGAAAGTTCTCCTAAGGACATTCCTCTACTTTCAAGGAGAATGGATATCAAACATTGTCCGATTTCAACCTCAAGCATCGGACAACCTCCTGTTATAGTATTGCTTATCATACTATATCAATTCTTTCCAAGTTTTTAAATGAAAGAAAAAAGATTTGCCACTAACTAGGTAAAAGGTTATAATTAAGTCAACAAAAAAGGGAACGTAAGTTCGGTTAATTACTACCAGAGAGAGGGAAACGTATGTCAGAAAAGGATTATTTTATTCAAGGGGAGCTGTGCATTCCTTTTTTCGGCAGAATAAAAGCCAAGAATGAAGAGGAAGCACTTTTGTTCGCATATCAATCAATTAAAAAGAAATTAAGAAATAAAACAGGAAAAATGGGGTTTCTTCAAAAAGATCAAGAAAAATATGAGGCACTATTTGATGTAGACATCATGTGTACAGAGGATGCTGAAATAACAACCTCTTATGCCGAAGAAATAGACGATTCGTTTGAAAATGAAGGCTATAAATCTTCTCAGCTGTTATCAATAAAATAAATGCACATACACATCTTGTCAGTCATCATGAGACATAAAAAATTGGTGACTTTTTAGTCAGACTGGAGCATACAATGGATTTTAATCTTGAAATTGACTTGAAAGACATTATGAGATCAGTTTCCATGAGTGTTGGTTCTAAGAACATACAAAGTGGAGATTACTACATAGAGATTATTTTTAAAAACAATGGGGATTGTTTGAGGATTAGAATGGATCATGCTTCAGTTTTAGAATTTAGAGACAAAATAAATGAAACTCTTTGGAAACTGGACGGCATGAAGACGTTTATGAAGACAGCAGCTTTACAGTATGAGTAAAGCTGATTTTTTTAAAATTATTTAGAGTAAAAATAAAATAAGTATTTACAACATTTGGTTAAGGTTATATAATCGAATTAGAATAAGGAAAGGAGATAGCTTTAATTATTGATTAATGAACCAACTAATAATCAAATAAGAACAATGGTTTTAAGGAAATATGCAAAGCTCTTAGCATCATGTGAAAGGTCTTTACGCAGCATAGATAATGGTGAAATCAGAATGGCAATTGGAGACTTGGATTTTGTTAAAGACAATTTAGAGGAAATACAATACATACTTCGTGATGTTGTGAATCAGCATGAATATATTGAGGGTAAAAATAAAATGTAAGTTTTATCAAGAAAGGTAAAGGGGGAAGAACAATGAAATTCTATGAAATCAATGATCCATATTACGCGCTTATCAAAGCGAAAGACGAGGTGGATGCTGAAAGGATTTACAACGAGCAGATTGCTGACACGGACGATTACGACAATTTTCAAGACGATGAAATCCGAGAAGTGGAACGAGACTATGCGCTCATTATGTATTCACAAACGAAGGGTGAAGATGGGGAGTTTATGTCTTACACCTATATTTCAGGAACTTTCAACAATCCGGACATTGAAGTCCTTATCATGGACGGTTCGCTCCTATGAACACCGCATACAGAGTGTGGGACGGCGAGAAGATGCATTATTGGGATGATGGTGAGCTGAGTCTTATTATCTCGGGTAGAGAATGGAGGGTGTATCGCAATATCGTTGGAGCTCTTTGTCCCATCCGTATTGCGTCTAGTACTCAAAAAAATACGTCTCTCATGTGGGGCACAGGTCTAAAGGACAAGAAAGGGAAGGATATATACCAGAAGGATATCACTGAGGAATCGTATGTGAATCCTTTACTCAAAGAAAATGTTATTGACCGTTATGTTATTGAGAGACGGAAAGGTATCGACAGAATGAACCATGTCAGCAAAAAGAGCCAATTGGATAGGTTCTTATGGTATCGACTTGATGAAATCGAGGTTGTCGGAAACATTTTTGAAACTCCTGAGTTATTGGAGGACGCGGAGTGATGAAGACAAAAAAGAATCCGGCACGTGTTGTTGATACTAGAAATAATGCCACATTGTTCACAGGGACAGAATGGGAATGCATGGAGTTCGCATTAAAGAATTATCCTCATGAAGAATTTCCCCATGTCTTGGTTGGTTTAAATGATGATGAGGAGGGCGTGCAGTGATGCGGGAGGAAGAAGAATGACAGAAAACGAAGAGCTACAAGCAAGATGCATCGAATTGGAAACGCGTAACGAAGATTTAGCGCGGACGATTCAGGAACAAAACAAAATGATCCGGGGGCAAAACTGGCGAATCATGTTTTTCGCCCTCTCTTGGGTCCTATATGGCGCTGTGAGTGCTGTGAATTACTTTTGGGGGTGACGGAATGAACGAATACACCGAATGCCCGGAATGCGGGAACGACCAGATTATTGATTATGGGGAAATGGCGGTTGAGTATGAAATGTCATTTAAAACAGGGAAGCTGCTGAAACGTAATAAAGAAGGGGAGTCTATATGGTGCGCGCAAAAGTGCCGTTGCGGCTGGGATAGTTATTCAGAAAAATATGAGTGAGGTGTGCGCGGAGTGAACGACGGAATAATTGGCATTGTAGTATTAATACTCCTGTTGTGGGCGGTTATAGTTTGGTGGAGAAATTACTAAGGGAGGCGCGGAATGAGCATTAATGCACGTACAATGGCATTCACTTATCATAGGGCACATCAAGAATGGAAGACGCTTGAAGATGCTATGATGATCGTTAATGATCCTGATACAAAAAAGGGCATCGCTAAAGAAATTGAAAAAAGAAGACAGAACGCAAGTAAAATCGGGGAAAAGCTTGAACAATTTGAGGTTGATGTGGAGGATGGACGATAGAAAGGGAGGGGAATAAATTGACGAAAAGTGAAGGATGAAAAGTGACTATTGAGCTGTCTCATAAAATTAATCGAACCAAATAAAAGATGCATTTCATATTAAATGAGAATAGGGGGAGTAGTTAATAATGGAGACAAAACACGGATTAAGTCAAGGACGGTTAAATGCAGCGAAAGATTATACTCGGAGTTTTGTGGAAAGGATCAATAAAATTGAGTTGATGTATCAGCTTTCTGTAAACAAAATGGTGGATGGAGAAAAAGCTGAGAATTTTATTTCAGGAAATATTAAAGAAATCGAGCGTGATTGGGAATGCTTTAAGAGCTATATTGCACAAAGAGGCGATATGAGAGAATTAGATTAAAAGTAAAATTTAAAAGAGAAAGGGAGTTTAAATATGCCAACAGGATATACAAGCGAAATTTATCAGGGAGAAGAGGTATCCCCTAAGGACTTTTTATTGACATGTTCACGGGCTTTTGGTGCAACCATTTCAATGAGGGAAGAACCTTTAAATGCTGAAATACCTGAGTTTGAACCGAGTAGCTACTATAAAGATGCTTTAACCAAGGAGTTATCAGAGTTAGACAGGTATACAAATATGTCACTAAAAGAAGCGGAGATGGCTGTAGACGCCCTGTATCAAAATCAATTAAATGAATATAAGAAAATCTCTGATAACCAAAAGCAACTCCTAAAACGGTATACGAAATTATTAGAATGTATCAAAGAATGGGAGCCACCTACAAGTGAGCACATAAGTCTTAAAGAGTTTGCAATTGAGCAGTTAAAAGGCAGTATTAAAACTGATTGTAATCCCAGTCTCATTAGAGAGGTCGTACGACATGATCCTGAAGAATGGTTGAAAATGAAAATTGAGAAGACAAGGGATAATATCGAATGGTATAAACAAATGCATCAGGAAGAAGTTGAGAGAGTAAACAGACGAAACGAATGGATAAAGAATCTAAGGGAAAGTATGATTGGGATTTAATAAAAAGACTGTTTTAAAGAAAGGATGAGAACCGATAGTCAATTTCAAAAAACTTAGTGATCCTGAATATATTAAGCAGATGGAAATTGAGAGAAATGAACGTGAGCGGATATATCAAGAAAAGGAGACTATAAGAAAGAAAACGGTGTGCTTCACTGGTCATAGGCCGAACAAATTGGGTGGATACGATATGAAAAATCCAACAATGCTTAAACTCAAAGATAAGCTACTTGAAGTCATTGAAGAATTAATCACTAAGGAAAACAAGTCCAGGTTCATAACTGGTGGAGCGTTAGGAACTGATCAGGCTGCTTGCTGGTGTGTACATATTCTAAAGAAGAAAAACCCACATATCAAAAACATAATTGCTGTACCTTTCAAAGAACAAGATAAAGTGTGGTCTGAAGAACAAAAAATGTGGTACAAACGAATGCTTGAAGTTGCAGATGAGATTGTTAATGTTGAAGAATTGGAGAAATATAAAGTTAGTGGAGTTGTACCAGGTGAGTTTTCACCGGCTAAAATGCAAAAACGAAATGAATACATGATTGACCACAGTGAAGTGGTAGTAGCCGTTTATGATGGTAGTAAAAGTGGGACAAGGAACTGTCTGAATTACGCTAGGAAAACATACTTAGGCCATCAAATTTGGAGGCTGCATCCGAAATGTGATTTTGAATTGGATATAAGCTATACGCCTGGATGAGGAGGAATATAACATGAATGAGTTTAAAATTGTGAATTTAGATGGAGTTAATTGGGGATCGCATAATGACGAAACTTTAGGTTTCAAAGAATTGATTACAGGAAGAACGACCGCAGCTGGCGATGTTGTTAATGTTGAAAGACGCGACGATTGTCCACTTCCTCTAAGGAAGAACCAATTTTGCATAACATTTACCAAAGAAATTGAGTTGTTTCTTGGAGAACCATTCACCCAATAAGAATGCAAATCATTATTCGGATCAGATTTTAGCTGCAAAACATTAAAATAAAAGGATTATTTCATTGTAAGGAGGAAGGCACATAGGTTATTTAAAGCACATAATTGATACAGCCTGGTTTAACTTAGTTTGGTTTAGATGGCATCTTGGAGCGGACATAAGCGTATTTGACGGCTGCGGATGGTATACATATAAATATTTAAAGAGTAAAAATAAAATAAATGGAGGTTATAAGGGTGATAAAGAGGAATCTGCTTAGTAACCACGTTGATGAGATTATTGGTGAATATTACGCTGCTAAAGGATATTCAGTCCAGAAAATTGACCGTCAGGAGAATGGCCAACTCATTGTTATTACGGAGCGAGCAGCTAAAGAACAGAAACAAGAAAAAGTCGATATTGCATTTGATTTTGTACATAGAAGACAGCATAAAAAGAAATGCCTTTCTTAAAACAAGAAAAAAGGAGCTAAAAAGCCCCTACCTTTAAGCTTAAACAACTTTTGTATAAATAGCCGTATAAAACTGAATTGAGTAATCGAAATAATATCTTGTAAGAGTATAAGTATATCCGTTGTATTCAATAGAAGGCTTGAAGTTTGGTATTGGGCTAATCTGATATATGGTGTCATAATCATATTCATCACTTTTTACTACCACTTCAGACGAAGAACTTGTTGCCAAGGCAGGAACAGCGGATGTTAGCATGCCAAATGTTAAAGCAGAACTCAATAAAATTTTTCGAGGGTTCAATTATATCAACTCCATTAACATTTTATACATTAATTATGAGGTAAATGGAAGATGCTTCGGAAGTGAATAATGGATCATAAATAGTTAAAATCGTGATTTTAAACAGAATAGGAGGCCTTGATACATGGGCTTATATGTAACACACGGAGCATTCGATGGGGCATACTCGTCATTCAATAATCTTAGAAGATTTTTATTAAAATCAATTGGAGGTAGTTGGCCACCTCATGATAACCAAAAATTTAAGGACGGCTATTGGTACTTTGGTAAAGGCTATTCAACAATAACCCATAAGGGACTAACAGAGTTTTTCGGTCATTCAGATTGTGATGGTGTAATTACACCTGGAATGTGTAAAGTTGTTGCTGATGAATTGGAAGCCATTTTGCCACAAGTAGAGGAATTAGCTAAATCAGAACCATCATATGGTCATATATTGCGTGATGGCGGATGGGTAGCGGTTACAAAGCAGTTTATTGAAGGATGTAGACTGGCACATGAAAGAAATGAACCATTAGAGTTTAGATAAAATCTTGTTTTTAAACAGATAGGAGGAAACGGATGAATCAAGATATTCAGTTTTTAAAAGAGCTTCAGCAAGAGTTGAAAGATCAAGACAACGACTGTCAAGCTGCACCACGTTTCTGGACAGTTGGTGATTATGAATGGGTCGAAGCTCGAGAGGAAAATGCAGAACGGTATTCTGTATACCTACCATATATTGCTGAAGCATATGTTTTAGATGATTATTTAGAAGATTTAAAAGAAAGTAGTGAGCTCTCTAAGGAAGCTTTAACAGAGCTGAAAAAGGACGACTTTGACGATCCTATTGAGTGGATTCAAAAATACATTGATGAAGAAGCAGAATTAATTCCAGAAAGAAAGGTTCACATTGTACGACCGGATACAATGTTTTTGACCAAAGAAGAAGCGAAGAGACACATCAAATTGAATAAGCATCATTACACTTCTGAAGCACATACTTACGCAATGACAGCTTGGAGAGCACCGAAAGTTGAGCGGTTGCTTAACATACTTGAATCCTTTGATTGGAAATCAATAGAGACTTCTAAATAAAAGATAGTTATTATTCAAATACTCAAGGCAGAGCCTACCGCACCTACAATGCCAGCAAAATCAACTAGTGTTGTTACGTTGCTCATAAAGTCAAAAGAATTGTTTATTAAAAACATAAAATCAGCCCCTGTAAAAAAATTTAATACTAAGATAAAAAATAATAAGAAGGAGTATTTTATCGCTGGCTTGTTTTTGGTGTAGGAGCAGCCTTGAATATTCGAATGTATTACTAATATAGCATAATTTTTACAAATAATCCAATTCTGTCTTACGATCGGAGAGTAAAAATAAAATAGTTATTTTATAGAAGGAGAGGGTGTAGATGGCATCAGGAGAGCAATTGAAAAGAATGAACGACATAAACGATTTGATTAAGCTTATCGCAAGCATTGATAGATGTACTTTCTTCTGTAAGTCAATGAATCGCATAGCGTATTTCAGGTTTAAGAAGAAACTGTTTTTCGTTGATGATTACACGGGAGCTGACGTTTACCCATATGAAATGGGATACGGTAGTCCAAACGGCTTTTCACATGGAGGCAACATGTGGCAACTGGTCAACAGTTTTAGAAAGTTCATCATAACAGGGAAATTCGGTGAGCTGAGGGATTATAAAGAAATATGGGCTTACAGCTATGAAGGATGTATGAAAATCCGTCAGAAGGCAAAAGAAATAGGGTTTATACAGACTGTTGATTATCCTTATAGCTTCGATGAATGGATGGAAACTAATTGATCCATGTACTAAATTTTCATTAAGCTTTAAAGGGCTTGGCATTAAGGAGTTATGTACAGGAGAGATTATACTCTCCAGGATACGAAGGAAGGTATGCGGAGTTTGCCATGCTTAGTCTTAAATCTGTGCTTAACCTTACATAAGATAGGTTCGATAAATACATATTCATCAGATTCAGACTTTACATGTTTCATAGAGTGCAACTTACTTCGTTCCGCGTTCGGCATGAATTCCATAAATCCAGCTGCAGTTCCATCAGGATAAGACAGAAGGAATTTAATATCCTTCTTCGTGTAGCCGGTTATGAGAACTTCAGTGTAATCATAATTAATCACTTTAAGCCAATTATGCGAACGTTTATTGATCTCATAAGGGGAGTTAGCTTTCTTGATTACGATTCCCTCTAAATTCTTTTCTTTGGCCAGGTTGAAGTAAGCAAGACCGTTACCTTGAATTCCTTCGATAACACAAACATTTGGATGTTCAGTTCAAGTGAGTTCAGAACTGTCTTACGCTCAGTGAGCGGCTTAGCTGCTATTGACTGACCGTCTTTGTAAATAACATCAAAGACACAGTAAACGATCTTATGGGCTGATTTTTTGGACATGAAACGTTCCATTACAGCTTCAAAGTCAGGAGCACCGCCCGGGGCAGCTACAATAACTTCACCATCGAGTACTGTTCCATCTGGGATATCTAAATCCAGGAGTTCAGGAAACTTGCTTGTTACTTCATTATTGTGACGAGTATATAGCTTAATCTGATTATCAAATTTAGAAAGGATCAGTCTGATTCCATCAAATTTGAGCTCAGTGATATAGTTCTCGTCGTCAAAAGGCTCTTTGATTGAATGCAAAAGCATTGGCGATAAAAACAAAATATCACCTCCTACTTAGAACATATTAGCTAAGCGAAGGTGATATATAAAGCGATATGGCAGTGGTACTTAATGGGATTGAATGAGCTCAGGTGAATTGTTTTTAGGTGAATTCACTAAAGATGAAACCTGGTATGCTTCCATGTCATCAGCATCATAAGGCTGCAGTAAGCTTTGTAGATAATCAGGATCAGTATTTTTAGGGTTGAGCCATTCCTTTTCGTTCTCATCAGTAAGGATAACTGGCATCCGATCATGAATGCCTTCCATAAGCTCATTAGGCTTTGTTGTGATGATTGTGCAAGTGTACAAAGGATTGCCTTGTGGTGTGTTCCACTTTTCATATAATCCGGCAAAAGCAAAGAGATTGGATGATTTAAGCTTAATCCGCATAGGAATCTTAGTCTTTGGATCAAGGCGTTTCCATTCATAAAAACTGTCAGCTGGGATGATACAACGTTTGCTTACGAGTGGCTTTCGAAAGCTGGGTTTCTCGGCCAATGTTTCAGCACGAGCATTAATCATTTTATAGCCGATCTTTTCGTCTTTAGCCCATGGAGGGATAAGACCCCATCTAAGTTTGCCCAGACGGTTATTAGATCCATCGTTGATGATTGTCAGGATGTTTTGTGAAGGAGCGACATTATAGCTAGGGTGATACTCACCTTCAGGTAAGAATTGATCTATGTTGAATTGCTCAATAATGTCATCAAACTCAGAAAATAAAGTGAACCTGCCACACATGTTCATCATCCTTTAGGGTTTTTGAATATTGTACAGGCTTGATACACGAAAATCAAAAAGGAGGAATGTGATGCAGCAGCCAACAGTTGAGGTTAAAGAAGTAGAAGTGTTGATCAGGGGAGTCTGGAGAAAGAAAAAGTTCACTGACATTCAAAAGGGGCAAACCTTTAAGATTGAGGAGAACGGGAATACAAAGAAGTTCATAGCAAGAACAGATCCTTATTGGGATGATATGTATGAGACTTACATAATTGATTTGTTGGATAAAAATAAAATTAGAAGAAGTAAGTGAACAGAAATCTAGATAAAACAGAGATTTTATAAAAATAAAATTAAAAAAGGGGAATTTTGATGAGTTATCAATTTGAAAAGAATAAACTGTACGCATATTTAGGTGAAGAGTTAGTTGAAGCACTTAAAAGGAATGAAGCTATTATTGCAGGTGGGATAATTACAAGTCTATTTAATAATAAAGAGATAAATGATGTGGATATCTATTTTAGAAGTGATAAAAAAGCATGTTCATTCTTAGAAGAGTGTTGGAATAGCAATGTCTATGTAACTTCACACACTAAAAAAGCCACGCTGTTTATCAAAAAAGGACTAAAGCTACAAATGATCCACTTTAAATTTTTCTCTGATGCTGAGTCAATTTTCAATACATTTGATTTTACAGTCTGCATGGGAGCTTTTGATTTTAAGACAGAAGCTTTTACTCTACATGAAGATTTTTTGAAACATAACTCGCAGAGAATTTTAAAGTTTAATAGCCAAACTGCTTTTCCAATTGTCTCATTGTTAAGAGTGCAAAAATACACAGATAAAGAATACACAATTTCTAAGCCAGAATTCATTCGTATTGTGTTAACATGCATGGACTTAACCATTAATACATATGAAGAATTGAAAGATCAAATGGGAGGTATGTATGGGATAAACTATGACAAATTGTTCGAAGACGAAAAAGAAGAAGACTTTAACCTACAAGAAGCTGTAGACAAAATTGCGGACATGGTTTTAGACGAAGATTACTTTAAAGAGCCGGTTAATTTAGAGTTTAATGACTTAGACGATCTTTTAAATGACATTAATAAGAGTCCAGTTATGACGTTGAAGATTAATGGTGATCAGTACAGAATTGGTCTTGATGGATTTCTAAAAGAATGTGTATCAGCGCCATGTACTGAAATTAAGTTAGATACAAAGGATTTTTTTGATAAAACTAATTTCTATAAATTTGTAAGAAAACAGAACGGAAAATTGACGAGCTTCTATGACAAGAACTTTGAGTATGTGATTGGAGAAGAAGCTAAAGCGGAAGGAGTTATAAATAGTTGGTCGAACAGCGGAAGGTTATTTTTTAATGAAAAGGCAGCGATCGGACAATCAACTTACTATGGAAAGGAAGACGGAGTACTTATTGAAGTAAATATTAACGAGAAGGATTTTGTAGATGTGAAAGATGGTAGAGTTGAGGCCACATCATGTCACGTAATTAGAGAAGTTCCAAAAGAAGAATGGAAACGATACATAAGAGCCAGTTAAATCTAAAAAAAGGTTTTATAAGGATAAAAATAAAATTAAAAAAAGGGGAATTTTCATGAAACTGATTGGTATTAAAACAAATAACTGTTTTTTGGTGTCTGACAACATTCAAGGCAGCAGCTATTTCCATAGTCAATTAGAGGGATTGCTTTTCGATGGGAAACGAGCAACTGCAACGTATAAATCAGACTGGTTTAAGCTAGAAAAGGAACCAAGTGTTATTGAAAAGCAAATGCCACCTATAAAAATTAACCATAGATATGAATTAAAAGAAGGATTCCAGGAATCTGAATTAACTCCAAAAGTAATTAATGCTTCTTACATAGGTGAAGAAAGTGAATACTATGAAGTGAAGGGTTTATATGATTTGAAATTTGAAGAAGTCCCACAACAGAATCAAAAAATTGAGTTTGAAATGAATGTAATTGAAGAAATTGACGGAGAACTTAAGCTACAAAGTCATAATTTTAACTTGAATTATAACTTACTGGATAGAATTCAAACTCATCCAATGCTTCTTGAAACAAAGCCGTGTTACTTGTCCCATGAAGAAAGCTATAAGATTATCAGAAACCATATAAAAGCCAATATAAACCCTAAATTTGCAAGAATCACGAGTGATTATGATTTCTGTTTTACTGTGGTCAAGGTTCTGGAGCTTTACAAACCTCACGAGTATGTAGTTGATCTTAATGCAATGTACAAACGGAGAAAGCCTAAACTTGAGAAAAGATTTCAAACAAAGCGGGAAGTTGAAATTTACAATGTTGCACCTAAAGCCTATCAGAGATACCCAATTGTAGAGCCTTTTAGTGGTAAAGACGTTGAGGATTTGAAGAGTAATATTAAGAAATTTTTATATGATCTGATGGCTAAAATCAACGAGCCTTTAGTCGAATGTAAATGCTGCAAAGGAAGAGGGGTTATTTTAAATGAAAATTAAATTGGACAAAGATTACATGGTAAATGAATTGGGACTGCCGGAATCCTCAATTTTAGAAGAAATCGCTGACACGTCTAGGTGGAGCATTCACTATAGAATTGTGTTCTCATATCAGGGTCGCTTTTTTGAAACTTTCTATAGCAAAGTCGCAACTGAAAACCAGTATGAAAGCCCTTGGGAATTTGAAGATCAAGTGGATTGTTATGAAGTGGAGTTAAAAGAAGTGAAGGTTAGAAAATGGATAAGAAAAGAATCTCAATAAAAACGATATTTTACAGAAAGAGGAGGAGTGAAAATGTTTACCTGCTTCTGCAACGAATGTGAAAAAGTAATCGAAAAAGATGAAGTTGATTATGAGGTTGACGTGGTAGAAGGGCCTTGGGAAGGAGATTGGGAACACGTGCATTTAGAATGCGGTAGTATTGTGTCTTGGATTTAACTTGTATGTCTAAATAAAATCAATTTTTTATTTAAGGGGGTGATAACAATGTGAGTTACCTATGTGATTTGAGTTTTAAGAATAAAACAAAAATAAAAAGGAGTGGTTATTAATTGTTGAGGATTAAAAACAGAATAGAGGAAATGTTAAAAAAGATTGATGAGGCAGAGAGGGTTTGCTATGACGGGCGCTCCCAACTCTGCATGCATCGTATCACTACGAAGCTATTAAAGTGTATCACAGTTAAGAAGACTTTTCCAGTCCTGGTGACTGCTCTGGTTTCATTCCTTAATCCAGTGAGTATTTTAGCAGCGGACAAGTATCGGAACTTTGAAGAGCTTAAAGCGAATGAATCACCGTTCAATTTCAGCGTATTCTCAAAAGAGCAAGACACTGATGTATTAATTCTTGCTCCCCATGGAGGTGGTATAGAAGGGGGAACAAGCGAGCTTGCAAAGGAATTAAGCGAAACATACTCTACATATCTTTTTGAAGCTTTAAAGACACCAGGAGCATTTGATTTACATTTAACCAGTACGAATTTTGATGAACCACAAGCACTTGAAATGTTGAAGGAACATGAGTTCACATTGTCACTTCACGGTTATGCAAGTAATGACCAACATGTTTTAGTTGGAGGCACAGATCGGGACAAAGCTGAAGCGATAACAAACACATTAAATAATGCCGGTTACTCTGCAGAGCTTCTTGATGCAGGAACAAGGTTATCAGGTAGTAGCCCGAATAATGTTGCCAATAAAAATAAAACAGGAAAGAGTATTCAACTTGAGTTAAGCACTGGATTACGTAAATCAATGTTTAACACCTTTTCTCTAAAAGGACGCTCAGGCACAAGAAATGAGAACTTTTATAACTTCATTGACACTCTGTCACGGTTTATCAATGGGAATGTAGAAGGGAAGGGTTTGGCAACATGAACATGCAGCAGCCCTTATACTATTCTGTTGATGCTCTGGATTGGGGAATTGATGATAAAGGGTCAAATGCTATTGAAACGACAGAAGGGATAAACCGAGCTTTAAAGTACGCAAGCTCAAAATCATTCTATAAAGTACATATACCAAAAGGTACCTATCTAATTGATGCTGTGAATACATCAAGGCGGCTGCCTGAATTCGGCGGAGGTATTAATATTCCTTCGAATATTGAGTTAATACTTCATCCAGAGGCTGTATTTAAAGTGCAGCCTAATGATTCTCAAGGCTATTCCTGTTTCTATATCGGTCAAGCGAGTAATGTAACGATTCGAGGCGGTCAAATTATAGGGGATCGATATGAGCACGATTATTCAAAGATCGAATCAGTTAAGAAGACACATGAATGGGGATATGGAATTCATGTTCATGGTAGCAGTAATGTGTTAATTGAAAATGTACAGGTCTCTGACTGTATTGGAGATAACATTTGGATTGCAGCTGATGGGATGATGAACACTTCAGGAACATATACGCCTTCAAAGAATGTAACCGTTCGAAAGTGCACTCTCTTAAGAGGGAGAAGAAATAACCTAGCTACCAATGGTTGTGAAGGTCTTCTTGTAGACGACTGTGATATAGAGGAAGCTGGGGGAGATACAATTGGGCCGCAATTAGGAATTGATTTAGAGGGTTTTGGAGAAAACGGAATTAAATACGATCACCCGTATAAATTAACTGTGCGAAACTGCAGGTTTAAAAACAACGGACGTGGATCGGTTACAGCTCACACAAGTGGTAAGGTAATCATTGAGGGAAACTACAGCGACAATGTTATTTCTTACGGATTCAGCACTGATGTCAGTATTAAAAACAACAAGATTATCAATGATGCAGAGACTAAGAAATACGGAATTGACTCGGTTGGTGTATCAAGTACGGAATCCGGAAACAGAGTTCAAATTGAGGGCAATACGGTAAGAGGGTTTGAAATAGGAATTTGCGCAAGAGGAAAAGGCGTGTCGATATCAAATAATACTCTAGAAGGGATAAAGGCATGTCCAATTGCAACACATCAGGCAGAAGATGTATTAATCACAGATAACAGAATAGAGAACAGTGACTGCATTCAAGTCCAGGTTAGAAACTCAAATGATGTAAGGGTTGTGAACAACAAAGGGAAAGGAACAATCTCAGCATATGCTGTAAAGATAATGGACTCTACCCGGATCAGTCTAATTAATAATGAATTTGTAAATGTGTACGGAGGAATTTATTGCGAAAGGTCTCAGTCAGTTCGTTTAAAGGGGAATGACTTATTGTTAAACGGAAGTGGATACGGCATCTTCTGGGATAAGGACTCTTCTGTCTCGCTGCAACGAAATGAAATTCATGAGCCTAGAAACGTTGCAATTAAAGGTACTCCTGAGAAGTACAGTTGTCAAATTAGTGAGAATCAGATTTATTTCTGTAAAGCATTAATCGCTATTCAACTGACTGGTGGATCAGAACACATGCTGAAGGATAATGAGATTATGTTTAATCGTTCAACAGACCAGGGATATGGAGTGTATTTGGAGAATACGGACAAAGTACGGCTTGTAAGAAACGATGTGCGGGGAATTGGAGGCAAGTTATTATCTCACCCTTATTGCACAGATAAAGCAAAGAATACAACGTTAATTCATAACACATATGATAGTGGAACGCTGAAGACAGCAGAAGGAGATATTGTAGTCTAAATAAAATTGTAGTTTTAACAAGATTGGGAGATGGTTTATTGAAGTATGAAACAACATTTGCTGTAAGCGATATTCATGGCGAGTATGAAAAGTTTATTGAGTTACTGGGACATTGGGATCCTGATTCAATGAATCTAATTATTATGGGTGATTTAATTGATAGGGGTAACGATTCACTCAAGGTTGTTCAGAAAGCCATGCAGCTTAAGCAAGATTATAGTGAGCAAGTAGTTGTTTTAAAAGGTAACCATGAAGATATGTTAATGATGTTTTTAAAAGAACGTGATTATGGGACAGGCTCCTGGTATTTCAATAATGGTGGGAATAAAACATACGAAAGCTTTATTGAAGAAGCTGACACGTATTTTCACAGTTATGAAGTTAAAGCACATAAAATGTCTCTTAAAACAAATGAGATTGAATTTATTAAAGACTTACCCTTGTTTCAAGAAGTCGGGAATGTCCTTTTTGTTCATGCTGGTATCAATCCTTTCATGTCCGATTGGAAACAAGGAGGTGCAAAAGATTTTCTTTGGACAAGAGGCCATTGGAATCACAAAAATGAAACAAATAAACACATTGTGTTTGGACATACTCCTACTCAATTTATGCATAACAGTCAAACAAATAATAATGTTTGGATCAGTAATTGTGGAACGAACATAGCAATTGATGGTGGAGCTGTTTTTGGCGGTCAATTAAATGGTCTTGTTATAGATAAAAACGGAAAAATTCTAAACACAATTAGTGTATAGTCTGAACAATGGAGATGGATATATGACCAATATTTTAAGCAAAGATCAAGATGAAGCAATCCGGTATTTCAAGAACAAGCTGAACATATCTGAAAAACTGTACATATCCCTAATTAATTTTAATCTGCTTAGAGATAAACACGAAAACTTTGGTAATAGACTATATGAGCTTTATAAAACAGATCCTTATCTGTATATCAAAGCGCTCAAAGAAGGTTACGTGGTTGATCAGCCAATTGAATTTAATGAAGCAATTGTGCGGTTCTATGATGGTGAAGAACTTGCTGTAATTCATAAGACCACTGGGAAAAGATATAATGTGAATGTAAAAATGAAAGAGCTTCCTGACGGTTTTACGCTGCAAACAATGAACATGTGGTCATGGAGTGAAGTTGTTTAATTTTATGAATTTTCACTTGTTTTGATTTGTCATGTTGCTAAGTGGGTACAATTAAGGATGAGAAGGGAAAGGTTCTCTCATAATAATGTTAAGGGGTGTTTAATGTGTTGGTATATGAATATGGCAGAACGAAGCAAGAAGCTCTGTCTAACCTATGTAGAAAAATGATCCGTGAGTACCCAGATGAAACTTTCACAACGGACTTTGCAAAAGTTTCTGATTACGGTAATGAAGGATCAGATAAGAGATACGTAGCTGAATTTCGGGTATAGGATAGTTTGTTATACAGAAGCGCCTAAGCAAAGGTGCTTCTTAACTCTCGATATGATTTTATAAAATTACGCTGTTGGGGGTGGAAACAAGAAAATCATTCTTCAGATGCAGTCTGTACCCCAATTGATAAAGATACTCAGCAGAAGAGAGAACTTTTTAAAACCTTTTAGAATAAAAATAAAATAGTTATTGACCATCCCTTTTTAATGATGTAAGATTAAGTTATCCCAAAGAGAGAAAGGAGGAAAGAGATGAAAAAGGAATTAAAGATACTGAAAGTATCTGCTGAAGCTTTACATACCTACAAAAACGATGTAAAAAGGAATTACAACATTGACGAAGACCAAGCAAGAAGAAAATTAACCAGGAATGTAATGTTGGTTAAGGAATTTAAACCAAGAGGAATTAAAAGAGGTCTTTTTTCTAAAACATATTCATATGGAAACTTAAAGATCACAATCCGGCATGGAACAGTAATAAGGATTGAAAATGTAAAAGGTGATCCTGAACCTTGGGACTTTCCAAAAAAGAGATACATAGAATTAAACAAGCTACTTGGTATTAGGGATTGTAAGTTTAGTAGCAAGTCTCATTATAGACATTTTAAGAATAAAAATAAAATATAAAATTAACGGAGGCGTTATATTGAGCAAACTTTATAATACATTTGAATTTATTGGTAACCTATTTATTTCAAATAATAAAGAGAAATTCCATGAAATTAAGGAATATGACAGCGGATGGGTTAAGGAACGGTTAAGCTTCGCAGTTCAAGAGTCAAAAACAAACAGTGTTTTTGTTGAGATTGAAGGTGGTTACTCAAAAAGTAAACAAAATAAAGTGTTTTCATTTAGCAAGGGTACAGAAAATGAAAAAGGATCAAGACTCGAAATTCCATGGGAAGATCGGTTGAAAGAAGAAACAGTAAACATGGTTGCTGATTTTTCTAAGATCCTAATTAACTTAAACGATGAGTCAACAAAAGCCAAATTAAATGAATTGAAATTTAAAATTAGAGGGTTGGAAATGAAAGGCTCTCTTACTGAAGAAGAAAATAAAACTTTATCTACTCTCAAGGGAGAATATAAACAATTAAACGTAAACGGTGCAGAATTCATTCATGAATATGATGCTATTCAGTACTTGTCCCAAAACCTCGAAAAGCATAAAGACAATAAATTTAAAATCACAGGCAATATTGAATACAATTCATGGAATGGACGGAATTTTAGAAAGTTCAAAATCAAAACCATTGAAATTGTAAGTAGTGATACACCATCTCAACTAAGAGCCACCATGGATGTATTTTTCACAAGTGAATCTTTAGATGAATCGTCATTTGAGGAAGAAAAAAGGTTCTTTGTTGATGCGTACGTACTTAGCTATGATAATCAGGCAAAAAAAGATCGATTTTTTCCTCAGCAATTAGTCATCAATGCACAAAAATTGGACTTTGAAAATGAATTACATATGAAACGGTTAGATCTCTTGAAAAACTTCTTTAAAGTTGAAAATGATGAAGTATTTCACCTTCAATGGGTTGTGAATATTTTCAGGGGTGCTGATGAGATTGAGTTTACCGAAGAGGAACTCACGGAAAGTCAAAAGGAAATGATTGCTTTAGGTTTAAACACAATGGATGACTTTAAACCTAAAGGAGGGTTATTGGGAGAAAATCGTGAAGAAAATAGACTTTTAAAACCTATTTTAAAAAAGATTAATGATTCTAATGATTTTACAGAAGGTGCCGCAACATCTACATATGAAATTGAAGATCTTACATATATTCCACAACAGATTCAAAATTCTACACCACCCGTAGAAAAAGAAGAACCTAAAGTGACTGAAGAAGAAAAAGATAATGCATTTGATGGGTTATTTGCTTGATTTGAAAAACCTAACTAACATTTATTTAAAAACAATAAGGAGATGTTTATCCATATGGCAAGAAAATTTGGTAAAAAGAATAAAATTAAAGTTAATCCTCTCGATTATAACACTGGAATTATTGGTGAATCGGGGATCGGTAAAACAACTCTAGCTAAAGAAGTTTGCGAAAAATTAGTCGGAGAAGACGGGTATATAATCTTGAATATTGGTAAAGAGGATGGTATTGATGCCATCCCCAATGCCTCTTATGAAGATGTTCCTGATTGGACAACCTTTGATGAAATTACTAAAGATATTATTAAAAACAGAACAACAGATTATGCTGATTTAAAGGTTTTAGTATATGACACATTTGATGAGTTGATTAAAATTACAGAACCAGAAGTTATTAGACTACACAATAAAGCAAATCCTGAAAAAAGAGTGAATACCATTAAAGCAGCATTCGGTGGTTTCCAGGCAGGAGAAGACAAGGTAATTGAGTTAATTCTTGAAAAGATGTGGAAACTTAAAAAGGTCGGTATTAGCATGTTTATTTTAGGTCATACGAAGAAAAGAACAATGACAGACGTAGTTACTGGTTTGGAATATGACATGCTGACAACCAATATGACACATAAATACTTCAATGCGATTAAAACCAAGCTCCACGTCTTAGGAGTAGCATCTATTAATCGGTCGATTGAAAAGAAAACAGTAAAACAAAAAATTGGGCCTGATAAAACAGTGGGAACAGTTGTTGACGAATCAAGAATCATCACTTTTAGAGATGACAACTTTAATATTGATTCAAAGTCGAGGTTCTCAGATATCACACCGTCTATTCCATTAGATCCGAATGAATTTATTAAAGCAATTGAACAAGCTATCCATGAGGCTTTTGATAAACAAAAAAATAACACAAATAACATTGAAGAAGAAAGAAAAGAACAAGAGCAAATTAAAGAAATTCAAATTCACAACGAAGTTATCAACTCCTCTTTTATTGATAAAGAAGAGAATGAAAGATTAGCAGAAGAGATTAAGACACTATTCCCTAATGCAACTAATCAAGCTAAGGGTGAAATGAAGAAAATTATGGATCAATTTAATATGAAAGATTTTAAAGGGGTAGACATTGTACCAACTACAGCATTCGAAAAGATAGTCGAAGCATTATCTAACTGAAGGAAAAGAGGGGGAGACTCTCCCCCTTATTAATAGGAGAGGGTATTCTTGGCCAGAAGATGTGTATGTCAAATATGTAAAGCTAATGGAACTGTCGATACTTTTTTCAGGGTTTCTGACGATAAGGGGAAAAATAAATACTACTGTTCTATGGATGAATATGAAAACTATATCAAGGATAAGGCGAAACGAAAAAACCTCTTAAATTACATAGCGAAAGATGTCTTGAATTATAGCGAGGGTCAAGTCATTCCTCCAATTTTTCTAAAAAAGATAGCCGAACTAAAAAGTTTTTATGATTATGAAGTGATACAAATTTGCTTTGAGAAGAACCAACAAACAATTCAATATTGGTTAACTAATAAAGAGTTTTACAACGAGTATGGAATGATTAGCTATATTTTTAAGATTGTTGAAAGTAACATCAATGATGTTTATAAGGAATGGCTGCATGAACAAAATCAGAGAATGATTGAAAAAAATCATCATCTAGATATTGCAATCGTAAATCAAACTAATATCGTTGATTCCACATCTTTAAAACAAAACAATTCACCAAAAAATATAACAGAGTTTCTGGATGGGGAGGACGAGTATTGAACAACTTAGATTCTTATCCAAAGGAATTAGTTGAAAACAGGGGACAAATTGAAGGAAGCTTTATATTCTGTTTATGGAAAAACCCTGATTTGTATGAGGATTATAAAGACCACGTGAGGGCGGATAGAGATTTTCTAACAGAAGACGGGAAATTTTATTACTCTCTAGGTTTAGAACTGAGCAACATGAATTATAAGAGCTTTGATGATGCGAGTGTTTTCAGCTACATAGAAGGTAAAGAAACATTAAAAAATGGTTTTATTCGGCGAGGTGGAATGAAAACCATTGATGAACTCAAGCACGTATTAAACGATGAAAACGTTGATACATACTATGATGAGCTAATTAAATTTAACATGATACTTAAACTTCATGATAAGGGATTTAATGTTACGAACGAGCTTGATAAATTCAAAAAAATGACGAGTCAGCAATTGTACAGTTACTTTGAATTTCAATTAGATAATGTTTTTCTAGGTCGAGGTTCAGGAGTTAAAATTGAAGATCTGGATTTGAATGAAGAGTTTGTCGAATCAATTGAAAACGGGGAAGAAATGGGATTAAGCTATTCAGCTGCATGTCCATTATTAAATTATCACACACTTGGACTTCATAAATCTAATGTTCAAATTTTTGCTGGATTTAGTGGGACAGGAAAAACAAGTTTTTGTGTTTCTTCTTATATCATGTCAATTTTGGATCAGGGTGAAAAGGTAACAATTATCGCCAATGAAATGAATAAAAGGGCTTGGCAACATATTTTTATGGCAACAATTTTAAGTCATAAACTTGGTTATTATGGTTTGCCAAGAAAGAAACAAAAAATGGGCAACCTAAAGCATGAGCAAAAAGAAATGTTACAAAAGGCAATTGAATATTATGAGAAGCATTACAAGGGGCGTATCAAATTTGCCAAGATATACGATTACAGCATTAATGACGTAAAGAGAATAATGAGAAGAATGGCAAAACAAGGCTTCGGTTATATGCTTTACGATACATTTAAAGCTGAAGATTCTGCTTCAACTAATGTAACAGGTGAGCTAATTGAAGCTTCAAAACAGTTATTACAAGTTGCGGAAAAAGAGGATATTTGTATCATCATTACAATGCAATTAGCCATCTATATGGAGAATACAAGATATCTAACAGCGTCTTGTTTATCAAATGCCAAAGCAGTTAAGGAGATTGTTTCCGAGTTAGTTCTAACAAGACCTTTATGGGAAGATGAATTCCCAGGAGGAAAATTCGATGTTAAACCCTATAGATTCAAAAAAGACTCGTCGGGAAAATTTACAAACATTAAAGAAGAAATTCAGTTAGACCCAAATAAGAAGTATAGATTATTCTTTTTGAATAAGACACGGAATGACGAAGGCGATACAGTGTTGCTATACCAATTTGACGGTGCATGGAATAAATGGATTGAGCTCGGTTATTGTACTCCTAAACATCAGAGAACTACAGAGCGGACATGATTACCAAGGGACGGTGAAATCATGGACGTATATGATCTTAAGAATCACATTATTGAAAAGCCAGATTACATAGAACTTATTTTAGAAAAGACGGGGTTTTACAACGTTGATGAACGCGGAAATGAGTATAGATGTGCAAGAAAAAAAGGAAGAAATCCGACATCAGTAAAAGTAAATAAAACCACTTTAGGTGCAACCTGTTTTTCAACCAACTTAAAAGGTGACTTGATAACACTTGTTCAAAATAAATTGGGTTTATCTTTTCCCAAAACAATCAAAAGGATATCTGAAATAGTTGATTATAAAAGTGAAGAAGAATATAAACCACCTGAGTTACCATTCGGAGGTTTTTATAAGAAGATAAGAAAACTAAGTAATCCAATGGATTTGGATCTAGAAACGTATTCCGATGACATTTTAGATCAATTTGAATCTGTTCCAAATAAGCTGTTTTATGAGGATGGAATATTACCTATAACCCAATCTTTGTTCCAGGTTGGTTACGATAGTGTTTCCGGAAGAATAACGGTTCCATGGAAATCTCTTAGTGGTGAATTGTGTGGTGTAATGGGGCGTCTTAATAAGAAGGAAGTTAATGATGAGGAAACAAAATGGCTGCCTATTATTTCATTTCCTAAGTCCAAAACGCTATACGGGTTTGTTGAAAATTACGGTTCAATTAGAGAAAAGAGCATTGTTATGATCGGGGAATCGGAAAAACATTCAATGGCCTTAGCAAGTAAGGGATTGAATGTTGGAGTTTCTTTAGGCGGTAGCTTTTTAAGTGAAATTCAAGCAAATCACATAAAATCAATGTTTCCGAAAAAGTCATTAGTCATGATGGATGAAGGATTAGGTGAAGAACATAGCGTAGAAATTGCCAACAGCCTAAAGTTTGAAAATTTCTTTGAAAATGAAGTTGGGTACATATTTGATCGTGAAAACAAGTATCTGCCTAAGGGATCAAAAATGGCACCAGCAGACCTTGATAAAAGCACTCTACACTGTCTAATTAGAGACTGTACAGTTTGGATATGAAAAGGAGATGATTGATTGAAAGAAAAATTAAATGAATTGAGACAACAAGGGAAAAACATTTATTCCTTTTCAAAGCTCGGAACCTTTAATAACTGTGAATATGAATACTACAATACATACGTTTTGAAAAAGAAAGGCATAGATAATATTTACACCCTTATGGGTTCTGAATTACATAACGGGATTGAACAGATTTATAAAAATGAATTAAACATTGGAGAATTTAAAAAGGGATTTGAAAATAGATTAATTGAATTAGAGCTGAATGGAGTCAACTTTCCGAGTGACTCAATCGGGGACAGCTGGAAAGCAGACATTGGTCATTTCCTAAACAATTTTAATAAAATTGACAGCAAAATGGTTTTAGAGAAGCTGCTTGTATTTGAAATATCAGATGGAATATATCTTCAAGGATATGTAGATGCAATCCTGCCCAGTGAAAAAGGAAAACCGTACGTTAGTATTTATGACTGGAAGACATCAAGTAAGTTTGCCGGCAAGAAATTAAATGAAGCAGGAAGACAGTTATTGATGTACAAGCTTGCGTTGGAGCAAACAACTGACTTAAAAGTAGATAAAATCCTATGGTTCATGGTGAAATACGTTTATGTATGTACCCAAGGAAAAACCAAAGTGAAAAAGAAAATGTGTAACAGGGGTAAGTGGGTAAAGGAAATACGAATGCAGCTAGAAAAAGAGATGCGCACTCTGGAATATGATGATTTCGAAATTGACCTGTTGTTAGATAATGCAGTAAAAGAAAATAGCATAGACTGCTTACCTGAAGAGATTAAAAATAAGTATTGGCTTGAAGATTGTTTAGTTGAATACGAAGTTACTGAAGAGAAAATTAATGAACTGAAAGAATATATTACTGATACTGTTAAAAAGATTGAAAATAAAGACCGCGAAGATGAAACCCAATGGGAACCAGTGAAAATAGATAAATACAATTCCTTTTATTGTAGTGTCTTATGTGGTCACCGAAAAACATGCAAGTTTTATAAGGATTTTTTAAATAAATCATCAAATAAATTTAAGAAAAAGGATAAGACTGATTTGTTTGATAACCTATTTTCTTAGGGGGTAATGATGAGGAAGATATTCTATGACTTTGAAGTTTTTAAACATAACTGGATGGTTGTACTGATCGATTACGATACTAAAAAGGGTAAGGTTATTGTAGATGATGTTGATGAACTGAAACGATTCTATAAGATGTTTAAAGATGATATTTGGATTGGTTACAACTCTAGAATGTACGACCAATACATTTTAAAAGGAATTTTATTGGGAATGAACCCATATTTCATTAGTTCGAGAATCATTAATGATAATGTAAAGGGATTTAATGTTGTTGGAAAAGGTTATAAAATCCCACTGAATAACTTTGACATAACAACCGGTTTCCATAGCTTAAAGCAGCTAGAAGGCTTTATGGGTTCAAGGATTAAAGAGTCATCAGTACCATTTGATATCTCAAGAGCATTAACAGAAAAAGAAATTAAGGAAGTAGTTGAGTACTGTATTCACGATGTGAAACAAACAATTGAAGTGTTTGATAATAAAAAAGAGGAATTCGAAAGCCAATTGGCCCTAATTGAAGCCTTTGATTTGGAAATGTCTATGTTTACAAAGACAAAAGCCCAATTATCTGCATTTATCTTGGGGGCCGAAAAGCAAGGAAACAGGGGAGATGAGTTTGAACTTAGATTTCCTAATACATTAAAAATTGAAAAATACAAACACATTGTTGATTGGTATAGAAATCCTGAAAATCTAGATTATAAAAAAAATTTAAAGGTTGATGTTGCAGGTGTACCTCATATTTTTGCCTGGGGAGGCTTACATGGTGCATTACCAAAGTATAAAGATGAAGGGATAATTTTATGTTGTGATGTTGCATCTCTATACCCTTCAATCATGATTGAATATGATTACATCAGTCGTAACGTGAAAAATCCTTTAAAATATACTGAAATCAGAGATACACGGTTAGAACTCAAACGGAAAAAAGATCCTAAACAAGCCCCCTATAAGATCGTCCTAAACTCAACGTATGGAGCAATGAAAGATCAGTATAATCCACTTTACGACCCGTTAATGGCCAATAACGTATGTTTAGCCGGACAGCTGCTGTTATTAGATTTGATCGAGAAAATTGAACCGTATTGCAAACTGATTCAGTCAAATACTGATGGGTTGTTTATGAAAGTTGAAAAGGAATCTGATATTGATTTAATTAAGGAAGTGGCAAAGGAGTGGGAAATCAGAACACGATTAGATTTAGAGTGGGATGTTTATGAGAAGATTTATCAGAAGGATGTAAACAACTATATAATCATTGATAAAGATCAGAAGTATAAATCTAAAGGTGCTTATGTTAAAAAACTAAACAACCTGGATTATGACTTACCAATTGTAAATAAAGCCATGATTGAGTATTTTACAAAAGACATTCCAGTTGAAAAAACCATCAATGAATGTGATCAGTTAAGAGAATTTCAAAAGATATCAAAGGTTTCAAACAAATATATGTACGCTCTCTATGGAGAAGAAAGGCTACCCGAAAAAGTTTTAAGAGTTTTTGCTTCTAATGATGAAGATGCTAAAGGTGTTTTCAAGGTTAAAACAGAAGAACGAATTGAAAAAATCGGAAATACTCCACCGCGCTGCTTTATAAATAATGATAACGTTATTGATTTAAAAGTTCCTGATTATCTTGATAAGGAATATTACATAGAGATAGCCAAAAAACGAATAAATGATTATTTAGGAATATCGAATAGAAAGAAAACAAAGAAGGAGAAGTGATATGCATCGTCATTAAGAGTAAAAATAAAATAAAAACACACATTTTCAAGTCCGTTTATGGTATGATGATTTTAATTCCTTTAACCACTTTTTCTTACATAAGTTATGAGCAACATTTACATAAAACAGAGGGAAATGAAGACTCAATAAAAGAATCATTTTATAAGAAGCCTAGACAGATTAGGATCCCATCAAGTGAGAATATTGTCTTAGGGCTTTTTAAAAAAGCCCTAACGAACAAAGAACAACAATTAAAAAGGCATACAGAGAAGATTATCTCAGCAAAACTCATTAAACCTAAGCAAAGTAAGAAAAGGCACATGAGAGGAGGTGAGAAGGCAAAGTATAGAGTTTTTAAGAGTAAAAATAAAATATATAAACACAAAAAAGAAAACGAGGCACCAGCCGCAAAGAAAACCATCCAGGTTAAGCTGAGTGCTTATATTGCCCACTGCCAAGAAGGATGCACAGGAACAACTAGAACAGGTGTTGATGTTACTCAATCAATCTATTACAAAGGGTATCGTGTTATTGCAACCGATCCAAGTGTCATTCCCTTGAATTCAATTGTTGAAATAAGCATTGGTGGGGAAACGTTCAAAGCAATTGCAATTGATACTGGTGGCGCAATCGTTGGAAATAAAGTGGACTTGCTCGTAGCAACCGAGCACGACGCAATTAATTTTGGTAAGCAAAGTGGGACAATTTCAATTATTAGTTAGGAGGCGGTTTATTGCCTAAGTTTTGGTCTTATCCAGAAGGGTTAAAAGTTATCATAAATGAGAATGCAAAGAGTGCTTGTCCTCATCATGTGGGACGGGAAGGGAAAATTATTGAGTTGCTTCACTCTGCTACATATGATTACGCAGTCAGTGATGAAACAGGTGATATTACATTCTTCAAGGAGCATGAATTAAATCCAGCTAAAGGAGGTTAATTGTATGTTTAAAAAGGGAGAGAAGGTGATTGCTGGTTTCACAGAAGAAATTGGTGTTGTTGCACAAGTTGATAAAGGACATGAGCAATTAGAAGTTGAGTATCCAGATGGCTCATATAGAGTGATTGGCTTCAGCAATGTGAGAAGGGTGGAAGATAAATGACGATGATAATTTTAGAAGGAACTGACTGCTGCTACAAATCAACAGTGGCAGATAAGCTTAGCAAAGAACTGGGATATCCGGTCATAAAGGGATCCAGCTTTGAATTAGCTAAGAGCGGTAATGAGAAGCTGTTTGAACACTTCAACAAACTGGCCGATGAGGACAATGTAATTATTGATCGATACATATATTCAAATTTGGTTTATGCGAGAAAGTTCAAGGGTTACTCAATCTTAACGGAAGATCAGCAAAGGGAGATTGAGGAGAAGATTAGATATAAAGCAAAAGTGGTTTATTTACATGCTGATCCGAAAGTTATTAAGCAGCGTTTACTTGAACGTGGTGATGAATACATAAATGATCGAGACATTGAGCCGGTCTTAGAGTTATACCGAGAAGTAATGAGCAATGTAAGATTACATACATATTCGTGGGATACAGAACAATGGAATAGTGATGAGATCGTAGAAGGTTTGATTCAATTATTTGAGTAAAAAATAGAGAGAAGGAGTGAATTAACACTCCTCAGTAACTAACGTGCTTCTACTGTAATTTTAAAAATTACATAATTGTCGTTAATGTCATACGCGTAAACCAATGCTGTGCCCAATGTTGAATGAGAGGATACAACACCACTGGAACTAATGCTAATAAGGTTGCTTCCAGAAACAATTTCCCACCGGGTGTAACCTTTTAATAGAGATACGTTAGAATTCCTAAGCATGTGGTAATCAACTGTACCGAGCGGATCGCCTAGCTGCTTAACTTGGTCAACTGATTTGACAGGTGTTAGGGCTGAAGCTTGTGATGTGAATGCAGGGAGAGCTAGTGTTGTAAGCGATAGAGCAGAAACAATCAATCCTTTGTAAAACTTTTTCATAAGAATTACCTCCTAGGTTTTGATTGTAAGTACAACCCTAGTCTAACATGTAAAAAATTTGAAATGTGTGAAGTGTTTGTGAAACCGATTAAAATATCTCTTTTAAAGAGTAAAAATAAAATATAAGAGGTGGAGTCTGCGGTGAACTATCCAGAAAGCTTAAAAGAGAAAGCCGAAAAGATTAAAGACGAAGCAAGAAGCGGAAAATTAGACGAGGAAAAAATAAAAGCGATTGCTAAGTCTGCAGTTGAACTTTTAAGATCCGAAGAGAAGAGCCATACACATTATGCAGAAGTTGTCGGTGCAATTGCTGCAAACCTAGAAGATTTCTTTAAGTCTTATCTAAAAGAGGATTAATATAACAGGATTAAAAGAAAGGATAAAGGGATGTTTATTGAAAAGGTACTATGTTAGATGTAAAGATCACAAAGACGAAAATACGTCTTTAATAATTGAGGCGTTATCACCTGAACAGGCAAAAGAACAAGCATATGAAGTACATAAAGTAAGAGATATTTATAATGTGAGTCTGGGAGAAGAAAAGTCAAGGAATTATCTTGAACGAAAATATGCTCCATACATAAAAAATAACAACAGCAAGGCGGTAATTATCTTTTCATAAGGGAGGACGTCCGTGCGCATATCTGATCCAATAAAAGAAACACTTGTGCAAAATATAGATCAACTTAGTAGCAGAGTTGATGAGTTGTTCATTTATCTTGAAAATGAGTTGCCTTCAACATCTGAAAGACAATGGAAAACTATAGACAAAAAATTCGGTGAGATTTTTACTAAATCTAAGGAATTACAAAATTACATAAGTTGTTTATAAAGGTGAGCAATATCCCCTTGATATAAGGACATCTGTGTTACTTAATATTCAAAATCATCAGTATTTCTTAACAATTATTTATATGATTGGTAGCATTTATTAAAGAAAGAAGGTGATTTATGAGATTGTTTGTTTGATAAGTATTGGTGCCAGATGCGAATTATATTTTTACAAAGGGGATATTTTAATGAACAATTTTTATCGAACGATCTTAGCACTAGTTGCCGTATTTGTCCTGGCCTTTTCAACATTTCCTCCGAACAGTGATGCAAAGAGCACAATCTCAACAGATAATGTCGACAAGGATAAAGTAAAATCAGAGGCAGAATTTATTGCAGATCACACTATTGATGTGAGTAAAAAGACTAAGGAAAAACTTCTATCCAAGGCAGAAAAAGCAATTGAAGATGGAGACATTAAGTATCATAAATCAAACGAAAAGGTATTTGATAATGCATCAGTTAGAGCTATTAAGTATGATGATGGTACAGTAACTTATTCAGTTTCTTATTTATACGTGGACACTGAAAAAGTAGACAGAGTTAGCTCATTTAATGTTTCGTTTGATAGCGATATGAATATTGAAGAATACTATGAAGTTGACATGAAGAAAATCAGCAGCACTCAAAACGAAATGAATTATTGGGTTAATGGTGTTAAGGATGAGGACAAGTCTGGGGTCTTTGAAACAAAACAAACTTCAGAGGACAAAGGAAGTACATCTAACATGATGAGTGCTCAGAAGAGTTGGACTGGATGCGTATCAGATTGCTTAGGTGATAAGAATATTAGCCAATGGGCAATTACCGGTTTAGCTATTTTATGTGGAGTTTCATGCACAGCTGGTGTTCCAGCAACAGCAGGGACTGCTTGCTATGCTTGTGTAAATTCTGCTGGTATTATTGGTGTAAATGCATTCTTTGATTGTATGGAGAAGTGTAAATGATCAATATCTTAAGTAAAATACTATTTATTTTGTCTGGTTGCGCTTTGTTGATCTTTGGGATAATTTTAAAGGATGGATCAATGGCTTTTGGATTGTTTGCCTTATTCTTCATAGCGGCAATAATTGTTCGTGTATTTCATAAACGAACTCAAAACCATTAGCAGCAGCCTTATTGTACTGTAGGGGAGGAAACTCTCCTACTTTTTAAAAAATATTTAGAATAAAAATAAAATAGTTATTGATTGTTCGGGTGAAAGCGAGTATATTAGAAATATAGGAAGCGAGGTGATGCATTGGGGTGTGTTAAATGCAAGGATCACATTGGCGACATCGTTTATTACATAAGAATAGCTGACAACAAAGAATACAAGGAATTCCCGGTACATAAAGAATGCGGAGAAGCAATTAAGAAAGAATGCATTGAGAATTGCAAAGACATGAAATTAGAAAAGACATTGGATTACTTGCAGTTATTTTAAGAGTAAAAATAAAATATTCCTTTTATCGAGAATGGAGAGATGCTAAATGGATAAATTGAAAGTTTGTTTACATAAAAAAGGTGCTCATACGTTAGAAAGAACTGTTAATGGGGCCTGGATATTAGATTCAAAACCAATTACTCAGGATCAAGCAATTAAAGAACTAGTTGAAGCGGTTAGTGATTTAGGATATTGGTGCCAAGTAGCAAAAGATGTTTTAGATAAAGAAGATTTTAATGCAGTTCAAGAAGCGTATGAATACAAAGAGGAGGTATAAATGGCGAAATCAAGATTAAACGGTTATTGGGATAACAAGTTGGATGCCAACGAAACAGTTTATGTTGAGAGGGTTTATAAGAAAGGATATGTAACTGGATTTAAGTATTTACAAGTTGGTGAGAAAGAATATGTAACTGGATTTAAGTATTTACAAGTTGGTGAGAAAGAAGTTACTTCACCATTTAGGGCTACATATGAAGAGTTAGAGGGGAATTATAATCAACGGAAATATTCATAATTTCCCGGGCAAGCGCAGTATACGACAAATCAAAACAAATAATGAGGGGTGAGGGGTATGCAAACCTTAAATGCACCGATTTATGAAGTTAAACAGGAGAGCGACTGGTATAAAGCAGAGAAGAAACGAAAAGAGGGCATTAACAACTTCTTCGACAAGTTTGAAGAAAAGTATGGCGTCGAGGAAGGTTTCTCGTTTTATCACTCTGAATATTTCGGAGTCTATGAAGGAACTGAAGCGTATGAAGTATTTAAAAATGACATTGTTAAAAATCCAAAAGACGGTTTTTACGCTTTCAAAAAACGATCTAAGCATTTTAACGAGATAAAATCTATGATTGAGAAAATTGAAAAGGTAAGTCCTTTCAAGTCTCATGATGAACTTGGTTTAAATAACATGACTGGTCGTCAGTGGATAGACGACAGGTGGTTCTTTGGAGTTAAAAGTGAACAATTTGTCAAAGGAGACAATGTGGTTGCTATTGACTATAAGGATTATCTAAAAATTGTAATGGAGCATTTAGATTAAAATTCAATTTTTAAAGAGACTTATAAGGAGGCGAATAAGTGGGACGCCATAAAGCAACGATAGAAGGATTGGTTATGAAAGAAAGCTATTACGCACATCGTGCACCAGGCACAGTAAGATGGATTGCTCAGCCAGTGTGTAAAGTAATTCGCACTGACCCAATCTTCGAGGGGCATATAGATATTGAGCCTATAGAAATTGGAGGCAAGGTTTATATCCCCGGACTTAATGAATATGTCATAGTGACTGACAGGCAGCGAAACATACATAACGAATGGACATATCAAACAGACAGAGTGATTAAGACAATTGTGGATGAAAGAAGCTTGAAGGAATGCGAAGAACTCAATGAGGAGAAAGCAAAAAGCAATGGTGATCTTAGACAAAGGCTTATAAAAGTTTCTTGGTGGAAGAGGTTTTGGAATTCTGTGTAGCAGGTGAGATATAAATGAAGGAGTTGTTTTTTTAAAAGTCTAAATGAAAATTATATTCATATTAAGAGGTGTATTCCTATGGAATGGTTAGTTAATATATTGCAGTTGAGTGCTGTAGGAGCAATAACAGCATCGCTGATAAATTGGAATTCAAATAAAGTTAGACAAAGGGATCAGGCAAAGATATATGAAAAGATTGAGAAAATAAAAATTTATGAGAATCAGTCAGCAACCAAAAAATCGGAACAATTAGAAGAGTTTTGGAATATGTTTTTAGACTGTTTTGATACCAATAATTTAACCGAAGAAGAGCTTTTAAAATTTAATAAAGATTTCAATAAAAGAATGATGAAGTTAATAATCAACTTAGTTGGTAGCGCTTCTGATTCCACAATTTTAAAATTTAAAGAATACAAAACATTCGATTTTGATGGGCAAAATAAAGAAAAACAAATTGAGGCGATACTTTTGTTAGCAGAATTAATAATTGAGTATAGAAAAGATCTTGGGCATAAAGATACCAAGATAACACCAAATGATATTTTACCTCTTTATATAACAGATTGGACTACATTTTCTACAAATTAAATAAAAGGATGATTTTAAAGAGATAAGGGGAGTGAGAAATGATATGCAGAGAATGTGGGAACTCAACTGATTCAATGTTTTGCAGCAAGAAGTGCCGAGAATCTTATTTAGACTATCTCAACAGCAGTTCGTCGTTGACCCCAGAAGACAAATAAAGAATAAAGGATGATGAAGACTGGAATACACTAAACATGGAAATTTAGTAGAAGGCTATATAACATTCAATCTTTATTTTGAGACATTTGAATACAAAGAAGATAGCTTATTAGAACAAGAAAAATTCACCACAGTTAAAGAGTTATTCAACATGATGCAGCCAGACTATATTGAGGAACTAAAGCAAGAAAACGGTGCAGATCAGGTTGAGGTTCATGATATTGCGTTTAGAGCTAAAGAGGATGACACTGAGGCTTTCATCACAATGTATGACAACTCAGGAAACTATCGAATCTCAACAAATCTTGATGTAAGTGGATTGGATAGCGAGTACAAGCAAACATTACAAAGCATTAAAAGCATTGTAGATAAAAAACTCTAAGAGTAAAGAAAAGGAAGATGAGGATGAATAAAAAATTCGGATTGTACATTAGGGGAGAACTTGTTAAAACTTATGATGATGCGGTTAAAGCTCACAAAGATGCTATTTTTGCTCAAGAAGAAATTGGAGTTCCACATGAGGTGATTCAAATGAATTTACATATGGATGAGGCAATTGAATTCCTCAATAAATATGATAGCAGTTCAAAAAGCGCACAAGATGCTCAGACTTTGTTAAGAAATTTAAGGGCACTATTCCAACAAAACTAGATAAAATCACAGTTTCATAGGAAGGGGAAGTAAAATGAGTGCAGCAAGAAAGTGGAGAGATCTAAGAAGCAAATTAATTGGTTATAAGGCATTCGGTAAATTTAGCGATGTTGTTATTGACCATATTCTCAATGATATGAATGAGTTGGACGTAAGACACGAAAAAGATAAAAACAAAAAATAAAGAAAAGGGAGTTGTGGAATGGGAGCTGCTAAACAGTTATACGTTAAGCGCAGTCACTTTGTAACCTTGGATGAAGCAAAAGAAAATACGCAAGTACATATGAAGAATGGTGGTTCATACACTGCTTTAAAAGGAGAACTGATTGCGACCAATTTAGAAGGGGATCAAATGGTTATCACGCAAGAGCAGAAGGATAACTACGTTCCAGTACCGATGACAGAGCTATCAGACTATGAAGCTCAAATGGCCAAAGGCTATGCTGAGATGGCTGAGATCAATTTAGAAATGTCTGAAGCATTCCATCATGCTGAAAATGAAGCAGAAACAAGCAACAACAGCTTGGTTAACGGGGAATATAAAGAATATTGATTATTACATATGAAAGCAAGACAGGTAACGTGAAAAGGTTTGCTCAAGCATTACAAAGGGAGTTAAACTTCGACATCATTGAAATTACAGATGACTTAATTGTCGAGGAAGAATTCATACATATTACATATACGATAGGCTTTGGGGAAGTACCTGAAAGGACTTTGCATTTTATTATTAAGAATAAAAATAAAATAAAAGGAGTTGTTGTGAGTGGTAACAAGGTTTGGGGTGATAACTATGGTTTAGCTGGGGACAAGCTTTCAGCAATGTTCCATGTACCATTGTTATTAAAGTTTGAACTAAGTGGAACAAAACAAGACTTGCAGAAGATTAATCGGGAGGTACAACTTATTGACAAACACAATACCAAAGTGGATCAAGCTCAATAATGAGATCATGATTCAGAAAGACGGTAAGTTTCAATTTGAGAAGGATAAGGAGGCAGTACACAGTTACTTTGTTGATTACATTAATCAAAACACAGTCTTTTTCCATGACTTAAAAGAAAAACTGGATTACCTGATTAAAAACGATTATTACGAAGAAGAATTCTTAAGTAAATACACATTTGAACAGATTAAATCAATTTATAAAATTGCTTACAGTTACAAATTCAGATTCCCTTCTTTCATGAGTGCCTTTAAGTTCTACAATGACTATGCATTGAAGACAAATGACAAAACAAAGATTCTGGAAAGATATGAAGATCGCGTTTCAATTGTAGCTTTGTATTGTGCAGATGGTGATTATGAAAAGGCTATTGAGGAAGTACACGTCATGATGAAACAAGAGTATCAGCCGGCAACACCTACTTTTCTTAATGCAGGGCGTAAGCGAAGAGGTGAAATGGTAAGCTGTTTCTTGCTTGAAGTGGGAGACAGTTTGAATGATATTTCACGGGCGATCGATATCTCCATGCAGCTTTCTAAGCTAGGTGGAGGAGTAGCGCTTAATCTAAACAAATTAAGAGCCAAAGGTGAAGCGATTAAAGATGTAGAGAATGCGACTAAAGGTGTCGTAGGTGTTATGAAATTATTGGACACTGCTTTTAGATACGCAGACCAAATGGGACAAAGGCAAGGGTCTGGAGCAGCTTATCTAAGTGTATTCCACCCAGACATTACAGACTTCCTGGATACCAAAAAAATCTCAGCAGATGAAGATGTCCGAGTTAAAACACTGTCTATTGGTGTAGTTCTTCCTGATAAATTTATTGAATTGGCAAGAGAAGATAAGGACTTTTACATGTTCTATCCTCATTCAGTTTACAAAGAATACGGACAAAATCTCGATGAGATGGATATCAATGAAATGTATGATGAGCTTGTTGAAAACCCTAAAGTTAGGAAAGCAAAGGGGAATGCTCGAAAGCTGTTAGAGCAATTGGCCATTCTTAGGAGCGAATCGGGCTATCCGTATATCATGTTTGCTGACAACGTAAACAAAGTGCATCCAAATGAACATATTTCAAAAGTGAAGTTTTCCAACCTCTGCAGCGAGGTACTCCAATCATCTGAAGTATCAATTTATACAGATTACGATCAGGAAGATGAAATTGGATTAGATATCTCATGTAATCTTGGATCCATGAACATTGTAAATGTAATGAGTAACCAATCAATTGCTTCAACGGTCAGAATAGCAATTGACTCCCTGACAACTGTCACAAGGAAAACAAACATTGTAAATGCCCCAGCTGTTGCGAGAGCAAATTCACTAATGCGATCAATTGGTCTAGGGCAGATGAACCTGCACGGTTTTCTAGCTCAAAATAAAATTGCTTATGAAAGTGAAGAAGCTAAGGATTTTGCAAATACATACTTTATGATGGTTAACTTTTACTCCCTGCAGCGTTCAATGGAAATTGCAAGAGAAACAGGGGAGACGTACTACAAGTTTGATGGATCGACCTACAAATCAGGCGAGTATTTTGATAAGTACGTGACAAATGATTATAGCCCTAAATATGAAAAGGTTAAAAGCCTGTTTGGAGATCAACATATTCCTAACATTGAAGATTGGGGCAAGCTTAAAGATGATGTAATGAAATATGGTTTGCATCATTCGTATAGGCAAGCTGTTGCACCTACAGGTAGTATCTCATATGTTCAATCATCTACGGCCGGTGTAATGCCTATTATGGAGAGAATTGAGGAACGTACATACGGAAACAGTAAGACATATTATCCAATGCCAGGTTTATCGGCTCAGAATTGGTTCTTCTATAAGGAAGCGTACGACATGGATATGTTTAAGGTAGTTGATCTAATTGCAACTATTCAGCAGCACGTCGATCAAGGCATTTCGTTTACGCTGTTCTTGAAGGATACGATGACGACAAGAGATTTAAACCGGATTGACTTATATGCGCATTACAAAGGAATTAAGACGCTGTATTATGCGCGAACAAAGGATACTGGGCAGGATAGTTGCTTGTCATGTGTTGTTTAAACAAATAAAGGAGTCAGCATATGTAACTCTGTCTGACTCCTGGGTTTTTAATTAAAGTCCTCTTGCTTTAACAAAAGCCTTGATATCTTCACCATCATCATTTGTTACGCGGACTTTATACGTACCTTCAATATCTTTTACGTAAAAGGTTGATTCTGTGGACTTTCCTGGTTTCACTGTTAAACCGTCTGCTATTCTCTTACCGTCAGGGTTCGTAATTCTGTACTCAAAGGGGTACTTCCCATCATTTGCAATGTAAATTCTGATTTGATCGTCTTCACTTCCATAATAATCGAAATAAAGAGTTCCTTTAGCTGAAAATATACCAGTTTCACAAATTAGAGTGCCACCGCCTTTACACCTATCATCTGCTAAAGGATTTATGACTTTCACAGGATTTTGAAGCGGCTTAGCTGAAGCAGCAGTACTACCAATAGTAGGTATTAGCCCTAAAACTAAAGCACCAATAATCAGTTTCTTTTTCATTTTTTATTCCTCCCTTAATAGTGAATATGTTGCATTATAAGACTTACAACATTTATAAAATATTTCCTTCATTTTACAAGTGTTAAGGGAGGAAATATATCTAGGAGGTCACATTTTTGTCACAACTAAAGAAAAACAAGCAGTATACTGCAGCAAACTGGTCAAAGCATGAAGATGATTTCACCCAAATGTTTTACAACCAAAACGTAAAGCAGTTTTGGCTTCCGGAAGAGATCGCATTAAACGGCGATCTTCTCACTTGGAAGTATTTGGGTAAAAATGAGCAAGACACTTATATGAAAGTTTTAGCCGGCCTGACACTGCTTGATACAGAGCAGGGGAACACTGGCATGCCGATTGTGGCCGAGCACGTCGAAGGCCATCAAAGAAAAGCAGTATTAAACTTTATGGCCATGATGGAAAATGCTGTCCATGCGAAATCTTACAGCAACATCTTTCTTACATTAGCTCCAACAGAGCAGATCAACGAAGTGTTTGAATGGGTTAAAAACAATAAATTTCTTCAAAAGAAAGCAAGAACAATTGTTTCAATTTATGAAGCAGTTCAGAAAAACGATGATATTTCCTTATTCAAAGCGATGGTTGCGTCTGTGTTTCTGGAGAGTTTCCTTTTCTATTCAGGGTTTTATTATCCACTTTACTTTTATGGACAAGGGAAGCTCATGCAGAGCGGGGAAATTGTAAATTTAATTATCCGTGACGAGGCGATACACGGCGTTTATGTCGGATTGTTAGCACAGGAGATATATAAGAAACAAACTCTTCAGAAGCAAAAAGAACTGTATGGATGGGCTTTAAGCTTTCTACAGGAGCTTTATGAAAATGAATTGGAGTATACAGAAGATGTTTATGATCAGGTTGGTTTAGCTCCAGATGTAAAGAAATTCATCAGATACAATGCGAATAAAGCTTTAAACAATCTGGGATTCGATCATTGGTTTGAAGAAGAGGATGTTAATCCAATCGTTATTAATGGATTGAGTACTAAAACTAAGTCGCATGACTTCTTTTCAATGAAGGGCGTTGGCTATAAAAAAGCAACAGTAGAATCATTAAGGGACACGGATTTTATATTTGATTAACCTTAAAAAAGACAGTCTTGTCGGTAAAGTTTATGTGAATAACGCAAACCAAAAGTACAAAGTGGTTCAAGTTTTTAGAGAAATGAACAGATATAAATATAGAATTCGTTTTCTTAAAACTGGGTATGGAAGAGTTGTTGAAAAAGTTGAAATGAAACGCGGGAAGATAAAAGATAAGTTTGAGAAGTCTGTATTCGGAGTAGGGTACATGGGCAATGTGAAAATGACTGATCATAAAAAGGAGTACAGTGTTTGGAGTGGAATGCTTGAGCGTTGCTATCATCCAAGGGGATGTGGTTATGAAAGATACGGTGCCAAAGGAGTGACTGTGGAAAGAAGGTGGCATTGCTTCGAGAATTTTTTAGAGGATCTCCCTTTAATCAAAGGGTATGATGAGATCCTGTTTTCTCAAGGAAAGATTCATTTGGATAAAGATAAAATTCAAATAAATGTGCCAATAAATAAAAGGAAATACTCACTTGTAACATGTTGCTTCTTAACTAAGAAAGAAAACAACAATTATAGAGACTTAGAAAATATAAAAAAAGAAATATTCGCATTATCTCCTGAAGGAGTTTTGATTGAAGCTAAAGGAATTAGGGAGTTTGCAAGAGACCATGGATTAATTAAACAAGGTATTATGCGGTGTTTATCTGGAAGGGCTAAAACACATAAAGGATGGAAATTCAAATATAAAAGAGAGGCGATTTAAATGAGATTAATTAAATTAGAGCAACCGAATTGTAATCCCTGCAAAATGGTATCTAATTATTTAAATGAAGTAGGAGTTAAATATGAGACAGTTGATGTTACACAAAAGCCAGAAGTAGCAGCGCAATTTGAAGTAATGGGTGTACCGGTGACTATCTTGCTTAATGAGCAAGGAGAGGAAGTAAAACGAAGTATTGGCTTTAAGTCGAATGAACTTGATGAGTTGTTAAAGGAATTACGATAAAAGGGTAATTTATTAAAGGAGGGCTGACCATATTCGGTTGGAATTTTAATAGGCTTTTATGGTGGAATTACATATTGTTGTTTATTTTTTTAATCACTATCCTACCCTTATGGATAATTGATTGGATAACCTTCTGTAAGATTAAACGTGTAGACTGGATTATTCAACGGTACTCAGATTGGGCTACTTATTTAATTTTTGGATAACAGATGTTTTACATAAAAAACTAAAGGAGTTAATACATTATGCAAATTAAAATCAAATATTTAGATGATACACAAACAAGAATCAGCAAAATTGAACAGGGCGATTGGATTGATCTGCGGGCAGCTGAAGATGTAGTAATCAAAAAGGACGAATTTAAACTTATCCCATTAGGAGTGGCAATGGAGCTACCAGAAGGGCATGAGGCTCATATCGTACCTCGGGGAAGTACATTTAAAAACTTTGGTATCATTGAGACAAACTCAATGGGTGTTATTGATGAGTCCTACAAGGGAGACAATGATTTCTGGTTCTTCCCTGCATATGCATTACGGGATACAGAAATTAAAAAAGGGGATCGTATTTGTCAGTTCAGAATTATGAAGAAAATGTCTGCAGTTGAATTGATTGAGGTAGATCATCTAGGCAACGATGATCGCGGTGGGCACGGATCGACTGGAACTAAGTAATACAAGCCCTGGCTTAGATGATGATGTTTGTCCAGTGGAGGGTCTTAGCCAGGGTACAACTTAAAATACTCAAAAAATTCAACAATTATACCTACAAAGGAGATGCTGGATGAAAAAAAGATTACGTAAAAAGGCGTGGATGACAGGGAATACAAAACATGGCGAATTCATGTTTAATGTAATTGATAAGGTAAATGCAGATGGATATGTGTATTATCCAAAAGGACGCTATCATGTAGACAGAAAAGGGAACATGTACAAGTTTAAAATTTAGAAAAAAGCGAAATTGTGATGACTGAAGTTTATAAAGAACTTAGGGATACCAAAGGGTGTCGATTGAACGAACATCTCTATAAAAGAAGACTTTTATCTAAAACAATAAGGAGGAAAAAGATCATAAACAATAACAGTCGTAAAGATTTACAAACAAAGTATGATGACATGCTCTTCAGAAACGGACTTTGTTTGGGATTTATTCAAAAACATGGGCTTGAAGATAAGTTCTTAGGGCATATGAAACAAGTTGCAGCTTATGAAGAAGACCAAAGGTATAGAGTTGCAGCAGTTAATTTTTTGAGTTTATTAGAATCAAACTAAAACAAAGAGGGGTAAAAATATGGAGAATACTTATCATTATTATAAATTAAACAAAGATCTACAGGCTGTAAAAGCTGTCTCTAGATTTCTTCCTAAAGAAAGCGAAGCTTATAGAGAACTGATTAAAGTTGAAATTGGAATTTTGGAGGAAAAGAGAGAGCTTCTTAATGGCAAAGGAAAAATGAACAAACTGGATCAGGAACAAACAGGAGACCTGGGAAGACAGCTAACAGATAAGATCGCTGAAGTTTTAGAAATTGTTGAAAGGATTAGCCATCATGGATAAACACATAGAGAAAATAAAAGCTCATCTAAAAGGAATAAACAACCTTGAACAGGGTCTCAAACTTTTCAGTGAAGACGATGAAGAATATATAAGCTTATTAGCTAAGATACAACGGCTGTTTGATTTAATATCAGACGAATCAATGGAGGCCTTTAAAGAACTATCAATACATATAAGAAACACAGGTCAGAAAAGAATACAACGAGGAATTGATCAGCTGCCTCACACAATCAAAGAAAGTGTAAGTGAAGAAATCAAAGACATGAAGAGAGCTGGAGAGTTGTTTGATTAATTATAGTTATTTATAGGGTAAAAATAAAATAAGGAGATGTATTATAATTACATACTTTACGTTATTACTTGCAGCATACTTGTTTGCACTAAACATTAATGAAATTAGATTAATTACACGAGGAGAACAGAACGTTTACTCAAAAGTTACACATATGCTTTCTAACACACCTTATAAAGAACTGAAGAAAAATAAGAACCTAGTGTATGCCATTACATTGTTCAAGGGGATTTCGTTCATTATCCCCTTGGCTACTATTGGACTGATTACGCATGGTAACTTGCTAATGTTAGCTTGGACAGCTTTTGCTTTAATTTATACCGGTTTAACAATGTTTAGAATTCTTGATGTTTTGGACGGTGACTCAAACAATAAACAAAACAAGTTCGTGTACATGCTTTTTGTTTGCGGTAATATTGTCTTCGTGGTTAACTTTATTATCAGTTGGTTTCAATAAAGGAGAATAGAAATATGACTCAGTTTGATAGGCAATACAACACAATCATAAATGACATTATTAATAATGGGGCATCAGACGAAGAATTCGATGTCAGAACCAAATGGGATACTGATGGAACACCAGCACATACGCTCAGTGTTATCAGTAAGCAAATGCGGTTTGATAATTCCGAAGTACCGATTTTAACGACTAAAAAAGTCGCATGGAAAACAGCAATTAAGGAATTACTTTGGATATGGCAGCTTAAATCAAACAATGTTAACGAATTAAACAAGATGGGCGTACATATTTGGGATCAATGGAAACAAGAAGATGGTACGATCGGCAAAGCATATGGATACCAGCTTGGTAAGAAGAACAGAATGCTAAACGGTGAAGAGGTTGATCAGGTTGATTATCTTATTCATCAGTTGAAAAATAATCCATCATCACGCAGACATATTACAACGCTTTGGAATCCTGATGAATTAGACTCGATGGCATTGACGCCCTGTGTCTATGGTACTCAATGGCTTGTAAAAGGCGGGAAGTTGCATTTAGAAGTTTTCTGTCGCAGTAATGATCTCGCGCTCGGGAATCCGTTTAATGTGTTTCAGTACAATGTTTTACAGCGTATGATCGCTCAAGTTACTGGCTATGAGCTGGGTGAGTACATCTTCAATATTGGAGACTGTCACGTATACACTCGTCATATAGACATTTTGAAAATTCAAATGGAAAGAGAGCAATACGAAGCACCTGAGCTATGGATTAATCCGGATGTAAAAGACTTTTATGATTTCACAATTGACGATTTCAAACTGATTAATTATAAGCATGGAGACAAGCTTTACTTTGAGGTAGCAGTATAATGCTATCTCTTATTGCTTGCTGCGATAAATCAATGGCCATTGGGTATGAGAATAATTTGCTTTACCATATTCCTGAAGACATGAAACGTTTTAAAGAACTCACTACAGGAAAGTTGTGTATTCAGGGAAGGCTTACATATGAATCGATCGTAAACATTACAGGAAAACCACTTCAAAACCGAAGGAATATCATATTGACCAAAAATAAGGATTTCAAGCCTGATCATTCTTCATTTGTTTATCATTCGGTTAACGATGTCTTAAAGCTTATACGTGGTCAATTGGATAGAAATGAAGAAGTAATGGTAATTGGAGGAGGCGATATATACGAGGCATTCTTACCTCATGCAGATAAGGTTTATTTAACGATTGTTGATTCAGCTGCTGCGAAGGCAGATTCCTATTTTCCAAGGTTAAATGATGATTGGAGAGTAATTGAAAAGGATCACAGGAAAGCAGGCAACAATACTGCATATAATTATTCATTTTTGACTTACTCAAAACAAATTAAGAGTAAAAATAAAATAGTTATAGACTTTCGGGAAGTTGAATGATAAGATAAAGACAAGTTAAAAGCTTGTCTTTTTTTACATACTTTTAGAATAAAAATAAAATAATTTATAGGAGTGGCGATATGAAAACTGCAACTGATTATCTTGTTTCCATTTCAAAACCTCTTGCAGCAATTGAGGAGACTAAACAACGACTTCAAAATGAAATTGATAACCTTTATAAAGAGCTCGGGAAAGTTGATAAAGAGCTCAATGAATTTTATCACAAGCTAGAAGAAGACAAATTTAATGCTTCAGAGGGATATCATCTTTCGTTAAAAGGTCAAAAGATATTGAGAAAGCGGAGAAGCTTAAAACAAGAACTCCAATTATTGAACACACTTTTAGGGAGTCTAAACAATAACGGATGGACTCTTGAATCACTAAAAATTGCAGAGTATAGAATTAGCAAAAAGAAAAACAAGCACTTACAGTATTAATCAGTTTAAAGACATAATCCACATTCACATTGTAATTACATATTAAATCCTTATAAGGAGGTGATTAATTGCAACAAAAGGAGCAAGAATTGTTGTCAAAGAAAGAACAGCTTGAAATTGATGTTTTAGAAAAGGAAGCAGCTTTACTCCGGCTAGAAGTGGAACAAGAAGATTTCAATCTCCACAAAATTGGGGAGATCGGAGTACTTAAAGATTTTCTTTTATACATAAAGAAATACAGATCAATGTTTACTGTGCAGCAAGCAGAAGAGTTTAGAAATATGGATGGCCGGATAAAAGAAATTGTTAAAGTCCATGATGAACAAGTTATGGTTGATGAAGAAGCTTTAGAGGGATTTATTGAAGAAATTGAGAATCAAATTAAATTAATATAAATTGGAGGAGATGAGGAATGAAAAACGTAAATCAAACGGTGATCAATAATGCGAATACGGTATTTGAAAAGAAGGACGATAAATATTTCGGCTATAAATCTCGTTTTGGAGATGTCGTTATTGGTGGAGCATATTCGTATAGGTTCGTAGTTCACTACGCAAAAACGAACCAAGACGTTATTATTATGCCTTGCGATGTGAATACAGTAACGACTCCGGTCTGTACGACGTTAGAGGAACGTTTATGGAAGCCAGAGAAAACCGCCCAAGCCCGCCGTGATGAAATCGTTAAGCAGGCGAAGGTAGACGTTTGGGAATTAACGAAAAACGGTGATGGAGTCAGATATAAATTAGACGCATTCTACCACGCATCCTGTGAAGTTGAATTCGTAGTAAATCGCCATAAGCGAACTGTTGTCGTCTTGTTGAAAGGGATTCGTACCCGAGAGGTCTACGCAAGAGGAATCGCTAAAGCCGCATCTGATGACTGCTTCAACGTTCACATCGGAAAGGCGATTGCGCTAAGACGTGCGCTAGACTTGACGGTGCCGGACGAATACTTGAATGCGCCGCAGCCGACGGAGGTTCGTGTGGGCGATGTTATAGAAGTTACATTAGATAGCGGAGAAATAGAGAAAAAGCCCGTTATTTCTTTAAAAGCAGGAAGTCTAAATGCGCATTTGCCGGGAAGGATTATACAGTACCCATCGCATTATGCAAAAATCATCGACGACTCACGTGAAGAGGTGGGCGGTGAGCGGTGAGTGACGCATCATAGACGCTTAAAAACAACGGTGTTTAAAAAGTATAGCGGGTACGATTGGACTTGCGATGGAATGTTTGAAACACCAAAAGTTAAAGGAAGCGATAAAAGAAAGAGATCCAAACACGAACGAGCAATTCGAAAAGCGATGGATAAAAAAGATATTAGTTATTACGACTAAATTAATATGAAATCTGTATTTTAATTAAATTTGAAAAGAAGGCGAATATATGAAAGATGAAACTAGTAATATCCCAAACTGTCCGGCATTGAATTTTAATTATCCTCATCACCTGGGGAAAATGTACATGGGAGCAGGATTGGATTTTGTTATTAATTTTTGTAAATGTAAGTATTGTGGAGCGATAATTGAAGAAAAAATAAGAGGAAGACGAACATCATATACAGTAAAAGAGGGGAAGGGAAGTAGCTAACCTACCCCCTCACAAATTAATGAAATTGACCATTCATGCTTTGTTGAGCCAAGCGAACCAAACGTTTTGTAATTTCTCCACCTACTGATCCGTTTGCTCTGCTAGTTGTCTCAGGCCCTAAGTTCACACCGAACTCAGAAGCAATTTCATACTTCATTTGTTCAAGTGCACCAGCAGCTTGAGGTACGAGTAATTCATTGCTGTTGTTTGATCTGTTTTGTTGAGCCATATGATCATCTCCTAAAGTAGTATGTAAAACAAGTTTGTTCAATTGTATTGTGTGGAGATGATTTGAGATTATACACATTAATTTGAAAAGAGGGGATTTAAATGTCAATTGGTCATGGAGCATGAGTTAACTCGTACTTAAACAAAGAAGGGGGGATAAAATGAAAATCGATTATGTTTCAGATCTGCATATTAACCACTGGATTCCTTGGAATAATAATCAAATCAAGTGGGAAAAGCGAACAAGGGAGATTATTAGAAGGTTAATATCGAATGGAAATGGAGAGGTATTAACCATTGCCGGTGACTTTACTGAGTGGAATCAGCAAACACTGTGGGTACTGGATGAAGTAGCAAAGCAATATGAAAAGGTTTATTTCACATATGGCAATCATGATCTTTATTTACTCAGCAAAAATCAGCAACGAAAATACTCAGATTCATTGGGAAGGTTAAATGATCTAATTCAAAAGGCTACAGATATCAAGAATGTCACTCCATTGATAAAGTCAACGGATACATACAAAGGGAAAGTCTTTGCAGGAGATGTTATGTGGTATCTTCCTAAAGGAAATGAAGGGTGGGATTTCTTCAAAGGAGTCTCAAATGATTCAAACTATATCAGCCTTAATGGATACAGCAAAGAAGATGCGGTAAGAGCAATGTGGAAAGAATCAATGGACTGGTATGATACCCTTCAAAACACTCACATTGATGTATTTGTTTCGCATGTCCCTCCTGTACACAATCCATATTCACCATTTGAGCCTAACAGCTGCTATATGGTCGATTTGCCATTCATTAATGCTGAACATTGGGTTTGTGGACACGACCATTTACAAGCCGAGTTTGATAAAGAAGGAACGAGCTTTCACATGAACTGCATTGGGTATCCGTATGACTACGATATGTATCCAAGAGTAAATGAGATACCTGGTAATAAAGTTGACACGTATAAAACGTTTGAGCTAAAGACATTTGAGATCAAATGAAATTCTAATTTTATACAGTGAGGGATACGAATGATAAAGTTTAGCGGTAAATCGGTTGGTTTTGGTAGTGAAGACAATCTTGAAATTATGGGTGACTGTAAGAAAGATAGTATTACTATTAGTCATGAAACGGATGGAGTAGGTGGATTAACAACGATTTACGTAAATGGCAACTATATCTGCGTAGATACAAACTCTTTAAAATGTGAAGCAGTTAATGAATAAAAGTTGATTCTTCTAATTTTATACGGAAGAGAGGGATTGCTATTGTGATTGGAAAAGCACTATACAATAATTCATGGTTTGAAGTTGCAAATATCAACTTTGACTCAGGGCATATCATAATTAAAAACGAAAGTGAAAACTCGTTGGGTTTGAGAATAGGTGAAACACTGACACTTGACCTTGACTACGTCGATGATGTAAAAATTGGACTTTTGCTGTGAATGCATAAAATGTTGATTTCATTTAGAAGGGATAAACCTCAATGAAAGAAATTGAATTTGAAGAAATTAAGCAATTCGTTGAAGTAATGTCTCGGCAAGCTGGATCGACCAAGGTGATGAAAATTCACATTAGTTATGCAGAATGGTTGGTCGCTGAAGTCGAACGCTTAAGGGGGGTAACCATTCATGGATAATGGAGGCACAAAGGTAAATATTCATTTTAATAACGGTTCTCTAATTGAGGGTTTCAAAGTGTTTAGTGAACTAACCGAATCTTCGACTGTATATGAAAAAATAATGAATCATCCGGAAAGCAAAAAGGTAGCGTTAATTAAGTTTGGCTTTGGGCAATTGTCACCAATTAAAGTTGAAAAATGGTTTAAGTCATATAATCCGCCCAAATACTACGAATTTAGAAAAGCAGCAAACAACAATAAAGTTACTGACTTACATACTCAAGCAATGACAAAGGAACAACGGACACGCCTATTAAATCTTGAAGAGGTCTTTAATGACGAAAAGTCTAGAAAGGCATTATTAAATTTAGCTGAACAAAACACCAAGAGAAATAGGGATTGACTAACTGTTAATGAAAAACATGATTCTTGGAGGGATTAAATGAACAATGAAAACTCTACAAAATGGTTTGATATAGACTTCAAGACTAAAACAGACAATAACATTGATAGAGCTCTATTGCGATTATTTGATCTCATGAAGAAGAGTCTCCACATTTATTTCAATATTAAAAACTCTTCTGATATTCATGAGTTTTTAAAAATCGCAGCAGCAAAAAACAATGTCGATCATTCTTTTATTGAATGGATTAGGGAAAAGGGCATCCAAAGATTAAAGAAAATTGATTTTGGAAATTTACCAAGCAATGATCAATTTCTTGCAATGATTGAGTTCGATGAATACTGTCTTAAATGTGAGATGGATTTTAAAGAACCAGAAGAGGTAAGGAGCTGTATCATCACGATTATTAATAGTATTCAAGAATATATTAATATCTGCAACCAGTTAATTAAAGGAGGGCGAGTGATCTGATTGTTACTGCATGGGTTTTATTAGTTGTATTTGGGCTTGTGTTATTAGCAAACATGGATTCCCAAGAGGATATTAAATTTGCAGTCTATATTGGTGTAATTAAATTTATTTCAGTTTTCATTGTTGCCATTGCAGCAGGAGTGATTTGGGGAGGGTTATTTCAATGATAAAGAGGATTATGAGTTTTAAGTCTGACGACTGGAGACATATTTTTTTCTTATTAAAGAGTGCGGCGAAGAATTTTTTTAAAGGTGATTTTCATGAAGCAAACGATGCGCTTTATTGGATACGGATACACTTGTCTTTTGAATCAAATAAAGTGAAGTGAACATTAGATAAAATCGGTCTTTTAATGAAAGGCATGAAGGGAGGAAGCGGTCATGTCATTAGTTAAGAAATGGGACAAGATTAGAGTAACAAAGGAAGCACAAGGTCATTGGGCCACATTATCTACCCTGTTGGAAGCGAATGGGTAGTCAAAAAGGTAATTACACCTGACACAGGAACGGTTTTTTGCAAAGGGAATGATTATGGAATACCACAGACACATTATAAGGTTATTTAGGATAAAAATAAAATGAGGTGAAAGGTATAAACGAGGAATATAAAACAATTCAAATACTGTTCAACAAAATGGAAAGACAAATGGGTACGGTGAAAGAAGCTCTCGAGAACAAAGAATACGAAAGAGCCCACCGTAACCTAATCAACCTTTCGGATAATAATGAAGAATTGATGCAGGAAATCAGATGGGCTCGAAAAGGAATTAAGATTTAACTTTTCTTCTTTCTTCATGGTTCCATTCGTACAGCTCTTCAATTGAGCAACCAATGGCATCAGCAAAAGTCATTCCTGTAGCTAAGTTCATATTTGCTTTTGCTCCACTTATATAATCGTGGATACGTTGTCTCGGGTATCCTGTACGTTTGAAAAGGTCATCAACTGTGAGGTCATATTCAAACATTAATTCATTTAAACGAGGGCGCAGGGGTGTCCATTGCTTCATTTCATACACTTCTTTCAATATTAATTAACATAAAACAGTGTAGCAAAGGTCTATTCTAATTTCAATTTTGGTTTCAATAATTTAGGAGAGTGATTGATTGGGAGGTACAAACCAAGGTAAGGTTTTTGAAGCAAACATAGAAAAATCAGCTGCAGACCAAAAGCTGTTCTTCTACAGAATTAAAGATGTTAATCCAATGTTTTTAAAAAGGGGAGCAGCAGTATCAAAAAACAATTATGATTGTTTCCTACACTTTAAAGGATACTTATTTCCCTTAGAACTTAAATCAACAAAAGACAAGTCTATAGCCTTTCGAGAGAAGATTATAAAGCCGCAGCAGATAAAACACTTAAAAGAGGCTACGCAATATCCGAACATAATTCCTGGTTTTCTGTTTCAATTTAGAGAGCCTGAGAATAAGGTTTATTTCGTACATATTAATGATTTCCTTACATATAAGACCATAGCTGAAAATCAGTTACCACATACATATAAGAATAAAGTAAACAAGTCCAGCATTCCGATTTCCATATGTGAAGAGATCGGTACTGAAATACGCTGGATGAAGAAAAAAGTTAACTATACATATTATTTGAACAAACTTTGCGATGATTTGATTAAAAGATCCAATGCATTGGACAACCCCAATAATTCATACATTGATGGCAAGTCATCAATAGGGGTGATACATCAATGAGCAAGCGAAAAGAGTGCCCAGAGAATTACAAAGTAACCACAGAAGTAACAGAGAGTGTGCGTGAATGGATTGATGAGGTAATGGGGGGCAAGGAGTTTTATGATTTTGCTGCAATGCTTATGTACAAGTACAAAAAAGCTTAAGACTTAAGTATACCGTCGATTATGATGGTATACTTCTTAACATGTACAGACGTAAAAGATTAAACAATAGGGGGAAAGATGACATTGCTTATATTAAAAGGTGATCAAAAATTAAATACTGAGCAGATTATGTCCCTCATTGGAAAAGTAAATGCGCTAATTTATGCAAGGGTATCAACCACAGATCAAGCTAAAAAAGGTTTCTCAATTGAGTCACAGTTGGATAGGTGCAAAGAAAGGGCTATGAGCAAATTCGGTTACAAGGACAGTGAGCTGATTGCTTTAGTTGAACCAGGAGGAATGGGCGATGATCCTAATAGACCGGCTCTAAATCATGCTCTTTATTTACTCCAAAAGGGATTAGGTAAGAAATTTTTAGTTCTTCACCCAGATCGCTTAACAAGGGATAACACTTTACAAGGAGTTATTTCACGGAGAATCTGGGGGATGGGTGTTGACATTGAGTTTATCGAGTTTGAAGTGAATCCGAATGATCCTGAATCGATGCTAATGTACAACATTCAAGGATCTATTGCTCAATACAACAAAGCGAAAATACATGCAAACTCAAAACGTGGACGCCTTGCAAAAGCAAAGAAAGGTGAGTTTCCTTCATTTAAAAGGTTGTACGGTTACAAGTTTAATACGGTAACAGACCTTCCAGAGTACAATGAAGAGGAAAAAGAAATATTGTTAGAGATGAAGGATATGTTGCTAAATAAAAAATTATCTTCAAATGAAATTGCCAAAGAACTTTCCAGAAGGGGCGTGGCAGCTCCGAATGGTAAAACGTGGTTCCAGTCTACGGTAAGCAGGATGCTACAAAATGAAGACTACACTGGAGACTTTTATTACGGTAAGTCAAAAGTGGTTCAAGTAAACGGCAAGAAAAAGCAAATTCCAACGCCTGAAGAAGAATGGATTCTTATTAAAATCCCTCCAATGTGGGATCATGAGACACGGGATCAAATAATGAAACAATTAAAAGCAAATTTCAAAGGGCGGAGTCGGTCTACACGCGATTACTTATTGAAAGGAAAAGCGGTGTGTGGAAGATGTGGGGGCTCATGTGGTTCAGGAATAACATCAAAAACGAAATCGGGAACCTATAAATATTATTCATGTCGAAATAAGAACGCAAAAGCATACCAAAACGGCAAAGAGCTTTTTAAATGTAAAGGGAAAAACTGGAGAGTGGATATTGTAGACGACGTTTTTTGGAAATGGTTTAAGAAACTAATTAAGAATCCAAAAAAGTTCTTGGATCAATTCTTAGAAGAAGCATCTAATGAAAAAAGTATCGAGGAGATAAAAATCAAGATTAGTCGGTTGGAAAAACAACTTGAGGAAATCGATTCGGAAATAGCCAATTACGTAATCCTTTTTGGTAAAGGGAAAATAAAAGAGAGCATGTTCGATGAATTAACAAAACCATTAGAGCTAAATAAAGAACATGTTGAAAATGAATTAGAAATACTGCAATCACAGTTAAATGCAAACAAGAAAGTGGAGGACAGAAACGAAAAAACAATCAAGTACATGAATTCTTTTGCTGAAATGGTTGACAAGGATTTATCAATGAGTGAGAAAAGAAACTTCTTAGACTTTTTCATCGAAAAGGTCACACTGTATGATGACGATCATATGGAGGTTGTTTGGAAGAACAAAACACTAAATGATGAGAGGAGTCAAAAGATTGATCTTACTGAGGATAAACCGGGAGAGAATTTTGATAATCAACATAAAAGATTAAACCATATTCAAGCATATGGAAGACAAACAGCATGAATTTATTCTGATCCTGGCAGGGTACTCGAGAGAAATGACACATTTCCTGTCATTAAATCCCGGCCTGCAATCGCGTTTCCCTATCAGCATCGATTTTCCGGATTACTCTGTCACTCAGCTGATGGACATCGCAAAGCGCATGATAGCAGAGCGGGAGTATCAATTAAGCCAGGAAGCCGAGTGGAAGTTAAAAGATTACTTAATGACAGTGAAAAGCACGACAAGCCCCATTAAATTCAGCAACGGGCGCTTTGTCAGAAACGTGATTGAAAAATCAATCCGCGCTCAGGCCATGAGACTTTTAATGGGAGACCAATACTTAAAAAACGATTTAATGACGATCAAAAGCCAGGATTTACTTATAAAAGATGAGGCGGCAGCTCACGAATAG